TTCAGGCGTGCCATATGATCTAGATGGATTCCCTATTTTCGATGCTATTACTGAAAGTTAAAATTAAANNAAGCTGATTTTAAAAAAAAACAAGANCCCAACACATGATAGAATATGTAATAAGTTATTATATGAANNAAATANTNAAAAGATCCCAAATTAGCTGCTAAATTTACAGCAGAGGAAATTGAACTATTTAAGAAGGGTGAAAAAACCTAAGACGTATACATGGCATCACCATCAGGATACAGGTAGAATGCAGCTCGTAGACGCGTTCCTGCATGAGAAAACTGGCCATACTGGTGGATATAATATTTGGGGCAAAAAAAGGTGAAAAATAAGGAGGTTAACCCATGAGCAACATTACATGGATTGGTGTAAGTAAAAAAAGAAATTACGGATAATGAGATAAAAAAAAGTAGAAGAGTATTTTAACATTAAACTACCTAATGATTTTATTGAGTGTGTTAAAGAAAATGACGGAGGATATCCTCAGCCTAAAGTTTTTGATATAGCAGGACAAGATGAAAGTACATTTAATGATCTATTAACTCTACATATGGATGATAAATATTCAATTGTCCAAAGATACGAGAATATAAAAGAATGGTTGGTGGATCTAGTATATCCATTTGCAAGTGATTCATTTGGAAATTTCTTATGTTTTGATTATCGAAACAATCCTGATTTACCAACAATCGTATTTTGGGATCATGAAGAAGAAGATATAGAGAAAGCAATATATCCTGTTTGCTTCTACATTTACAGAATTACTTAACAGCCTACGTGATTTTGAAGACGAGGAATAAAAACAAAGTATACATTTTTTGTATATATTGTTAAAATAAAAATGAGTCAAATACCCTATAAAGAAAGGTCCCGTTAATTCGGGATCTTTTTTTGTTTATTTGGCGATGGAGGAATAAGAAGCATGATTGGGTATCTTTGCCCATCCCCTCGAAATGGGGGAATAGCAAGCAAATTAGTAACAAACCCCTTATAAATAAAGGGTTTTAATTTCTTTTTAAGATAAACATGTCAAAACAGGCCTCACCATATCAAAAAAAGAAAATTGTACGTTACGTCACAATTTGGACACATTTAAGGCGTTTTCTGTACGCTAAGACTATTTTTTAGTTAAATACGGACTATTTGGTACTGGAAATTCGATATTTTCTAAAATGTCAACTGGAATATTCCTTTCACTAATGGGAAAAGCACTCTTGGTTTGTAAAGGTATACCTTTAAGGACGAAGTTTTAATCCTTATAAAATCAAGGTTTGTCACGTTTATAAACATGTTACAAAACATTTATAAACGTTTATTAAATCCCAACAACCTTTATAAATCCCTTAGCCTACAATTTTCTTAAAATGATATGGTGACCCCAAACATATACATTTTAATTGAAACATTTCAAATAAGTATATGTTGTATTTTTGAAATGAAAAATTCTAGATTTTTAGCTATGTCATAAAGTGTACTTTTTGACATAGTGTATAAATTTAGCTAATTCCCCCTTTTCGGGGATTTGGGCAAAAACACCCTGATTCAAAAAATGTTAGAAGTATCTACTGCACATATAACTTACGAAACAGCTAAATGGCTAGATAGACAAGTCGAAGAAACAAAAGAGAATAAGATGGAACTTATTGTTTATGAAAAAGGTGAGTATGGAGCATTTATCCCTCTGTATCCAGAAATGTTTGCAAGTAAAGTACTACCAGAGTCATTGGTGTTCATATTTGGATACGCAATGGGAAAGGGTTGTTCTTGGATTATGCTTGATAGAGATATTGAAATAATTGATGATTTACCCACGTACAATTGGTAAATCGCCCAAAAAATAACTAATATATGTTATAATATAGAGACAATAATAGAAAGAGAATTGATGATATGATATACAATTTAAAGACAAAAAGATTCAATGATTGTTATTATCGCAAAATAAATCTTAATAATGTAGGGAAGTACGTTCCGCCTAAATGGTTTTTTAATTTTAAGCACGATCTTGAAGAAGGGTACGATGTATTTACTGTAGAAACGTTAGAGTATCCGGGAGAGGCTCAAGGGGTTATATCTCTTCAAGCACGCATACATGAATCTACTGTTTATGTTAAATCTATAGAGGCAGCTAATCATAACAAAAACTTCACTAGGAGTAGAAACAGGAATGATATTAATACAAATAGAATATACAAAGGTATAGGCTATAATTTAGTATCATTTGCTTGTCAATACAGCTTAGAGCAGGGCTGTGGAGGACATATGTATTTAAAATCTAAAACAACTACAACAAGATTCTATACACAACACCTTAAGGGTGAGCACTTATATGAGGGAAGTCAAGAAATTGTATTTGATGAAAAAGCAGGTATGGACTTGGCCAAAACACATTTTCCGGGAGGTGCAATACAATGGTTAAACTAGCCAGAGGAACAGCTGTTAAAGTTGATTTTGTTAAAAATTCCGTGACTGGGCATACTAAAAAAAAAGGTGCGTGGTGCTATGGTTAACAGAATAAAAATGGATAGGTTCGAAAGAGGGTTCCCTGACGGAGTATATGTGGAACCAAGCGACAAAAAAAGAACCGAGAATAAAAGTAAAAGCTTTGTTTGAATACTGTAATGAACGTGGAGTAAAGCCCAAAGATTTAACAGATGAAGAAAGAGAACAATTCTTAGTATACGAATAATGATGAAGAGTCCCTATAACAATAGGGGCTTTTTTATTTTATATAAAAGGGAGAGATTATTAATGGAAGATATTAAATTTTATGCGCGTGTAAAAAACAAATGGGCTCGTAGACGTAGTGGACTGAAGAATCCTGTATTATCTGAGCTATATGATGCTACGAATAAACTAAATGAGAAATATGGTGTGAAACACTGGGCATTCCCAGCAGGTATTAACCCAGAAGATTATCCTGAATTGTTAGCAATGGAGGAGGTAGTGACAAGTCATGTAAACCATTACTCAAATGACTTTTACCTTCATGATCTTCATGCGTATCTAACAGGGGATAAGAAGGCTCTTTGGTTATTAAGAAGTAGTGGCACTCATTATATTCCTTTAGAGGATAAGTTTAATCCAATGTATTTCGATTTATACAAGTCATACATTGTGGGGAATAAGTATTTCTACCTAATCAATAACGGAGAAATTCAGAAAATTACAGCAGAAAAAGCAAATGCAATTATACAAGAAAAGCTATTTGTTGCTGCATAAGGGAGTTTTTATTGGTTCGACATCTTTCAACAATAAGCGTTTTTAGTAGAAAGAGTTAACATAATAAAATTATCGTCAAGTCATATTTCTCGGCTTAAGATATACCTTTTTCGAAAAAAATATGTGCTATAATAATGGAAAATAAACTATAAAATAATTAATCTTGCAGAAAGTTGGCGATCCTATGTACGCTCCAGGTCATATATCTCGTGAAGATGAAGCGAAAATTCCTTCATTTTCTAGCCATGATGAAGCTCGTGATTGGTTTATAAATAAATACGGCAATACTTTTCAATTAGTAGGTTCTGAACCCATCGATGACCAAGAATGTTATTTTTACTACTTGATCTTAGATGAAAAAGAATTCACTAAGGGTCGAGAGATTTTGCTAAAGCATGGAATGCTTGTAACTTCAATGGAATACTTAGGTAGTTATCAAAGTATCGAAATATTTGAGGACGGTAGAATTCATATTGTTCATTAGAATCAGGGGGTCTTTCCCCTGTTTTTATTTTCAGGCGAGGTCTTTCAACTAAATTGGTATTATGTTGAAAGAGTTAAAGAGCGACTTTAATCCCCCTCTTCGGGTTAGTTACATATATTTTTAATGGAGGTTTTATTATGAGAATTGATTTGTGTATGGGATACAACGAAACATTAGCAGTTAATTTCATCTTACTGGGTTTGTATGTTAAGGAGTTTACAGATTATGAAACTACATTAGACTTTATGTCGTCGTACACATTTGATGATGCGAAACATATTCAAATGAATCATCCGGAATTTTTATTGTAATACAAAGTTGCATATACACAGTGAAAAGGTTTTATTAAGAGAGTAAGTTACCTCGCAAGTTTTACGCTTTCACACCTCCCCGGTGAAATTCGAACTTGTTTAAAACCTATCTACTTTACCAAATCATTTATTTCCTCCCTAAGGATTAAGGCAGCCGTTCGCAGGCTGTCTTTTTCTATTCATTTATATAGAAAGAAGGAATTTGTTATGAATAAACAACAGAGTAAGAAAAAGACCATTGGAATTATGACACAAAACCGTGGGACTATGCCGCCACCAGCAAGAGCTGATAAAGCCAAAAAAGGTAAAGGTTCTTATTCACGTAAAAATTCTAAAATTGATTTAAGAGCAGTATAATAACGATTGTAAAAAAATCGCTTTTTATCTTGCCTCTTTTCCTCCATATATAAAGGTTTTTTATGAAGTGTGTCTAATAAGTTATAAAAGTGGTACAACACGAACACTTAATTAATGGAGGTATATATGTTTTTTGAAAATGATAGTACTAAAAAGAAAAGTTCATCTAATAATGCATGTTGGATTACTTTTTGTTTTTGGGGACTTGTGTTATTTATAAATTCTATATTTGAGTTATTGTTTGATAGAGAACTTATATCTAGTTCCTTTCTAATACTTGTATTGGGTTTAATCATATTTTTTGCAAGTGATTTTATCATGAATAAAAAGACAAGGAATTAATTCCTTGTCCCTTTTTATTGTGAACGACAACTAAAGTTATGAGTCGCACCAATAGAAAGCCTATTGATAATAACCCCCTTATTCTTACTGTTACAATAATTAAGAGTAGCCGCTCCTAAAGCTGGAACAGCAACAATCATTAGTGTTACCCAGGTAGGACTTTTACCAAATTTTTTAGCTAATGCAATTGCGAATCCCCATCCAGTCCCATGCAGGCCGGCAAGTTTTACTACTTGGTTCACTTGGTAATTTGAGATATAAAAGTCTTTTGATCTTACTACAGCATACTGTGCTGCGTAATTTGGATTATTATTAATAGAGTTTTCATTAACTTTAGATGCTATAAGGTTGACTACACTGTCTGCGCTTACACTTCCGTTATTTGAATCGCTTATACTTTTATATGAGTGATAAAAATCTTGTGCTGTTTTACTCAACTTTAAAATATCTTCTGGATTATTATTAGATAGATTTTCCATGTCTAAATTTTGATCCAATTCCTGAATAATATCCATTAGCTCTTTAGTTTTAGTAACTTCTGCATTGCTAACCTCAGTATTAGCTGTGTTAACAGTATTGACAGTATTGTTTTCATCAGCGTAAGAAATACTTGAAGGTACAGTGTAAGAAAATGCTAGCATTGTTGTAAAAGCTACTAGGAGTCCTTTGTTTAAAATCTTCATTTTTATTAATCCCCTTTTCTTTTATTTTTTAACACATTTATACTATAATTCAATATTTAGGAAATTGATAGAGTTATGTTCTAATTTTAATAGATGGATTCTATCATTCAATGTAAAAAACAGTCACCAACAAAGAACTTTAACTGGTATAATATATTGAACAATTTAGACTAAGGAGATACACAAACAATGGGATATTTAATTGCGGCATTATTTTTACTAGTAATCACTTTTATTCTTTCACTCACTTTAAGAGGAAAACCTCAGGAACACGCTAAAGGAATGTTACATGAAATTCTAACTGGTTCTCTTGGGAAAATGTTATTAGGTGCTCTTATAGCACTTGTGATTATAGGAATATTTTTTGCTGGTATGATTTATGATTTAAACAATTAAAAGGTATTATTCGTTAGCAGTAGAATTACATATTAAAAGCCATTTAAAAGGAGCATACCATTTCGGTTATGCTCCCTTCTCTTTTTATAGTACTTCTAATTCTTCATGTCGGTAAGGTAACTCAATCTCACGTAAGAATGGTACCTGATCTCCTGCTGTTTTTAAAAGTGTTTTTACATATACAGATTGAATTGGTTGGAAAATGTCTGTTGAGAAATCAAACTTCTCCGTTAACCCCTCATCAAAGTACAATTCATGTTTTACAGTATAGTCGTTAAATGGTGGACATCCAACTGGTACTGTTACCTTTGGTGTGTTTACATTTGTGAAACGACGATCTGTTCCTTCTAATGAGAACTTTGTTGTGAACTCTGCAGTATCTTGGGAATACTCACGATACTCTACAACGATGTCTTGGAATCCATACATAAAGATTCTTTTATTGTCATGCTTGAACCAGTAAGGTTGTTTTACTTTGATTTGTAATTCCGTTACTTGTCTTCTTGGGAATGCAAATACTAACTTACCAGCTTCAACTATCTCTTCCGGTACGTCTGTATTATTTACCTTTTTAACTGGGTAAGTTTCAATACGCCTCCACTCCCCATTCTGATTCTTGTATTGGATATCAAGAACACTCATAGAATACTCTGGAGATGGATGAAGAGTAATAGTGTTTGTATAAATGTTGTTAGAAATGTTTTGCGGGATTTTCACATGAATCAATCCATACACTTCTGTTACACATTTATTTTCATTTGTCTCAGATTGACGAACCCAGAATGAGTTCTTATCTCCATCAAATGCTTTTGTAATACCACTAGAATCTACCTCGTAGAATTTACGTTGTTTTGTTTCTTCATCAATTGGTTCTACATCTGATGACTCATATACGTTTACTTCTAGATTACTAGGTAATATGTATTCACCTAAGTCATTCTTATAGGCAATCTTATCATGAGAACGAACAACAACTGGGGTAATAATTCCATGAAGTGTATCTACATTAACGGGGCTATTTGCGTTTGAAGAAATGATATTGCTTGCATGATAGAAAGATCGAGTAAGGATACTCTCCCCTACCATACTGTTGTTCTGATAATCCTTTTCTAACTCATACACTCTTCCTTCTAATTTCTTTAGACGGTTTTGTAAGAAGTAATTTTCACGTAAGATATGATCCATGTTTTCAGAAATTACACCATCATGGTCATTAACAATATCAAACAAAGTAGTAATGTCAGTTTGAATATCATTACGTAGTTTATTAAATTCTTCAGAAGAGCTGGGCCCTTTATTTAGATTCGGATTTCTTAATGTAATCGGGCGCATGTACTCACCTTCCCTATCGTATCGAATTGATTTTTTCTTCTAGTTCATCAACATTTGGTTTAATAACTGTATCAAAAGATGAGACTTGAATTGGTGTTTCATTGAAGTAATATATCTCAAGATCTTTTACTTCGATATTTGTTGCTTTTAACACATTCGGTTTTTCATGAACGTTTATATTAATTGATACTGATTCAGCATATTGGAAACGTAACACGTAATCGATAGTGATAAATTCATTACTTTGTGGTAAAGGAACCTTTCTTGTGTCACCATTTGCATTTGGTCCCATACGCATATTGTTTGAACCAAAGGTAAAATCAGCAGAACCACCTGTACTTCTTACCTTCATACGAATATAAAGCTTATCCCCTGGTTCTACATAAAGAGTACTAAACATACCTACTGGGTCTAACAATCCATTTGAGGAAAGCTTAATTGCATCACCGGCAGCTGTTTTTGTGCATCCATTTAATGGACTCCAACTATCTAATTCAGGAACAGGAACTGTTCGCGAGTAATCAATTTTTTGAAGCGTGGAAGCCGTAAATACATTCGACTTCCCTACTTCTCGATCACCTGTCATGATAGAAACGAAATTATTGTACATTTCTTTTTTGTGGCCATCTTTATTCGTTGCTTCATTTCCTTCTGTAATGTGTCCTAATAGTAAAAGGTCATGAGCAGATTCAAGAACAAAATTCGTATATTGGGAAAGCTCAGTTACACCACGATAACGAGCATTGGCTTTATGAAAGGAAGGTTTATATTTCTTTTCGATTTTCATAGAGTTACTCCTCCCTAACTAAATTGTAATGTGTAGCGACGTAATACAGGTGTTGTATATTGCCCTACTGAGAATTGTTTCATAGCAATTTTTAATTGGATATCTCGATGTTCTACTTCATCTACATAGTCATAGTAAAGGTCATATGTTACACCAGGTAACGAATGATTAACCACAATATAGACCTTTCCATCTTTCTCGTAAAGAGCGTACTTAGACCAATCATTATTCTTTGTGTTGTATCGAAGGTCGAATACAGATACCTTTTCTAAGAACTGACTTGTAGAATAACAATGCGTACTTACACGAATCGGATCAAATCCTAAATCAATCGTACAGTCCTTGTTTAAACTCTGTACATATACCAACACGGTTAAGTCATTCCATCCTTGCTTAAACTTATAGTTCACATTGGTTTGAGAAGAAGGTATTCCCTCAAATAATTTTTCTCCATTTAAGAAGATAGTAATTGGCTCTGTAGCTGATGGAATCGTAGGAAGTACTTGTTCTTTTCCTTCATAGAAAATACCCATTCCATAGTACAGTTGTGTATGTTGCGTGAACTGTTCGTCTTGTAGAATCAAACCACGATTCCCTTCCTTAATTGGAATTACATTTCGAACAATATCATTTGATGGTTGTTTCCAGTCATCTAATGAAGGGATATGAGTTTCACCAAAGTTCTCAACTGTCTTCTGAACACTCCAAGCATCTTTACCCATATACATACGCTCTGTTCGCGGAACGATCTTACGTTTCTCAATAGAACCTAATGTATAGAATGCGATTCCATTTGCTTGTAATTCAATAACCTCAGATTCTTGGCCACCAGTATTCTCTGGAATACCTAAGTTTGTTGGACTGGCATGAACAACGTACTTGAAATCAATTAGGTTAGGTGCTTGTGCAGTATCTCTGTTAACAGGAGATATTTGTTTCCAACTCTCTTCCCTATTATCTACACGTACAAAGTACTCAATATCTGTACCGTCGGCAATCTCTTCTTCTGTAACTAATGATACTTTCCCAATAGAGAATGTTTCATCTGTATTCGGAGTAAGGAATTTTGTAACAACCTCTCCTCTTTCCGGATAGCTTAGTTGGAAGAATTGAATTTTCTTAACTCCAAATAAGTACTGGTATGAATAACCTTCAGGATGTACAAGCTCTTTATCGCTCTCTTGTTTACGAATCCAAATTCTCATATTCTTCATTTCTGTTGTTGGGAAATAAAAAGATACGTTATTACCCGTTTGTTTACCTTCTGGGTAATATGGTAAGTGGAAGTAGTTTAATCCATCTAACGTGAATTCAATGTATACCGTGACATCCTTAATGGTATGTAAGCTTAAATCAATTCGATTTAGTACTTGTTTACCATTGAATGTAATATCTACATACCCATCAGCTGGACCTTCTGTTTTAGATAACCATACTTCTTGAAATGTTTCGTTTGTATTTACATTTAAGGATTGTTCGATTTTCCCTGAAATAGGAATCTTTTTAAATGTACTTGCAGAGTTCTTCGGCATAACGAATTTAATTTCACTAGCAGGATTAATTAAAAATGAAGTATTCTCCTGTTTCTTAAGTGTGATCTGATGGTTCTTTATATCAATAGATACATTGTCTTCCGAATCGATTTTAGACAGGTCATCAAATGTATCAAAGATACTAGCTAAGTAACCCGTCTTACCATACAACAAGATCTTCTCTTTTAATTCCGTCTCTAATCTTCTAGCCTCATACTCTAACCGATTCTTTTCTACCTCAAACCAATTAAACTTTCCTTTTAACTGATCATGAACGGCGATTGTATTTTCATAAAGAATCATCAAGTCCTTTTGGATTTTACCAACAACCTCATTGTAGAAGTCAGACTCAGCTAGTTCACCATTACGGATACGCTTGAACGTGTACTCAGGAGCGCCTAAATCTTGATCTCTCAATAGTTTATTTAAACGAGAACCGAACTCCTTGGATGTAGGAAGATTCCCCTTTCGAAGTTCTTCCTGAAGGATTTTGTTCACCGCTACAGTAAAACGTTTTTTGACGAATGTTAATAGACATCTCCTACACCCCTTTCTGTTCTGTAAGAATTTTTAAAGCGAAGTCTTCAACGAGTGGTGTTGTATGAAGAAGAGGTATTTCATCTTCTGTTGTTTTCTCTGGTCGCTTCATAATGATTTTTAATCTTACTTGCTTTGGAAGTTCTTTTAATTGAAGGTTTTGTTTGTGAAGAGCAAACGCATTTTCAATATCAGACTCGTTATCGTTAATCGAAAGAATCTTTGCTGGGAACTTATCGTTTACCGGTTGCTGATGTTGTGGGGAAATTCTATGCCAGTCTATGTCATCGAAAGAAACAAAGTACTGAATCCAATCATTAGATTCACTTACTTTCTCTTTGTACATAGGAGGAACTTTTTCATTTGCGTATAGAAGTACTTTCTTAATACCATCTTCAAGTAAAAACGGTTTACTAATATACTCACTTGTTTCAGCGAATTCAAAACTCATAATATCGATGTCTCGAACTCCAATAGCGTAACGCCAACCCTCAATAGCTTCTAATACTTTTTTAATCTCATAGTCGCTATTAACAGTATGGATACCGTATTTTTCATCAATGATATTACTTGGCACCTCTTGTTTGCGAATACGAGTAAATGAAGTAGAATCCTTTTTTCTTCTATAGAAAGCTTCTTGTCCTAACAATTCTTTATAGGAGTTAGGTTGCTCTAATACGAACTCAATGTATTTTGCTTCTCTTGATGGAAAGCTCCAAACACCTTGGCCAGAAAATTTAGTTTTAGCAAAGTTTTCGCTGCCATCAAATAAATCCTCTGCTCTATAGCTTTGAGGTGTTTTATTGATTTCTTGGTTTAATACAAATTGGTCATTTTGGAAAAGACCTTGGTATTCAATACCATCATTAGATGTTCGAATAGAATATACATTAACTGTACCTGGGCTACCTGCAGCATGATAAGGATTTAAATTAATCCAGTTGATTGTCTCGCTCTTAGGTAATTGAACTACAATCTTTACACGTAATAGTTCGTCATGTTCTTTTCCTTTTGCCCATTCAACATCATAATAGAATACTTGCTTCTTATAGCTCTCTGGAATGTTAACCATCTCGAATTCAAATACTGTATCGGGGTTCCCATCGATTAATGCTTTTGGATCATCGTTCTTAATTTGAGAAGAAACATATTCGTAGTTTTCGAATTCTGAATCCGATTTAACTTTACGAGACAAATAATAAGTCCCTGCAATACCGTTACCAGTTATGGTTCGGACTTTACTTCCGATGCTTCTATTTAAAGCATTTGTACGGCGAAGAGTTAATACTCCTTCTTGTGTGTGGATCATACTTCGGTTTTCCACTGGAGTTAAAACAGTATCTACGTTATCGTAATTCGTAAACGATTCTTTTAAATAAACCGTATTAGGCGTTGTTTCTTCTGTTAACATTTGAAGGTCTGATACAATTCCATTAATACCACGAACGATAGCTAAGATTCTGTCTTTCTCACTTTGAGAGTAATTAAAGTAATCCACCAGGTAAGTAGCAATGGTATTTAGTTCTGAGAATAAAATACCTAAATCTGTTTCCATTTCCTTGTTGTTGCTATAGTAATCCTCAAGGAAAGGTAATTCTCCATACACCACTTTCTGTGCTTGGAATAAAGGTTTACCTATGCAAGATTGATATCTGTAAAAGATTTCATCCGCTAATTGAGATACCTCTTCTTTTGTAGCAGAACTACTTAATCGTAGCTTTGCTTGCTCTAAAAGATACTCTCTTTGTTTCTCTAATATTTTAGATTCAATAACAGGGGCATTCATCCTTGCACCTCCCTACTTCATAACTTTGAATTTTAATTGATAGCTATCAACCATTGGCGTCACCACTAGTTCATCACCTACGTTTTTACGTAAGATAACTTTTAGTCGGAAGTTTGTCACTAGATAATCGTAGTGAACAACCACCGTAGCGTTACCATGATTTGTTGCTTCGTTATAATAAAGATCCGAACGGTTAAAGCTTTCTGTGAAGATAAGTTTATTCTTCTCTTGCTTATACTCAAATGTCTTATAAGCAGAATCTGGAACAATACTGTACTTATTTAAAAACGCATCTTTGCTAGTTTTATAATCTGTACGGTTCTTTGTTGTGAATTCATTTTTACTTGAGTAAGCGATTGGGAAGAATTCTGGTTGAGTCTTTCCGCCTCCTACTACAATAGCTCCATTCGTTAGGAATACATCAATTGGTCTATACTCACTTGTATTCGGATCATAGCTCTCTCCACTATTCACTTGTTTGTAATCAACAAATGGATACTTAGAAAGTTTAATCGTATTGTTAGAATCAGTTCCATTTGGGAAAGATTCCACCTTACGAACTCTTTTAGAGAAGCGATCTCCTACCTTAACTGTCCAAGGATCAAATAGGTTTGCATTTGGTACATAATCAATTGTGTAGATTGAACTATTGTCGTGAGGTACAGCTAACTGAATAGCAGCTCCTCTCTCTGTAAAGTACCAATCACTTCTATTCATTAAGATATTGTTGCGGTATACTTTCGTATTATCTTCATCACTAATATCTGCATGGAATCGAAGTTCTGCACTTGAACCACGGAAGAAAAGCTTTTCGCATTTTACATTCTTTGTACCTTCTGGAAGAATTGAAACCCAATCATTAAGTGAAGGATTCTCTTCTAACGAGATGTAGTATTCAATAGAAGTAACACGGTCTGTAGCCATTCCATCTAACTCATTAAACAGTGGATGGTCTTCAAAGGTAGATAATGATACCTCTACAATATTCCCCTCTACTTCAATTGGTTTTGTAACGAAAATTCCTGCTTGTTCATATAAGGAATGATTTAGCTGCAGGTTCTTTACCCCATACTGATAAACATATTCTGTTGAGCTATTTATACGGTTACTTGAGCCAACTCCTTCTACGATTGGAGGAAGTGGCCCAGGTGTTGTACTGCTTGTAGCACTTTGACCTTGCAGTAAAGTTGTCTTTGGTTTGCTTGCACTTTCAAAACTGTTAACCATCTAAATCCTCCTTTCTATCGTTGTTGGCTATCTAAAGATTTTTTGGCTTGTTCAAAATCACTACGGTATGGATTCATTGGCTCTGCTGACATTGGCGTATGATTCACATTCGTGTTTTGGTAACTGTCTAAGATTTCTTGATGCAGCTGAATACCAGACTTAGAAGATAATAATTGGTCTACATATTCTCCAACTGCAGATTCATAAATAGATTGGCTTCTCGTTGAAGCTTGATTCCATAGCTCAGCTTTCATTACTTCTTCTTCTGTCTTTGATTGGTCTAACAATGTATAAGACTCTTGCTTAATGATTAAATAGAACGTCTTTGCAAATACAGGAGAGAAATGAAGATAAATGGATCCATTTGTTTGAACCGCTTTTGAAAGAGGAATTTCGTAAGTAGTGGATTCTTCATTCTGGTCAATTTGATACATCAATGACATTAATTCGATTGGATACTCTGTGAAGAAATCAACGGATAAGTGATTTACGGTTTTAGGCTTGTCTAATGTGATTTTTAGTTTGGCCATAACACCTTTCCCACTGACCTTTTCTCTTTCATCTACTACATCTGTTTCTAATTCAGAAAAGAAGTTGTAGTATTCATTTACTTCTTTAAGAGCAATCTCTGTTAAGTCAATATAGGTCAAACCTGTACCTGTAAAGTCTGTTTCGAAATCGTATCCGTATGAAACGATTTTCTTTCCGGCGAAGTCCCAAGAGTACGGGTAATATTCGATTTTGTACAGTAGTCGTTTTAATACTTCTGTTAATCTTGGTCCAGCTTCTACAATTGGTCGGTCATCAAGTTCAGCATGTTCATAGTCACTATTAGGAGCAACTAGATAGATACTGAAATGCTCTTGTCGATTGTATGGGTGCATAAATGTCATTTCCCATAGTCCTTCAAATTCAGATACAGATAATGAATAATGTTGTTCGATATAAATGGGAGTAGGCATTCACTTTCCTCCTTTCTATAGTTTGGTTATTTCTGTATAAGCAGGGGCATTTGTTTTAACCGCTTGTGCCCAATACGTCTCAAGTGAATCATCTATTGCATGTTCCAATGTATGGTTTCTGTCTGAAATACTATTTGGTGCTTGATACATGATTTCAATCTTTGCAGTTGTTGCTCCATTTGAATTTTGCAGAGCGTCCTCTACTTCTCTAATAGGTAGAGATAGGTAGTGTTGATGGAAGCTACGATTTAGTGATGCACTTGGTAAGGATTTACCGTCGCGGTCTAAGAATAAGTGAGCGTATTGGTCACGATCTGTTTCCATATACAAGCTCTTTTCCTTTTCTTCAAAACCATATGTTTTTACAACTAGTCCATCTTCTCCTTTTGCTTTGAGGTTTAATTCCTCAACACGAGTAGAAAGTGAATCCACTTCCCTCTTTACATCATCTAATGTTCCTCGAAGGATTCTGTCGTAATTGGCTATTACTTTCTCAATGATAAGATGCGAGTTGTAAAGTCGCTTTAGATCTAAAGCTACATTCGAATGCAACTGATTAAAATGTTCGGCATCAACTTTTTCATCAGTTGGTGTAAGAGTTGTAACCTTTTCTTGTCTATTTGCAAGTTGTTGAATAAGTGCTTCGAACTCTTCTTTTGTTATAACTTTTACATCGAACAAATCCATATTTTCTTGTACTAACTGTTCTACTTCTTTACGGTCGTAATCAGGCAGAACCGATAAATAATTGTGTAAATACTCCATATCTACACCTCCTTATGTTGGATATAAACCCAAGGACCTACTTGCTCACTATTTCGGTTTCGTATCCGAATAGAAGGACAAGCGCCGTCGATAGTTGTTTGCTGAATATAAATCCATTCTCCATTTTGGTTTCTTATTCTTATAGGAGATTTACTTATCTCTAAAGCAGAAGCTAAGATTGCTTCAATTCTTCCATATTGCATTTCACTGTAACGAAAACGTCCGTATTGATTTGTCTTAGAATTTCGTCTTGTAACAGGTTCGGCTTTTACTTGGAATGCATTTGCTTTTGGAGTTTCCTGTCTGATCTCTTCTTGAATATAAACCCAGGGAGATTTCTCGTCTCTTGTAATAAAACGAATTCGTACCTGTGTCATACAGAAAAACACCTCCAAAATAAAATATGAGGGAGCTTTTGCTCCCTCATGAACGTAACCATTCGTATATAACCAGTCAATATATAATCCGTTATTGTTACGCTACGACCTCTGCTTCTACTATTTCTTCTGTTGGAACAGCAGATGGTGCCGGTGGTGCGGCATGTCGCATCATTTCTTCCTGACGTTGCTGTTCTTCAATAGCTTTTTGTTTTAGAAGTGTTTTGTACTTAACATTTTCACTAATTAACGTAGTAATTGTAGCTTCATATTCTTTGATTAATAGATTCACATCTAAGTTTGTTGTATTCCCTTGTTGATTCATTTTTGTTTTTCCTCCTATTGAACATTTGGAACATGTTATTTGCTGAACACATCATATGGACTACTTACTAAAATATCAAGCTAGTTGTGTTGGTTTTTCATCCCACTGGATAGCTTGTACTTCTTCTATGGTTGTACATGCTTCGATTCTTGGTTGTAGTACATTTCTTAGCTTAGATATCTTAGCATCCTTTTCTCGATATGCTAAAAATGCTACATTAAGAAATTGTTCTTTACTTAAAGTAACTCTATGAGTTTTATCACCTTTCCATGCAGTCCATTCAACTTCTGTCATAAGCCCTTCGTTAAATAATGCTAAGCTACCAATAAAATTAGATTGTGCTTCTTCATCAAAAGAAAATGAGTATGTCTCCGAACCAACAGAAGCGTCAAAATAACCTAAAATATCTTTGTTGCATGCATCGTTTAGCTCATTAAATTTATTTTCCTTAACGAGGGTCAAGACCACTTCCACATCCTCGTCCTCGACCCAATCATTTAAGACTTCATCGAATCGAGGTCTGTAGAAGCTTTCTTTCCAACAGGACTTAAGAATTCTTCTTCCTTCAGATAAGGCTTTTTCTATTTCACTATCTGACATTAAGTAATGGTCAATCACATAACCTTTTTCATCTATCTCCCAACACGGATTTTCTACCTCTATAAAGATAGGTTCTTCGATAGGCTCTTCTACGTCTTCTAATTCTCCTACGATTGTAATATTTCCTATATTTTCCATAACGACTCCTCCTTTATTATGCGGCTAGAAACCTAATTCCATTTAGAGAACAGAAATCAGGGGCACCACCTTGCATTACAACGGTTCCATCTGCATTTATATCTATACGAGAATGACCGTTAACACCATTAACGGCGCTAAATATACGTGTTGTACTTGGTCTGAATCCAGCAGGTAATTGGAATGCAGATCCACTAGTACCACTATTACCTCTTAGTAATCCCTGTAGTACAACAAAACCTGCTGCATCTTTTGTATATGCTACTGGACCGAATGAACCATAGTCCTGCCACCCATTTGTAAATGCTGTTACTTGTGTAAATGGCCTACCTATCATTTCCCCAAAACCACCAGTACTACCCGTGTTAACCCTGATTATTTGGGTACCTTTTACATCTGAAACCCACCAACTTGCACCTGGTGCATGACTTGCAGGATCCCTAGGTTTTATGTTCCCGTATCCGTCCATTGCCATACCTGAGCTATTCATGAATTGAATTTGCTTACCGTTGTACACTCTTAGGTCTCCGTAGTTCGATACGTTTCCTGCACCGTCTACTTTCCACCTAACAATATCGCCTGTTCCATGTATTTCAAATCCATTATCTGCACCAGCACCTGTTCCGCCAGTACGAAGTCTTGCGATATTGTTAAGGAAGTTTAACGAAACTGATGCTGCAGTATTACTAGGATTGGTTGTAGCAAAACCACCTACTGCTGCAACTTCGCCATTCGCTCTTACTGTTGCTCTTCTTACACCATTTCGTGCAAACTGTAAATCACCTGTAGCATTTCCGAGGTTGTCTGGAGCAACTACAATCTTCCAGTTGTTTGTAGGATCTTTCCATTCTAGTCCTTCTCCACCACCTGGATCAGTGATTGTAATATGATTTACGTTTTCGATGTTCGTATTACCCATGTCAATTATTCCACCGACAATTAAGTTTCCAGTAAGTTTTACGTTACCACCAACATAAAGTTTTTCAGTCGTTCCAGCAAAACCATTAATACCCACCCCTCTTTCACGGATAGATAATGCAGGTGTAAATGTAGGAATAGTAACTTTTAGGGTAACGTCATTCGAACCACTTAATATGTAACCTATTGAATCACGAACTACAACAGAAATTGTCGCAGTATACGAATCAGCAAGAGTTGTACTACTTGTTACTGTGTAAGACTCTACTCCGGAAGTTATAGTTGAAGTTCCTTTTGTATATCCTGATGGCATTGTTGAGGTATTTGTAGATCCTGTTAATGAAGTGTTAGGGGTGATATTCACTTTGAAGGTTGCTTTACCAACGATACGAGATAAGTCACTAGAAGTAACACTTGGTTTTTTATAGTAGTGAAGATCTACTTTTGGGGTTTCTGCAGAAGACTTTCCTTCGTTTCCTAATGCTTGTGCTCTTACATAGAAAGAAACGTTTTTCTTACTAGTTAGCAAACCAGATTCTACATGGTTAACGGTCGCTGTAGTCGCAGCAGTAACAATACCTGTATTTTTAATAATGGCTTGACTGTTTCCTTCTACCATAACTATGTCGTAACTACAATTTCGTCCGAGCATATCTTTGATTGCTCCTGGAATTGACAGTGAAACGGGCTTGTATTCAGGAAAAATGTAGTTAACTGAATTTATCGTGTAGTACGAAGCAGCAGCTATAGAAACACTAGGGGTTCCATTTACAGGGGCATCTATTCCTAAATTAATCGGAATAGCTACTGTTTCGGTTTTTGATGAACCTTTACCATTTGTAGCGGTTACCTGTAAATCAATGGTTCCTTTGTAGGGGTTTGTATCTGAATGGGCAGCCCCATTTAGTGCTGCCGCCTTTAGATTGGCCAGCGTCATATAAGTACCGCCTGTACCATTGTTTGCATTGATTGTAATGTTCCCTGGTGGAACACTAGTAGTTCCATTAATAGTTGTGTACTTACTTGATATCCCACTAATGGTGTAACTTATTGAAGAACCCAAATTGTCAGAAGCGGCTCCAAGTGTTACGACAAAGGTTCTTGTATTGTAGGTAACATTAGCACTAGAAGTTAATGACGGTGATTTTAACTCATTTTTATTTACTGTTGGAGAGTAAATAAACCCAGACATCATTTCGTCTGTTCCTACCCTATTCTTTGCCAACACAGCATATCGAACAGAGCTTGCACCTGCTCCTGGAGCATCATTAATAGATGTACCGCTTATAGCGCTATTCACGATAGTCCAGTTTTGTCCATTGATACTTCTTTGTAGTTCATAGACAAGAGTTCCGTTTGCTCCCGTAGCACTTGGCCAGCTAATATTAAAGGAGCCTGTTCCAAGGTTCTCTCTATAATAAGAGGAAACTACTGTCGAACCATCCTTGATGGTAATTGTACCACCTAATGAAGGAGTCGTAGCATAAACGGAAACAGGTACGGTTCCTGATTTACCTCCAACATAACCTGTTGTACTACTTGATGTTCCACCAAGTTGTGACGTTGCTGAGAATGTGTATGACAAGCTAGATGTTGCTGCTGATATTCCAGATACAGTTACGCTGATTGTGCTAAATTTAGCTCCTGCTCCTTTTGGGAATGTACCTAAAGCAGCAAAAGAAGCAGTAGTACCACCTATATTAATCTTGGGATAAACAAGTGCACCAAAATAATCGTAAGTTTGGTTATCTAACCTAGCCCAACATGTAACGCTATATGTAACTGAATTCGCAGAACGACTTGTCTGTTCTGCATAAACTGTATAAAGCATGGTCGGGTATGAACCCGACGCCAATGCTGAAAATAACTCCATATATTTTACTCCTCTCTTAATTTATCTATCTACTAAATGAATACATAGTCTATACCTTTATTACCGGCATCTGTAGACTTTTTCATACGTAAGACGTTCGTAATCTCAATATCGTCCCTAGCAATAAAACTACCATCTACTCGAACAGATGTATCACCAGTTACGTTTTTAAATACGAAATCATCACCAGATGAACCATCAGAAACAAATTCTAAAGCTGTTGTTCCTCTAATAGAGAAGCTTTTCATTTTGATCGTATTGTTTTTATAATCAATTCCGAAATCGTTAGCTCCAAAATCGAGTTTTTGATTGGTGATATCTACCGTTAAAAAGTTACCGAAAGTCGTTTTTGTATTTAATTCTACTACTGACTCACCTAGAACCACTTTCTGGATCTTAGAATCATCAGTAAGGATAATTTTCGCATCTCCTTTTGTTGCAGTATCTCTGATTGAGATATTCCCTACGACTACTTCACCAGAGAAAGTTCCTGTGAAGTATCCTTTAGTCGCTTCTAAAGTACCATCTGAGAAAACTTTAAATGGAGCAGTAGATTTATTTGGACCTGCCCAGAATCTTAAATCCTTACCAGTTCCGCCAATATTACTTAATAGACCACCAGTAACGACGAAAGTATCCGTTGGTGCGTTATAATACCCCAATTCAATGTCTCCACGGAATGTAGCAGCATTGAATTCAGCAGAACCATCAGCATCGATCTTCCAACCTTTTTTCTGTCTTTCGTATCCAATAGATTGAGAGGTACCAGATGTAGATAGGTTACCGTTCGTGTCGATACGGAAAGTCTGTTGACCTGAATCATTGTATACTTGAACATCTCTAAAGTTTGCGTATTTTGCTTGAATTGTTCCTGTCTTAATATAGTTACCATCGATAACTGTGACTCCAGTTGTGTCATCTTTGGTAAATAGGTTCGACATGAAATTCTTTTCATCTGATAATGGTCTGTAGTTTCCATCCATATCTAGATAAAGTGGATTTGCTGGATCATAACCTGGTTGATCAGAGTTACTAATCTTATTTCCTTTTGAATCAAGTGCCCATCCAGAAGCAAAATCAGAGAAGGTAACTTTACCTTTTAAGTTGATGTATTTACTTACTGCATCAATCGCTCCTGGTGTGATAGACATAGAAGAAGCAATATCAAGTGCTTTAATATCTCCATTTGGAGTTACTACTTTTCCGATCAACCCATCAGCATCTTCACCAGCAGGAGTCCAACCTGTTGTCTTGTCTCCCTCTTCTAATTTAATACCAGTGAACCAGTAAGTACCTAATGTTCCTCCACCAGTTTTACCAAACTCTACTCGTGCTGTGCTAGTTTTAGCAGGGAACGTCAAGAATAACTTAGCCCATTGGTTTTTACCAACATGTTCTGATTTCATCGATACAGAAGGATAACCTACACCGTCATATATCTGTAGAACTGGTTGTCCTGATGCTGATTTAGCATAACAAGAAACGGTGTAAGTTTGACCAGTAACAACGGGCACACTTTGGCTAAGGCCTTGGTTGTTTGCTGTCGTTGTTAATTTAACTGCTTTATCAAAACCAGGCAAGTCAGTAATATCCTCGATTTGTCTTACAGAAGGAGACCCCCAGTTATTCCAGTTTGTTGCATCTGCAGTAGCGAAGCGAGAGTTTAAAAGAATGTTGCGACCACCAGCATTTTTTGACGGGTCATATCCTGGAGCAAACATTGAGCTACTATTAATAGAAACCTTACCGTTAACAGTTACTTCCCCTGTATCGGTAATCTCTAATGTAACAGTACCGCTATTGTTCGTTACTCTTAAGCGTCTTGCATCCACGGATTCTGCTTTTACAGAATTCGTTTTAAGTTTTCCACCATCAATAACAGTTACTCCGTTTTCAATAGTAGTGATTTCATAAGCATCTATTTCTTGCTGAGTAGGCTCTCTGAAAACAAGTCGGTCAAAGATTAAATTCTTAATTTTGTTTGTAGTTGAACCTACATAGTTAGCAAGTAAAAAACCCCCCATAGCTGAATAACCAGATAGGTTGTCTGTTGGTCTTTTCATAACTGCTCGAACTGTATACCATTTACCTAGAGTTGGAGTAGGTACCACATCTGATAGGTGAATTGATGCCCTAGAAGGACTCATACTATTCCAATCTAACAAGACACATGCTCCTGTTATTGATCCACTTACTAACATAAAGTCTAACTCAACCACATAATACTTGTTGTTTGGAAGGTTAGGAATGAAGAAACCTGTTGTAATTTGTGCCCCTATCTGTGCAGTATCTGATGGAACATCAAATCTCATTGCACTTCCAGTTCTTGTTAGAGTTGTTTCTTTTGAAACTGATGAACCACTCCACGAACCAAGCCCAGCAGGGAATGCTTGAGTCCAGTTAGAGAATGTTGAATTTACAACTACCTGACCTTGCTTCAGTGCGTTATTTGCATTGTTTGCTGCATCCTGAGCTTTTTTATCTGTATCTGCAATAGCTTTATCGATATCTGCTGGAGCTAACTCCCAAGATGTAGCAATGTTACCCTCTTCGATTTTTAATGAGTTAACACGAATCCACGCATAACCATTAGAACCTGTTAACTCTCGTGTTGTGCTACCGCCAATTAAGATGTACGCATTGTCGTCGTCACGGTCAGCTGTAAACGTTAGTTTAACACTATAATAGTTTGTTAAACTTCCTTCAGCAATTGGTGCGAATTTTGGGAAGTTGGTTGTTTTAATATCAGCTAAACGACGGTTACCACCAGCTACTGTATACATTAAGTACATGTAATCCAATATGTCACCCAGTTCGCTTGTGGCTACGTTCATAGAAAGTGTGTACTCTCGTCCGCTTTTAACAGCAAACTTTCTCCCATCACTTGTCATCCCGACTTTAGTACCTAAGGGAACTGGTAGTTGTGTTTGTCCGGTTCTAGTTTCCATAAATAACGATTTTCCTGTCGGTAATTGTGGTTGCGCGTAATGACCAATAGTTCCAATGCTCCCCCAACGATTCCAACCTGAAGCATCTTTGAAGTCTGTTCCAGTCAGCATTTGAGTACCGCCGACTTTCATATCGTCATATCTTTTATTTGCTGCATCGATTAAATCATTAATGTCTTGAGTAGCTAAGCTCCAGTCTGTTACTTTATTTCCTCTTTCTAATTGGAATCCAGTAACAAATCCTGCAGTCGCTACTGATGATGAGTCTGCTCCAGCATAAACACTTAATGTACTTTCTTTTGCAACGAATGTATGAACTACACGAACCCATTTCCCCACTTCTGGTTGAGCCTTTGTATACGTCCATTTCACATTCGAGTTTCCTTCTTGCATCTTAATAGCACCAGTTTTAGTTAATTTAAACCAAGCTGAAAGTGTGTAAGTTTCTCCTACAGTAACCTTAACACTGTCTAATGCAAGACCATATTCACCATTCACGGCTGACTCAAATTGAAAACCAGTTCCAAACCCTGCTAAATCAACATCTACACCTACTGTTTTTGTTCCGCCAGAAGTACCAAAAGCTCTCCATTTACCCATTGTTTTAAATAAAGAGTTTGGAATTATATTGTTTCCACCAACTTGTATATCTGTGATCATATCTAAAACATCAAGAGTCGATGGAGACCAGTTAACAATTCTGTTCGCCTCAGAAAACATAACATTTTTAACCCAGTACTTATTAGTAGCTGTTAATTGAGCACCATAGATAAAGGCTTTGAAATAAGCTGCTGAAGTTATAGTAGGTTTTGTCTTGAAGAGTATCGAGATTCGTGTCCAAGTGTTTGCCTTAGCAATGGTATCACTAGAAATCAATGAACTTCTTTCTATTGCATTGTTGTTTCCGCCTGTATCAAAGAACCAAAAGTGCATTGGGGTTGTGCTAGCTATTGCTGTATCTTCACTAAACATAATTTCTGTAGTGTATACATACTCTGTTCCTCCCTTAATTACAGGGACATTTACTGTATTATTAGAAAGGATAGAACCGACTGCTTCTAATACAGAGAAGCCATCCTTTTGAACAATGTTTAGAGATGTACCACCATTCAATGCCCAACCATTTAGATTTCTGAAATCTCCAGAATTTCTAAATAAGTTATTACCACTGTTGAGTTGTCCGAGAATTGTATTTTCAATATCTTCCGGAGCAGGAGACCAGTCCATTGGCTTATTTCCTTTGTATAGGGCAACCCAATCTACAGTGGATAGTGTGGTATTTTGAGGGTAGTTATATAAACTTAGTTTTCTTTCATTACCAGTTGTTGTAGCTATTGCTTTGAAAGTTACATAAGTTACTCCATTCACATATGTTGTTGTGGCTTCCCCTACTTTATTTGAACCACCATTTTGCCATATACCAAATTTTTGTCCTGCAGGAACAGTTCCTTTGATAACAAAAGTGTACTCTTGTCCAGTAATCCAATCCTCGGACAAACTATACATCTTAATAAGGTAATCTGTTGTTGAGAAGTCCATATTGGATTCTAATAATAGGTTCTTACCACCTACAGAAAGCTTATCAAGGTTATCCTGTACCTTAGCAATTGAATCATCAATGTCAGCTTGGGATAAAGAGAAGTCAGTTGCTACACTACCTAGCTCCCCTTTTACGTTTCTGATTTTAAATGTAAGAGGAGCACCAGTGTTATTAATCACTCCAATATTAGATTGGTCGTATAACTCTGTAGTTGAATTATCTTTGTTTTTATAAGAGAACCAACATTTAGTCCATGTATTCGCTTTTATATTTCTACCAGAATTCTTTCTTAGCGCTACATCGTCGTTATCATTCGTGCCAGATGATGTACCAATTGGGAAGTTATTTGTATCATTACTCCATGTTACATCCACAGGTGAATACACGTCGAAACTAACTGTGTACCAACTCCCAATAGGGATAACAGAAAACTTGTCAGTGATTCGCACACCTGCTCCCCATGATCCACCAGCACCATCATTAATCGTAAGAGTCCATGTATTTGTAGGATCATCAAATGATGAAGATACTGCATTGATAGGAACTACTTGTTTTTTTCTAACGATGTTCTGTCCACCGACTTTTAAATTGTCGATTTTGTTATTAGCATTATTTGCTGAGTTATTAATTGCATCGTTAATTGCTTTTTTAATCTTTTCAGACTCAGCAAAATAAGAGTTTATCTTTGTTCTAAATGCATCTCTCGCAGATGCTGAAGCGAATGTATAAGTGGTTATCATAGTAGCTAATACTTCGGCTGCTATTTTCGGAGTAACGCCATCTAGATTTGTATAAGATGTCGTGTAAGTAGAGGTAGCAACGCCAAGAGAAGTTGCTTGTGCTAACACTTGTGTATATTCTGCTTTAATAGCTTCCCACTCTCGGCTTAGTTGTGCTTTTTCCACTGGAGTAACCTTTAAGTCACTTGTTAATTCATCAATACCCGCCTTACCTTTTGCAGCATTATCTTTGATTGTGGCTGCATCAGTTCCAGCAATTGTAGAATCAGAACTAATAACTAAACCATGAGCATAAATTTTACCATCTAGGTTTGTATAGAACATTTTGTTCCATGTACCTGCATTATTCTTTTCAATAGAAATACCTTCAGTTGCATTCAGAATTGTTCTGAAAAGATTATCACCTCTTAAAACAACGATACCTTTATCAGTATTGATAGTGACACCATTGTAGTCTTCTCCTGGTCTAATGCTGTTTGCTAGATATGTAGATGTTGCTACTGCTAATCTTGAAAGTTTTTCATAGTAAGCATCCCATTTAGCCGTCCATGTAACAGGATCAATTGTTGTATCCCCTGTTAACCAAGGTTTTGGAGTTAATGACTCTAAATATGTTTTCAAATCACTGTAGGCCGTTTCAAAAGCTGTATAATCCGCATGAGTTACCGGAATACCCGAAGCTCTTGCCTCTGCTCTCGCTAAATAAACTTGACCACCTTTTGCAGTATCAATTGTTGCAAGAGTAGGAAGAGTTTGTCCAGATAGAACATCACCTGTGATTTCCATTAGCATTAATTTAATGTTTGCCTTTTCGCCTGAAGAAATGATACCGTCACTTCCTGCTTTATCAGCAAAATCTTTTAGTTTTTCTACGTCTTGATAAAATGATGGATCTAATGAGGAAATAGATAATGATTGCTCAACCCAATTAGTTCCGTCCCAACTATTTAATGTATTAGGGTCTTTAGTTGTGTCAATCCAAAGTGCTCCTAATGAAGGGTCAGCGGGCGGTACATCTGATACAATTGCATCGTTAATATCAACAAGTGATATGTGCCCAGTTGCTAATACTTCCATATTGTTCCCTTCTTTCTGATTTATGTTTTATTAAAAAAAGTAATAGACTACTTTGTTTTACCCAATCAAAGTAATCTATTACATCTTAGAATCGCAACACCTAATTGCTAATAATCTGGCAAAGGAATGTTGCTCTTTGTTTTAAATCCTGTCTGGTAATTGGTACTTCTTTTAAACCTGCATGTGATTGATTCCAAGGAATATCCTCATTACCATCTTTATCTACTCTTCTCCATAGAAACTGATTGTTTTGTAACTGGCTTGTTACGTCGGAAGATCCTTTATACACTTGAGCCTTTAATGTCGTTGAAACAACACCTTGTTTAAAGAACATTCCATTTGTACTTATTATTTCTACACGATAAGGAGTTCGTTTTTCTATTTCTTGAAGAAGTTCACCGGGGCTATACCCTGGTTCAAACTGTGTATCTGGTCCGATCTGAACCATACCAGCTTTAATCTTTCCAGTAGTTATTTGTTCCGCATGTAATTCCCCTGTGTAAAAACCATCTTCAGTCATGAATGAACCGTCACCAGTCCACTCAGTTACGATATTTCCTTTTTGAAGCATTGGTCTACAGAAATAAGAATCCCCGTTTTTAGGATGATAGATTCGTAAACGAACTCTTGTCGTTCCTGCAGGAGCAGTTTCTGTAACACTAATACGTTGCCATATATCATTTCCTGTTAGTATAGATGTGGTGGTTTTTGATATGATACGAGCGGAGTCATTGTGGTATTCGATTTCAACTCTAGGATGACCGCCATCATAACCGGAGAGGTTTTTTGTGAGGACATATACAGAAGCAGAGTAGTTTTCTCCTGCACTTGCGGGAACAAACTTGGAATACGCACTTGAATTTTGTAGAGGTTTTCCAGTGGTAAACAAATGAAGACTATTTGTTGTATTTAAACGAACAATTTCACTCACTTCATATGTACTAAAAGTTGAGTCAAGAGTCCAATCTATTGTCCCTTTTCTAAGTGTTGCATTCGATACTAAGTTTCTACTCGTCATCTGGATAGAACCAGCAGTTACTTTGTTAGCACTTAATGTTTTGATATGGGCATCTGTGATACTAGCTTGTGCGATTTCAGCCTCACCAATAGCACCTTTTCCAATAACCCCACTACCCGCAACAATAGAGTTTGTTTGTAAGTGATTAGCATTAACAGATTTCGCCGCTAACTCTCTTGCGGTAATAGATTCAGCCACCAGCTTATCAGCAGTTACTGTATTGACTGCAATGTGTTTCCCACCATCGACTGCGCCTTCTTGGATTTTTGGATTTGTAATAGCACCATCCGTAATACCTTCTGAGTAAACACCCTTTTCATCGTACAGAACAGTTACCCCATCAGCACCACGAACGCGTAATCCATACAGGGATCCATCGGCATTAACATCACCAATAGACACACGCTCAACAGGTGTTTTTTGATTATCAAAAACTTGTAATCTATTACCTGTAATTCTTAAATGACCATTTGTTCCTTGTAGGGTAACTTGTCCAGTATCAATAGTACCTGCAACAATTTTATTCGCTACTAAGCTAACAATCTTTGCATCTGTGATACTACCATCTGCGATTTGAGCAGAGTCAACTGTACCTTCACCAATAATAGCTCCATCAATAAAAGCATGTTCGATACTGGCATTAATCGCTTCAATTACAGAAGCTTGTAATCTATCGAAGTTCGCACTTCCTGCTGAGATTTCTAAGGCCTCAATTAGCCCTGCTGAAATGTTTTCAGCTTTTAAAGCACCAATCTGAGCGGCATCGATTTTAGCTTGTCCTGCATAAAGGTTAATAGCCTCAACAACCATTCCTTTAATATGACTTGCAGTTAAGGTACCAATCTTTGCAGAGTCAATTACAGCAGTTTCAATTGAGGCATTAATTGCTTCAATCACACTTGCTTTGATATGTTCGGCGTCAAGTTGACTAATCTTTGCAGAATCAATTACAGCTTCTCCTGCATACAAGTTTACAGCTTCAATAACTGCCCCTTTAATATGCTCTGCTGATAATTCACCAATAACAGCATTATCGATCAAAGCTGAACCAACAGAAATGTTTGAAGCGTAAATATTGATTGCATCGATAACATTGGCTGCGATATGTTCTGCAGATAGTTCGCCAATAACAGCAGTATTGATTTTGGCTGTACCAATATAAGCATTAATCGCTTCAATGATGTTTGTTTTAATATGGTCGATATTAAGTATCCCAGACTTAATAGATCCTGCATCAATATAGTCAATAACTCCTCCATGCAAGAAGTCATTACCAGCCATTTCATCATAGCCACCAGGACCATTCTTGGCTACAGCTGCAGGAGAGTTATTGATTGCCCTAATAACTGTATCCTTGATTGAATCTGGAGTTGCTCCACTTCCAGTCAATCCATCAATTTTCGAATAATGAATTAGATGATTATTGTCATTAATTGCATCGACAAGAGTTTCAATACCTTCAGAACCATAAATAGCACTAGCAAAATCAATTGCTTTACCAGGGATTTGTTTATCTTGCCATGTATAGATTGATGGGTTTAACCCTACTCCTTTTATGTAACATTCGTTTTTTACTTTATCGAACACAATGCTTCCCTTAGAAAAAGAACGAGATGTAGCAGTTGTTTCTTCTACATAAACTGGATTCTGAGTCTTCCATTTCCCTAGCTCAAAACCATGAAGATATCTTTCTACCTTCTCATTTAAAGCGTATCGACTCTGAGGAGCGAGACTATATCCATCTAAGTTATACAGTGTAGATAACATTTTTCCATATAAATAAAGCTTATTGTTATCATTACTTGCATCTGCTGTATCTTCAACGAAGATCTGAATTCCTCTTTCTTTTTGGGCTTTGTTTAAATTGAAAACAACGGAAGGAATTACGATAGGATTGTTTTTAGCACCATTTAAAACGAAAACATCTTGCGCTAGGTAGATGTCCTCTTTTGATGTTTTAAGGTCTGCTTGTTGAGGGTTATTTTTATGAGGTTTATTAAATAACGTGGTTTCTATTTCACCTGTAATAACAGCTGACATTCCTTTTGCATGAATGTATTGAAGAATTTGGTTTTGTTGCGATCTGTTCCATCCATTTTCAAATCCAAAATTAGATAGTAAGATTCCATGAAAACCTTTAGATTCGAACCATGTTATATCAGCTTCAATGTTATTTAAAACAACATTAGGGTAATTGATAATACCATATAGCAGCGTTCCGCTCTTCTTAACTTCATCTACAAAGAAATTAAAGTTAGTAGATTCTTCTTTATTAATCATGACATGAGGAATGTAACTAAAAGCATTGATTCGTTTTTCGATAGAATCATATGTGTTAATAGATGCACCTCTATAACCAACGAATAACGGGCTACCAAAATCAGATATGGCTGCCTTATCTACTTTTTTATTAAGTTCACCTGAGACTGTGTTTCCTAGCTCTTTAAAGTTAATGACGCGTTCTATCTGTTCAATAGATTCCTGCAGTTCATTAACATCTTCAGACATGACGTAATCACCATTAGGATCTCCATCATACTCTGCATCCTTTTTACGGACAAACTCAGAAAAAGGCACAGGGAAAATCAATTCCTTTTCCATACATTCACCTACTTTGTCTTTAATATGTTTCTTTTATAACCATTACAAAATACTTTTGCTATAAAAAACGGGACGGAATTATCCGCCCCATTGGTTAATAGTTACTTCCTATTTTCGGTTGTTTTTCTATGATGCCGTTTCGCCCATCGCACTTCACCCATTTGCGTAAGTTTTGGTCATAGATTTCAACTTCAAAATGAGTAAGATTCGGATCATCAACATAACTCCACTGTAAGTGGGTTGTATCAGTCTCCTTGTCGTAGTACTGGAACACTCCTAATGGATAATTCACACCAATCACTCCCATTCAATAATGCAGTACGTTCCATAAGCAACGTGCTTGTCGATAACTTCTTTTACATATTCTTCAGATAAGCTGCCACCGTATTCAGTAAGAATAGACTTTGGTAGTGCGACAATTAAGACACCATTTCGGTAAAATGCTTTTCCATCCCAGTTGCCAATGTCCCAATAACGTTGTCTTCCTTGCACTCTCTCATCGATCGTTTTAGTTGATAGCGATTCAGAGATACCACCACCGCGAGTACGTGCATCCATAACAACTACATCTTTAACACTTGTATGCTCTCTGACTTGAACTTTGGCAAGTAGCAAGTACATAGGGTTCGACTGTTGAATATTTCTCCACTCTTCTCTACTGAAGCAGTGACGAATTGAGTTTCCATTTTCAGAATCCGGAACGATGTAAATGTGGATGAGTTTATTAAGAAGCTTTGAAGATGGAACTTTCTTATACTCTACCTTTTGAACACCATTTACATAAGTTGTCATCGGAAGAGTTGAGTAATGTCCAACTGATGGATTGAGGTCTAAATGAAGAAATGTCCGAAGAGTTTCACTGTAGAAGCCTTTGTATTCGTAGAAGTTATCAAAATAAGAATACTTAGCAAATAAATCATCTTTAAATGAAATGTTTTCTTTTAAGAAGAAGATTCCATTTTGGATATCATAATCATTTGCTGATAGCTCTTGGTTTTCGAAATAGCCATAATCTGCATATACAGGACCAACTGGTTCAAATTTAAAGACTACTTTCCCTTTTTCATAATCGATTCGATAATTTGTAGCAGGAATTGTATTAGCTGATGTCGCTTTGCCTTTAGTAGTTTTTAGAACTGGTACCGGTTGGATTAACCAGTTTTCTTTCGAACCATACATGATTACTTCTTTCGTAACTGGATCAACACGTTTGTTTTCTAATAAATCATCGGACATTTTTGTGTTTTTGTAGATTCTCTTATACAAGCGGAAATTACGGTACTCGTAAGTAGCGTATACTTTACCTGTTATATTTTTACCTGGGAAGAAAATAGTGCCTTCATCATGGTTAATCTCGAATGGGTATTCTTCGAAGATCTCCACCATGTTTCCGTTATTTGCAGCATCGATAAAAATATGAACCTTGTCATTACGAATCCAGTCTTTTTGTTTAGCTCGGAATAATGTTCCGGCTGAATTCGCTAAGCCCTCAACTAAAAGTTGTTCTTTTTCTACAAAGCCTTGGCTTACGAACAGATTGTTGTGAGGTACTTTCACTGTTGAAGGAGTCATGTATTCCATTTCATTTTCTACTGTCATGATTCCAATAGAAGGATTAAAGATTTGAGAAGCGTATTCGTTAACCTGATACTTCTCTTTTTTCATAACTCGCTCTTTGTACTGGTTCATTACATCAGGATTTTTACTAACATGTAATTCTGACCACTCTTTATATCCAAGATCATCTTTAATGAATTGTCCGTTATGAATTCTTAAATACCAGTTTTCTTTAGCATCCTTTGTCTGGGGAAGTTCACTGTAGATACGGCGGTCATCAATTAACTTCAATCCAAAGTTCCTTTTAGAAGCTCTTATTGTTTCAAAACCAGTTTCAGCATGAAGAACAAAGCTTGGTTTATCTGTTGCCCAGAAAATATCTTTATGGCCAATAACAAGATCTCCACTATAGAACCATTCCATGCCTGTTTTACGGTCAAATAGTTTTAGGTTAACTAAGTTGTTTTCTTCTAAACTCTCTGAACCAAGTGCAATCTTGTAGAAGATTTTGTTCTTGTCGTACCATTCTTTCCCACTCGGCACTGGAGGAAGTAGCGTATGTAAGTATCCTAAATTCTTTAAGCCTTCTGTTTTACGAATTGATTTAGAATAAGAAACTGGTGGCCCATACATTCGTTCATAACGACCATATTCTAGTCCTGTTCCTGCATCTACACCGAAAGAAATCCATTGATGGATAAATGGCATAATCGTATATGTGAATGGAACTTCTGGTGTTGCCCTAGTGATATCTGCATTTCCAAATCCTTCTGCTTCAATATCAATCGTTGTAGCATTTGGTTTAATACTGAATGCATAGAGAGCCTTTTCTCCTTCATTCTGTGCAACACCTCTAACCGCTCCAATTGTATCTAATGTGACATCATCAAAACTTGCTTTACCGAATCCATTACCATCTACAAAGCCTATGCGAATCTTAATATTTTGAGGTTTATCGATATGGAAGATCGTTTCGAGTTTAACCCAATCTTTCTTCCCTGTAATAGAAATTGAAGAAGAGATTTTTTCACCCTGTAAATTATAGATACCGATTTTCACACCATCCGTTGTAATTCCTCGCACCTGATCAATGGTTGCCCACACAGTCGCTTTATAATCATCAATAGATACATAGATGTCTTCACTTTCCCAAAAGGCTTGAGCACCCGTTGTTCCATTTGAAGAGTCTAAGGATACCTGACGAACACCAAATAAACTTTTTGTAGAATCGTGTGTGAAAGTTACGGTTTGACCAGCTAACTTCTTTGTATTCCATGAAGGTATTGCATTTACTGTATCTGCTGTCCAAGATGTAACAGGTTGTCCACCTGCATCCACCTGACCGCTTTCAAATCCACTGTTGTTAATAGGAATGGACTTATCACCATCTACAGCATGTTCATACACTCCTGTAGCATTATAGAACCAAGGTTTGCAATAGATTTTCACATACTCTTTACAATTCTTATAAAGGATTTTTTTAGCTACAATTTGGTTTGCGTTGTAATCACTTCTGTCATTAATATAAACATCCGTGTTATTTACTTTGTATTCCTGAGCAAATAAATTATCTCGATGATACACAAAGTCATTTCTCCAAGGAGTAAACACCCATTGTTCTTCTGAATGGTAAAGGATTGAGTTTAAAACAAGGTTTACACTCTCTTTCTGATTATGGTAAAAAGCTCTAAATATTCCACAGTTAGAAACAAGAACAGTACCTTTATCAAACAATGTCTTCTTAATAATAGAAGGCCCACCATTTAAGTGTTTTACGATTGTATCCCATTGCGTACTCACTTCATCTTGTCCAAATAAGATAGCAGGAGAAATATCCGCATAACCTAAAGCCCCAACGTTTTGAATCGGTAACAAACGGCTAATATATGGAGAGTCTTTTTTAATTTCTTTAACTCCAAATTCATTGCTGCTTGACGAGAACCCAATATCAGAAATGAATGTATTCCCTTTGCTCGTTTTGAAATCAAGAATATTGATTCCGCTACCAGCATTATCTACCCAGATCGTACCGCCATTCTTTAAGTAATGCTCAAACTTGTCTTTAAACATAGACAAGTCAGCCTTACCGTAACCAGTTATAACAAGCAAATCATAATCCTCATAATGATGGTCTGGCATATCAAGATTAACTGCCCAATATCGAACATCTTTTTTCAAGAGATCGACTGCTGTTGGATGTGGGTTTTGTAATTCTACGTACTTCGGAAGAGACAGGTGTTCATTAATCGCCTTACCAATTGAGGATAGGTTTTCAACATTCACTACCGATTGAACAAAACTAAAACCAATGTTCATCTTGCCTGGGTTTGTTTCACTTAGTTTTGTTTTTAATTTAGCTTCGACGCGATGTTTAAACAATTGAGGTGTACGTGTTTGATAATTAGCAATCATAACGTCAGATGTTGCGTAGAAAGAAAAATCATTCCCCTTCTCTTCAATTGCGTATACTTTCAAGTGTTTGTATTTGTCTGGATCGGATTCCATATCAGTAACAATGTCTTCAAACTCATCCATTGTTACTTGTTTGAAAAATGGATATGCATTAAGAACTTCTTCTTTTAATTCACTCTGTTTAATGTCACTTCTGTAGTTAGGGTACACTACTTTGTATGTAACATCTTTGTTGTTACGGAAATTTGTAAATACAACAATACGGTATATGAAATTATCTTCACGAATTAATTGAACCTTGTACATATCATCCTCTTGTAATGGTCCACCGTTTGCTTCAATACGAATACTATTCCCTACATAAACTAGGTCATTTCTTTTATCTAGTACAACCTCTTCTAGAGGTATAGCTTCTTGTTCAGTTTCAGAAGAAAAGCCACCCAGATAAGGAATAACCTGAGCAGTTCTTGCATCGAAACGTCCTTTTAACTCCATCTCATAAAATACTGGTTTTGGAGTATCTTGACGGTTCTTTCGAATAGTAAATTCATCTGTTACATAGACTGCATCAGTAGGAAAAATAGCTTGTCCGGATTCTGTTTCTAATAAGAATTTATTGTTTGGATAAACCATGTAATCTTTCTCTATGAAATTAGATAATCCGTTTTCTTTAATTTGAGAAGAAACATCTTCTAATAAGATGTTCTCCTCGGGTGATACAGATTTTGATTGTACATACGCAAGGTTTGTACTATTCTTAGGAACCTTATTACCAATACGAATAGCATACCCGCGGTTTCTTTGACCACTACGAACAAGGTCTTTATGAGGTTGCAGCTGCATGGTTTGTATCCTCCCATTCTTTCAACTTGTTTAAGATAACAGTCAGTCCATTATCTTTTTGATTTGTTTCTAAGACTAAAATCTCGTCCATCGTAACGCGACCATCTTGATTAAAATCTAAGATAGAGAAAAGCACTTCATCTTCATATCTTTCTACTCCCTCATACATAAGGAGGTAGTTAATGATCTTTGTTTTTGCAGTTAACAAGTTCTTCTCTCTCTGAGTTAATTGAACCTTATCTGGTTTTGATACAGGGCTTAATAATATCTTGTAACAAACGCCGATATTATTATCTTTGTCTGTGATCCAAATATAATCTTCTACAATCTCACCTGCGCGTTTTGCTTGGATATATGGAGCATGGTATTGATATAGATATTGCCCTGAACGTTTTTGCGCTTCAACTGCATCTCTTGATACATGTCTAGAAACAAATCCTTTAGAAGCAACAATCTCTAAGTTAGAGTGAGACAAGAAGTTTCCTTGATAATCAAGTGGCTCGATAATAAGTGTTGAGAAACTCGCTCCATCTGCATGTAATCGATCTGGCGTAGCTGTAATTCTAAAGCTATCTGTCTTATTTATTGTGTTTGTAATATATAAGAACCCTTCATGATTTTGGTTTTGAATTGGATTCATATCAATCATTGTGGCTAGCTTCTTTGGCTCACCATAACGATTTCCTTCTTGATATACAATTCTTTTTCCACCATCGTGTTTAGCAAAATCAATTCGGTACCCATCAACAGCCTTGATATTGTAATCAATTGTATAGGTATCATTTACCTGGTACGTTGCATAAAGCGTTTTGTTTTTTAATACTGCTTTTCTGTTTGTGTGAATAGAGAAATAGAATCTCTTACCATCTATTCGATAAGGTTCTCCTATTTTTTCTCCATCCTCTGTACGGATAGCGATGTCCCTAAATTGTTCATCAAGGTTATTGTACGCAACTTCAACAAAGTCACTTTTACCGTCATACCGGAATGGTTCTTGATTCCATGTTTGATATGCTCCTGTTTCATGATCAAAGAACGATACTTTTTGTAACGTATCTCCATTTTCTTTTTGAACTAGGATAGGTGAATGATCAATTGGAGCTACGGGAATTTCAGACCATGTAACATTCTGGCCACTAATTCCACCATCGAATAAAGACTGCATAACTGCAAAAGGTAGCTGCGTTTTAATGTTAGAAGTAGCTGGTAATTTGTTATTAAATAATGCCCATTCTTCTAAAACAACTTCTTCCTGAATAGGTGTTTCTTCATTTGCGAAAATCAATTCTTGAGGAGTTGTAAGTAGAAGTCCTGTATTTAAAGCTTTCGCATTTTCACCATTAATAGTTAATTCAATACCTTCATCATTCCAACTACAAAGCAATTCATATGACGTACTTCCTTCAAGTGTTTTAGGGATAGTAATTGAACTTGCACCAACGGTATAGGATAAATTAGTTCCACGTACTGCAAGAGATAGTTCATTTGTATCTGAACGGAAAAGGGTTTGATCTCTATCGATACGGTTTTTTGTAGTTAGTTTTAAATAGATACTCCCTGCTTTTTTATCAAATAAGTTCTTTACTGGGAATTTTAATGATGACCCCTTACGAACTACTGAACTAGTAATATTAGAATTCGGAATGTATGGAGTAGGATCTACACGGTCTTCTAATTGGTGTTTTCCCACGATAAGAATTCCATTTGTTTGGAATAGTAGAGTAATTGTTTGTGGGGTTGCTACATTGAAAGTTTGAGAGATGTAGGACAACTCTCCTTTTGATATAGGAATTTGTTTTAACACTGTCTCCCCAGACTTGATTAAACACTCACCATTCCCTTGAGCATTGAATGAAAGTGTATGGTCTTTTGCAAGTAGAGAGATAGATTGAGAGAACATCGCTTTCTTAGTTGTAGAGCCTAAGAGTTTTATATACTCATGGTCTTCTATTTTAATTGTTTTTACCTCTATTCCTCCACCGTTTGCATTACTTGTCCATGCAGTAGATTGAGGTTCTTGTATTTCACAAGAGTAAAAGATTTCTCCTGCTTCTCCATATACACGAACTTGACCATTAACAAATAAAGCAGACTCAAATTTAAAAACTGTTTTATTGTTTAAGGTAACTGTAAAATGAGATCCGTTCGAAGAGATTGTTAGGGTGTTAGAATCTAAGATATTATCCTTTACATCTACGACTCCATAAATCTTTTCAGAATCTTTTACGATTCCGCCTATATGCAACTTGTATTCTTTATCTAGAGAAGCAAACAAAAAGTTTCCATCACTTAAATATTTAGGGATTAATACTACTTTTTCCGTTGGCTTAGCAAACGAGAATACTACTTTACTATCTTCATAGAGTTCATTTGAAATAGAAACATATCCCTCACTTTGGAACACAATAGCGTTTGGGATTGTAGCATGTTTAATAATTGTTCCCGGATTAGTGAACATTTCTGCACCACCTTTTTATTGATTTCTTTTGACAATCTAACCTTTATTTCTTATTAATGTCCATAAGAAAAGGAGAGGAATCTATCCTCTCCCTAACTACTCTAGAATGATGTGGCATTAAAGACCTTAGCCTTTTTCCAATCATCGTTCTCAAATACAGAATCTTTAACAATGTTACTACTAGTAGGTAATAACATTGCTCCTATTCCAGTTGGCCCATTTACATATTCGATACCATCAGCTGTTGGTAACTCTTTTTCAGTAAGTACCGTTTTTAATGGTTCTGAATATAGGTAGTGCTCTTGTTCTTTTAGGTAGTAGTACCCCTTCTGAATTTCAGGATGCCAATTCTTACTTGGATCTTTTCCATTCAGAGTTCCTACTAAGAACTTCTTGCCATCGATATCTTGAACACTTGTTTCTACCCACAAGTCATTATCCTCAATAATGTATCCGATATTCTTGTAGATACTATCATATCTTTCGAAAGATTGAGGAGTAGGAAGTTCCAGTTTAAAGTCTTCTGTTGGTGTACAAACCCCATCAAATACTTTTACTTCAGGTGAACGCCATACAATGTCTGTTCCCATTTTTTCAAAGTAAGTTGTATCTAAATGAACTTTTACGCTGTCTACTTCACGACGCTTATAAACAACAACGTATTCCTCTCCTGCTGCAGGCTCTAGTACTCCTGCTTGAGATGGAGACCAATCAATGTAGTTGCTCTTTAATTTGAAGTCACCTGTTTTTAAAGTGTCGTTCCAGATGTGATATGTTACACTTCCAGTCTTTTTCTTACAAGAAACAATCTCAATAACATCACTTAAAGGAAGGGGGTCCATTCCATTAGCATCTGCACCTCTGACCATTTCAGCTGTAAGAAGTTCAGAAGTTCTATATGTAACTTCAAGAGGAAGGTGTTTTCCATTCCAATCAATAGGAACAAAGGACTCATCAATTCTAACTCCATTTTTCTTATGAACAGAATCTTCAATAATAGAAATCTCATAAGGCATCGCATTTTCGAACTCGGCTTCAGGAGCTAGTGCAGGAAGAATGATATTTGGAGGAATGATGATTATACTTCCTACTTTTAATTCTTCAATTGAATCATTAGCTACCTTCAGATCTTGTACGTGAATATCGTACTTAGTAGCAATGCTTTCCCAAGTATCACCCTCTATTACTACATATTCACGATTGAAATCTGCAAGAGTTGAAAGGTTGAATTGTGTACGAACAAATTCACCGCGGATATCATTCGCATTAATTACACCAGTATAAATTTTTTCTTCTGATGCCCAATCTACATACCCTTTTGGAGGAGTGTTTGGAACCTTAATACTTATTGGTTCACTTGAGAAGTCTGTAACGTTTACACCATGATCTTTGTCATAGACTGAGTTATGACTAGATTTTTGCGTATAAACCGTACCGTTCTTAAACAATAGAGAAACCTCATTGTTTTTAGATATGTTTGGCATCGTGATAAGTTGGTCCTTCACTAATGTTCCATCCTCATTCAGAAGAATATCCTTATTGGTAGCTTTAATTGCAGTTACCGTTGTGTTATACATTTCAGCTACATCATTCAATGTTTGCCCATTAACAACCTTATGTAATTCGTTTGGCCATCCATTTTGAATGTAATAACGATATTTAAGATTAGATAGTAAGAATGGTGTGAATGTAGAATCCAGTTCTCTTTCGTAAGGTCTTAAGTATTGAACCTTCCCTGCACCATATTGGTAATGCATAAGAACTCCTGTTTTTCCTCCAAACTCCAATTTCCTTTGAATAGCTTTTGCGATTACTTCATCGGATGCAGATGTAGATTTGCCCGTTCTAGATCCTTTACTTTCTTCTGATTTGAGGTAAATCATTACATCAGAAGGTCTTCTTGTTTGGTCTGTAAGCTCATACTTTTGTTGAGCAGAAGTAATTTGTTGCTGATTAAACGGAATTTGATTTGAGGTGCTTGGGTACTTAAACGGATAATCACTAATCTTTTGAAGTGATTTTCTTCCTGTACTTAAACCATCTACTGCAGAAACATCTTTGTTGATTACATTGACTACTTCTTTGTATAAGATGTTTTGGTAAATATCTATAAGGTCAACTACCGGTGTTCCTCTTACTGAAGAACGTGTCATTTCTACAGTTAGGAAATATGGTTGAGGAGAAAACTTCATTGCTCGATCTTTTACATTCATCGGATTATCAATTACCTGAAGAAGATTTCGAGGGTCTTTTTGATTTGTTCTTGTTTTAGAGAAGACATACGATATCTTGGTATTACTCGTATCTTTTGGAGGAAACGCTTGTGTGTCCCAATTTAAAAGTGCTGTTGTCTTACTAAAGTCAAATTTAGTTCCTTCATTGATTGGGCCTAATGTCACACTATGATTTGTTACTCCGCGCTTTAATCGAAGACGTTTTGTATTTTGGCGATAAGGTGCTGTTATCGGGCCCCAGAATATATTGTCTCGACTAGAAGAAGAACGAATATTCATTTCAGTACCAGTTGGCTGCTTTTGAACAAAACGTATCTTACTTGCATACTTGAATGTCTTACCAACACTTGTTGCTACTTGCGTCATATCGATTTTAACAGTGTAATCACCATTTTGATCATACAACCCACTATCTTCTGAACGTAATTCAACCTTATCAATAATTGGAGAAGTAGCATTATCCGAAGATAGTAAAATTATTTTTCCTTGAACATAACGAACGTTTTGATATAATGTTGTGCTCTGTCCTGTACATAAATAATCCTGTCCTTGAATAAATGTTTTCGTTAAAGTAATCGGCTCCCATTGCGACCATGTAGTTTTATTAGCAGAGGTACGAATTTCAATATTGAAATCACTTGTTCTTAATTTACCTCCAACAATGATTGCATCTGCTGTCGTATCAAGTGCTTTGATAACTACTTTATAATCACCAAAACCGTAAGAATCAAAAACGATTTTATCTACTTTATTTGGATTTGTTAGGGATAATGTATTGATTGACTTTGTTTGTTTCTCTACCCATTGGTATGTTTCTGATACTAATTCTTCTTTGTACAACTTCGCTTCGATGTTCTGAGTACCCACGTTTTGAAGTCGTACATGAACTTCCAAATTGTCACCTGTAGCCAAGAATTCCACTGGTGTATTAGCAGTTCTTGTTTTAATATCAGTCCCCGATACTGTCCATTTGGTTGCATCGGTTCTTGTAAATTCTCTGCTTGTTGCTGCGTAAAAAGTAGAAGGTAATTGTGCTTGGATTTTTGCATCAATATGATAGCTAAAAGGTTCTTGAGCATCAAATTCTTCTGTTAGATAATCTCCATAAAATGCTTTTAGTCGTCCATATAATGAACTAGAATAAAAGTTTCTTTGGTACTGTGCCAATCTGTGTCACCACCTTAAAAAAATAAGGGGGAGATTGCTCTCTCCCTATCGATATTTAACGTAAAATTGGAACGTGTAAGCATCAAAACGCATGTAAGAGTATGGGCCATACTCCGCCTCAGGATGATAGAATGCAATTCCTTTAATCCATCCGTCACGTAATCCCTCACCAAACGATTTATTAAGAGAGATCCAGTGAGACTCTCCTCGGTTGAAATCTATTCTTTCTATCTTTTGATGATTAAATAGATATGGTCCATCTTTTGCTGAAGGGAGGTCCCATTTACCTCCATAGTTGTGAGCCCACACATGAAGAAAACGACCATCATTCTTATACCCATGTCCGGTATTTCTTCTGCGAATATAAAACTGAACATCTAAGATTTCTTTCCCCTGTAATTTTTGTCTCCAGTCATTATGATCAAGGAAGAATAAACATTTGTTGTTACCCCATCTTGTTCCCTTTTTAACATCAAGGCCGTCCTGATTTTTGGCTTCAAGCTCTATCCATTCTCCATGAAATACTTCTCGATCATCGTACTCGTTGCGCCATTCAGATGGATTTCTTATAATTCTGCCATTCTGCATTAAAATGACATAATTTGTACGCCATGTTCTGCTTCCTGCACCCTTTTGGTACTTCTCAATAATTGGTCTTGGTTGTGTTTTACCACTAACAGTAGCCCAAGGTGATGCGCCCGCTCGGTTTACAGCTCTTACTTTTTGAACATATGTTGTATCTGGATTTAACCATACATGAGGTGAGTCCAAAGTGTTTGTTCTTTGTATAGATGGGTTTGGCCACCACGTAGGTAAATATTCATAATACTCAGCGGTAGGAACAGCATCCCAAATGAAATTCAGTTCATGTTGTGAAGACCACGCCATACGAGGTTTTGGAGCTGCGGGAGGTTTTAGTGGATCAATTTTTATATAATCCAAGATCCAAAACCAATCGCTTACATTCCCATTTATATCAAATACACGAACAGCATAATGATAAACACCATCTACATTGCCTGTTACATTATGAACATAAGCTGTATTTGGACCGTTGTAAATGTCGTAGTAATACTGGGTTATCCACTGATTTGATAAATCGTATTGTTGAACACGTAGGTTATAACTTGCTACACCAAGGGGAACATTGTCCACTTTGTAGGGTTTGTAGTAAGGCACTGACTGTTCTTTTCTTTTGTCTACTGCAGAAACTCGTAAAACATAACGCGTTTCTTTTGAGGAAGAAAGATGTACAAAATTAATATGATCCATTGGAATATTGATTTTTCTTCCAAATGATTCTACATCTTCTACTCGATAAAATAATGTATGAGTACAAGTCTTGTCAGTGAAACCAACCTCTAGCTCAACCTTGTAATACGAAACATCTTCTGATAGCTCATTTAAAAAGTTAACCGTACATGTACCTGGTTTAAGATCTGAGGGCTGCCAATTAACATCAACAGATAAGTCCTCTTTACCATTGTTGTACGCCCTTCCACTTTTTACATAAAGCTTTTCAAAGCCACCAAATGTTAAGTACACATTACTTGGTTCTTTTGGTGGGATTCTAATAAGACGGTCAAAGATTGTATATATCTTGTGAATATCTTGAGCACCTAGACCATCTTCAATAAGTCTTTGAATTTCATCTCGATATGTATCTTCTTTTTTTGCAATTAACCACAGGATACTTTCGAGGTTTTCAAAATCGGTACGGCTAGGAACCGTTTCACGAGTAAATAAAGCCAAAGCTTTTTCTAACGCATCATTTTCTTCTATAGAATCTACTACGTAATCATCTACTACTGAGGCAGCGTTTTCTCTAATTTCCTCAAAGTATTTACGAGTCCCGATGTACTCATATGCTTCTGGTCCATCTGGCCATACAAGTCCATCCTGTAAAAATACAGGTCCAAATTTAAATCTTTTTCTTCCACTATAAGCAGTAGAGTCGTTAGCAGCTGTTACTTTTACTTCCCATTCATAAGTTTGCTCTAGGTCAAGAACACCCTGATGAGAAGTTATATCTACTTGAGTATCTGTTCCTGAATGGAAGGTAACAAGGGCTGTGTTAGAGCCCGTTTTATATACCTTTACTTCTGCATCTTTCTGATAATCATTAGAGTTTTCTTTAATGAATGTCCATGAAAAAATGAGTGAGGAAGGAACGTCTGGAGAAACGATGGAGTTAAAATTAGGAGATAACCCTTCTGGTCGTTTTGCCATTTATATAACATCCTTTCTTAGCGATCAAATACCGCTGGGTGAACTGGTTCAACAATCGCATAATCGAAACGAACTTTTACAGAAGAAGTTGTAGCTAGTTTTCGAACACGTAATTTTGTAGAACCATCATGATTGAAGATCAAGTAGAATGTTTTATATTGTCCACTTGTATCGAAGTCTGTTCCGTTTAAAGTAGTTTTGTTAATAACTTGGTTTGTCTTTGAGTTAACTGCAGAAACCTCAACAACCGCATTAGAAGGAAGACTACTTGCTGATAATCTTACAACCGCAACATAACGACCGTAATGCATTCCATCTAATGGTGCATTTAGCAGGTCTGAAGCAGCAGTAGCACCACTCTCGATTGCTTTGTTTAATAATGTTTTTGAATCAGCAACTGCAGTGTTGCCAGTTGAAGATGCATCATTTGAATCGAACTCTCTTGTCCATCGAGTGTTTGTCTTCCCTAATACCTTTAGCTCTGCATTTTGTGCGATTGTTCCACCTGTTGTTTCAGAAATCTTGTCGTTAATCGCATCAGCTACTTTTGTATTTGAAGTTGATTCTACATAGATATCTGAACCGGTGATTCCTGTAGCAGTCTTTGTTAAATCAACGTTTGCCTTTGGAAGTTTACCTTGTACTTCTTGTGTAAGCATAATCTTCTCCGGCATACCAGGAATCCCCGAAGTACTACCTAAGTGACGGTGTTGTTGAATTGTAGGATTTGTAGTCTTATCCTTATCGAAAGCCCATGTAGGTCCACCGTATCGCTTATCGAATTCAGCATACCAATCATGAGTCTCAAGTGCATCTATACGAGACTTAACGGTAGAAGTTCGTTTAAGGTTTAGTAGCACGTTTGGGTCTGTAATAGGTTTTCCGTTTACATCCTTTGGTGCAGCTGGCATTTGAGCTAATTCTCCTAGCATACGTTGTACTGCCATTACAGCATCCTGTAGCGAGTTTACATGTTCAGCCATGTTGTAATCTTTAAGGTTTGTCCATCGAAGCAAGTTGGGATTTGACTTAGAACCACTACGCTCATCGAATAATTCAGGGAAACGAGTAAGAACTAAGTCGGGATAAATATTATTCCCAACTGCATTTTGTACTGATCCAGTTTCAGCCATTATTTATCCACTCCTTGTTATTTTGGTAGGTTAAGAGATAAAGAACCTTCTCGGTTAACTCTTACGGATATACCTTGTGATCCTCTTAAAAATGAACCCTCTGTATCTATTACTGCAGAGAATGAACCCCTACCAAGAGTTACAGAGCCGTTACCAACTTCTACATCGGCTAACGTTGTTTGGGTCATTGTATTGTTTAGAGTAAAGTCCTCATCAGTTGTTAATTTGTAAGACTGCGGTGCGTCACTCTGATCGATCCAGTCCACTATAAGCTCTTCTAAAACAGGTGTCACTGTTCTATCAGCAGTTTTCATTTCTACATGGACTTTAATTTGTGGCTCTTCATTATTGTGAAGGATATCTTCTCCTGTAACAATTTCCATACCAGGAGATGTGTTGTCGCTAAAAGTATAACCGTAACGATTATCCCAAGTGATATGAGTTTGATATAGGAATTCACGTAAAGCTACTAATACGTAATGAAGTGGAATAATTTCAGAAGCCATTACTGTATATTTGTAATCCTCTAAATCATACTCATCATTTGGTATTTTCCCTTTTGCAACTATCTTGTACTTAAATTGAATTTCTGGGTGATTCTCTTCAATTTGTTCCTCTGTACCATGTAGCCCAACATAGGCTTTGAATTCGCGAACAGAAGACTCTTCTTTTGGAGCAGTTACTAGTAAGTCATCACCGCTACCAATTCCTGATTGAACTTCGTTATCCTTCCATGAAGCAGAGAAACCGTCCCAGATATGAGGCAGGTAATGAAACCCCATATTGTTTTCTTCAATGCTGCGCCAATAAGCTTCTCCCCAGTTCATATGATCCCAAGAGAAACCTAGATTACTATTAATCTGATTTACGTATTGGATATATGTTTGAGAAGGTGTCCCATCTGTATTCATAAGTTTTGTTTGAACATACTTATCATCAGATAGCGAGCCTAATTCAACTTGAGATTTATCAATGCCAAGTTCTCTACTAATACCATTAATAAGCCCTTTCTTTGTTGCTCCACCAGGATTCTTAAAAACATCTAAGATACGATTCTTGAAAGCTTCGTTTCTTTCGCCCGGTAATCTAGAAATGCCTAGCAACATACCAAACTCATCAAATACGTTCCAGATATGATGAAGCATATATTCATAATGAAGGGTATCCCCTACTTCAATTGCATCGAATGGTTTAAAGATATTATCTTGCATGTAGTAATCCGTTACTTTGATATATACATAACCTTCAATGGTATCAATCATGTAGGCGTTGTCGTCACTCTCAAAAAATAGTCGTAAACTATCCATTGGCATACAGTCTCTTCGCACACCATCAATAACTAAACGAACGTGACGATTTGGTGTTTCAACATCTACAACGTCACGAGTAGCAAGCGGAATCTTATAACAGTAATCTGCTGTTTGTAAGTTTGCTGTACCGATATACATGTTGTTCCAAGCTTGCTCTATGTAACGTTCAATGTCTGATAGTTCAACACCAAATGCATCTAAAAATAGTGCCCCTACAGATTTCTCGTCTTTGGCCATCTTCATCCATTGCGGAAGCATGGACATCATACTTGTTGTATGTTTGTTTAACAATGGTGTCACCTGCTTTCTAAGCTACATTAATTTTTCTTAAGAAGTATCGTTCTTCTAATGAAGGCTCAACATTCTTAATGAAATATTCTTTTTCACCAACAACAAGTTTTTTAAATTCCATATCAAGAATTTGTTCGCTTGTTTCCATTACGCGCTGAATAATTTCATTGATAATAATTGGAGAACCCATGTTTAATTGTTTCATGTACGCTCCGACATTTTGAACGACTTTGTTACGGATGTGTTGTCTTTCAAGAGAAGTTGTTTTAGAGTGGAAAATTAAGTTGAGGGTGATATCCACGGGGTTGTACTCACTTGTTTTTACTTCTACATTCATACCATAAGCAGCCACTTCATCTATAACGCTTTCTACACGAGTTAGTAGATCGTTTTCAATTGGGTAAACTTGAGGAGTAACATAGCAAGTAAACGAGCCTGTACCTCTTGTAAATCTTTTGAATTGAGCATCTGCAACGCCATCAATTCTCAGTGTTTTTAAACGGATAGCAATTAGATTTGCATTCTGTTCAACAGATACCTGATTGGAGATTCTTGCACGATAGTTGTCGTCAGATTCATCTCCATCACGAGTACAGTTTAACAGTTCACCAATAAGGTCTAAGTATCCACCTGTTGATGTTGAAATAAAGCCCATTTGAATAATTAATTCTAATTCATCGTAGAAGGGACTAAACTCTTCTATCATTACTTCTGAAAACATACGAGCAATGGAACCTGGACTTGTTTCAGTAATTCCACCTTCAGTTCGAAGTCGAGTCAAAACCGCTTCGAGCATTTCATCTTTTGATTTTCTCATTAACTGTTCACCTCATATTCTGATAACAAACCATGTTCTAAATTGAATAGAACTGGTAAAACTAGATCCGTTGCTTTTCTTCTAACAGTTATATAGAAAAGTATTTCGCTAGAACTAACAGGAACTGGTCTAACACTTAAGTCACTAGGTGGTATGAACTTGTCACTAGTTAAACTTTTCTCAATTAGGGATTTTCCTAATTCTCCTGTCTCCCTTGTATTAGGAAGACCAATTAATTCAGATAAGTCTGCTCCTATATCTTGATGTATAAACCAATCTGGATTGTCTGTTCTTAATCGATTGAGTATTACCTGCTTCTCACTCAAATAGGATACTTGAAGCGGGATATCTCTTACTAATAATCCTTCTGAACTATCTGTTGAGATATTTCCAACCGAATCGATATAGAGTAATTCATCAAAGTCGTTGTAACTAGGAGAACCAAGCTCTAAATCTCCTTCCGGTGTAAAACGAAAATCGACTTTCATTTGTTATCCTCCTCTCTTTATTCTTGAAGTTTCTATTCCTAGATCCTCAATCATAGATGTAACTTTTTCATCGTAATAGTGCTTTCTCTTTTGTTCTTGGAATAAAGGAACATTAATATTATTCGGTCCATCTTGCAACATAGAAACCATTGAAGCTTTTGGAATATGTCTCTTTTCCCCTACCTTGTCGCCATAATACAGATAAGGATTTAGGTTATGATTATTCCAAATGAATCCGTATGGTTTTGTATGCATCCTCATTTCCTTTGTAGCAAAATGAATACTGTCACCATAAAAGATGATTCCATTATCTTTAGCATCCAATCGAATACCTGTGTCTTCATTCACAAACATTTCAATTGAACCATCATCGCAGAGTTTAAAGGTTGAACCTGTAACTGGATGTTTAAGTGCAATTTCATCTTCACTAATAAATTGCCAGTTCTCTAATTCTTTTTCCAAACTCTTAGTTTTAAAATTAACGAGTTCCTCTTGTAATACTTGTCGCCAATAAGGATAATGAATATCTTTATCTCCATCACCATATGTCTTATTTACATATGCTTCATTCATTGGAATCCTCCTTTCTAAAAAATACGAGATTGACGAATTGTTCTTCCACCATAGGGACTTAGATAATTTTCATCACTATGATTTGCTTTGTACACTGTAGATATATAAGGTGACTCTTTTGACTTGTTTTTAAAAGAGATAGACACCCTGTCACCATTTTTAACAGCTTGTGTAAATACACCATCCCCATCTTTAGGTAAAGATACGTTTTTCATTGTTCGTAAAGCATGACTGTTTTCATCGGAGTAGACTACTTCACATGTTAGTTTCGTATAATCCACTTGGATCACATAGCCTTCGATTGTTCCTTGTAATCTATTTAAAGACGGTACAACTACTTTACTGTAAATAGATTGATGAATTGGACTGTTGAAATTCATCGAATCACCTTCTCTTTAATTCTTTCTTGAGTTAAGAAATCGTCTGTCATAGGTTTAGTGATTAATTCTTGCATATGCTCATAGGCTACAAGAAATTGATATGGTCCTTTGATTTTCCCATCCTCTTTATGATAGAAAAATAACTCGCCATGATCCTCACTTATACCAATGAATAAAGTTCCATATTCAATGCATGTTGTACCTTTATGCTGTTCTAAATACTCTTTAATTGTCATGCTGTCACCCACTTTCCTGGTCCACCATAGATAGGAACTCCATCATATTTAATGTCTTTCCCTTTTGGAGCAATGTCTATATGTATGAACCCCTTATTGTTTTCGAAGTCTCCACCAATCGCAATAGATCTTACACCTAATTGCCATGCACAGTCTGCAATTTCTCTTACTTCGTCTATGCTTCTAACAAGAATATCGATTGCACAACCTGCTTCATGAGGTGAAAGTTGACCGGGGTTACTAAAGCGGAAACCACTAATAACCTCAAAATAAGGTTTTTGGGTTTTCAAAAGCAAGCTTTCAAACAACCTTTTTGCGTCTGGTGAATAAAGATTCCCCTCATGACCATCGTATTTTTCACTATGAATAAATCTTTCCTTATTTAAGGGAACCATTTTTTCATACTTGGTAGTTCGAGCCCAACCAACACGGTTAAGGAGAAAGTACTCTCTTGTCATGTCACCCTTCTTAAGAGAATCCTCTATGAATTGAACTGGTAGGTATGGGAAAGAACTTCTGTACGTCTGATCAATTAGTTTTTCTTCTTCCGATAATTCTGCTCCATCCTTTTCATAAAGAGCATGCATTGGTTTTTCATTGCCTTCTTCTTTCTCATCTGCTTTTGCTGAGAAGCTAACCTTAGGTGCAATAGAATTTACTTGAATAGCTGAAGCGCTGCCTCGAATATTAACGTAGTCTTCAGGATTTTTTGTTGTCCCTTTTCTATTATTAAAGTCTGTACAAACCTCAAAGTGTAAATGGACACCCGTTGACTGCCCTTGCATACCCATATTTGCAATATGTTGTCCTCTTTTTACCGCATCTCCGGTTTTTACTTTTAGTGTATTAGGGGGCATATGGCCATAAATCGTATATAAGTCATCCTTATGCTTAATAACTATCCAAGTACCAAATCCACTTACCCCACTTCTAGCTTGAAGAACAACCCCATCACCTGCAGAAAGTATCTTGCAGTTGGTATCGCCAGGTGTGTTTGGAGCTAAATCCACCCCATTATGGTTTGTTCCCCAACGTGCTCCCATAACAGAAGTGAACCTATATGATTTTGGTTCTGCAGGAACGCCCAGTTCACCCGAACCTGTGAAGCTACCAACTCCTCCCTCAGGTTCTTTTACGGCGCTACCTTGGTCTTCAGACTTTTTACTATCATCGGAAGTTTCTTCTACTTCTTCCTCTTCATCGGTTTTAGGAAGTTCAAATTTAGCAAGGTACTCTTTTCTTTTTTTATACTCTTCCTTACCTGCTTTAATTTTTCTCTTATATGATTCGAGGTTATAGGTTTCTTTGTTTGTAGCCATAACTAAACTCACCTGCCCTTAATGTACCTGGTCCTCTATAAAGTGGTAGATTGTCATAGCCCCAAGTCGATTCAGGGCCAATATCAATATGAACAAAATTAGGACCAACTGCAATAGCACGGAATCCTGTTAACCATGCAGTGTCAGCTATATAAATTGCTTCTTCCGTTGAATCAGCATAAATATCCATAGAAATACCAATAGAATGAGAAGACTCTCCATCAGAAGGATCAAACCCTCTAGCTATTTTTAAGGTTCTATATCCGAGTCGATCTTTAAGAAGACGAAAAGCTTGTCTTGCTTCACTTGTGTAGAAATTCTCTTGAGGTCCATTTAAATGAATAAACTCGTTTGGAGGTAATGGGGAATATTTTTTCTTCATGTCATAACTGGATGACAGTTTAAAGTCTTCCACATAGTTTGACCTTGGGTAGTCTGGGGCAATGATTCTACTCTCTTTTAGTTTTGCAGTAGGAATACTTATCTTAAGTGCAAAACTTCTAGCGGATGCTAATTCCTCTTCTGTTGGTGGTAGCTTGGCTGGGGATTCAGCAACAACTTCTTTTACCGGATCTTGATAAAGGTCACAGCCAGCTGCATAATTCCCTTCAATCTCATTATCTGATAAAGGTGCTGCTTGAGCAGAAAATGCACTTACTTTTGCCTTGCCTGTAACTAGATTCATAAACCAAGTTTTATCAACTCCAGTACCAGGACAACTTTTCGGTTCTTGACCATTAATTAATCCTTCGCGGTGAAACTTCACACCATTTGGTCTGCCAGCAAAATACTTGGCGATAGCAACAGCAGATTCTAACTGTTTGCCTTGTAAAGTATCATTGCCCTTATCAAAGTTTCCAATCATTTCATACATTGCTGGATGATTAGCAGCTGTACCATTATAGTTTTTTGCACTACATGGTACGGATGAAATGTTACGTCCAAGAATTACTTGTCCATCTACACCGATAGTAAAGTGTTGCGCGATATCGTCCCAGCCATTTGTTTGTGTATGAAATCTTCTCATGTCGTCGTTTAGTTTTGCTAGTGTCTGACCTTTAGCACTTGTATGGTTTGGGTTCCAGGTATGATGGACATAGATACCATTGATCATAGTCGTATCTACAGTGTCTAAGAATTTAACTACTTCTGCACCGCTTGCAAATGTTTTTCCGTACTCCCATTTACCACCTGTTCCTTTACCACCAGCAGAAGATGAACTTCCACCAGCGCCTCCACCAGATAAAACATCTAGGGTTAAAATTGACTCTACATATGGATCTCTTCCGAAACCTTTATACATCTCAGCTACTTGGTTCCCATAAATATACCCACCAGTTGTAACCTTACTACTTCCGTTACTAGGTACACTAAAACCGTTATATAGCCATGCAATCCCATGAACGTTTTGCTTTAATTCATACCCTTGACTTTTAAAGCGTGAATATCTGTCAGCAGCCCTAGAGATAACTCCTCCAGCATAGTTATGTTTTTCTTTAAGAATCATGCAACCTACATAAATATTATAGATCGGGTCATTACATGCCTTACCAAAATCTAAACCTAGCTCACCAGTAATATTTTTTTCCGTCTGCATTAATCCAACACAGTTATAAGGGTTTGGTCTTGAATCGTGTTCTCCGCCAGATTCGGTTGCCATAATCACTTTAACCATAAGAGGGTTTACTCCAGCTTTTGCTGCTTGTTCTTTAATATGTTGATTCCACTTATCAGTACCAGCTACCTTACCTTTAAGTCCTGTTTGGTAGTTACCGTTTATGATTTTGTCGAAGTAATTATCTGGTCCAGTGTATTGAGCGACTGTAGGCATCTCACCATTAAAGTTTGCTCCGCCAGCTCCACTTGATGCTGCGACTTCTCCGCCACCTTCTTTTGGCTTCTCTTTTGTCTTTTTAAGTGAGAAACTCTGTAAGAACTTCTTACGTTCTGCATATACTTCTTTTGCTGCTTTTATTTTCTTTATATACATTTCTGTGTTATAGGTTTGTTTATCTTTTTGTGCCATAAAGTTATTCCTCCTTATTTTGATAAGCTAACCATTTATTTTGATTTTCGCTATAGTTAACACAAAAAAGAAGAGGCTATGCCCCTTCTTTCGTTGTTGATGTTGCTGTCTGTTGTTGCCTGTTGTTTAATTGATTTAGTTGGTACGCTTTTTCAGTTCTTGCATACACACCTTCTTCTCCTCCTGAACCAGTAAAGAAGTTAGCTATTTCTATGAATGCATTACCGAAGAATTCTACATCATCCCCGTCATCATGGAATAATGTTGCATTGAACATTTTATCGTATCGACCTGGTGCATCACCATAAATCATACCTGCATGGTTGTTAATACCTGCCGTCAATTCCTTCCCTCTATAATTTAATGGAATCGCCACAACACACTGAAGGTTTTCTTTGAATCGACGATAATGTTCAAATATCATTTCTGTACCAATCCATATTCCTGCATTAATAATGAATCCAACTGGCGTGAAGGAAGCTGCTCCTCGAATCACGCCTAATGCCCCTTTACCAATCTTCGCTATGTCATCAGAGCTTGATAGAACTTTCGCAAAGGCACTTCCTGATTGCAGAATAGCCTTTTTACTTGTGTTCTTAAGAAAACCTGATTTTCCGGGAGCCTTGGTCATGTTTTGGGCTGCTTCTTCAAAATCCTTTACTAACCTCTGTTGCAGAGCCTTAACATCCCCATCTCCTTTCGAGACAATCTCGTCAAGAGTTTTTAGGATCTTGTCCATATCTCCACTACTATTCGCCATACTTATTGTATGTCTAAATCCTTTAGTAGAAACCCATTTACCTACACCAGCAGGAATCCCTTTTGATTTAGTAATCCATTTAGTTAAGTTTCTTCCAGCTTTATTAGCAGCTGCACGTATTGCAACTGTAGCAGCTAATGACTGTCCAAAACTCATGTACCACTTACTCATTTCAAGAATTACCTGGTCATCGTTTACAACCAGTAAGTCTGGTTCAATAGAAGTAATGAATCCTGTCTCCATACTGAAGTGATGTGTAACTGATTTAATTAACGCATTTCCTTGCAGGTCGTTAATCTCATCATTGATGTACATCATGTCATGAGGTTTAGCGGTAGGATCTCCTAGCACCAACAGATTACCCTTGTACATGTCTTTCATGCTATCTCTAAGAGTAGACTGTCCGAAGTATGTAGCCATTACTTCCGAAGTATAGAAGTCCGCAAACTTTGCTACAATATCTGCTTCTACTACTCTTGTTTTTTGTTTGTCATAACGAATATCCGCATCCGCGTAAAGCACCGGTGTTTGTTTTCCGTCATAGTTTACGATAACGTTTGTGAAAACATTATCCTCACTAGCTTTAATATTGTTTTCTATAATATCATAAGCTGACATGTAGAATTTGTTTTGCATGTACGGACGTTTTGACTGTCCTGTAAGGTATCTTGACCATGTTTTTTGTATAGGATCAAACTCATATCGAGAATCATACTCGAACGCACAACGCCAGTACGGTTTACCGAAGAACAATGTCGAGCGTAATTCGAACGGATGGACAGCAGATATATAGTCCGGAGTCGAATACGTAATCGTTTGTATAATATCCCAAACGGTGTTGTTGTAGAACTTAACAACTACGTTATCTTCATCACCTGGGTTAAGGATTTTAAATTTGTTTTCCCATAGTCGCGTCCAGCTAAAATCTTCGAAAATATTATTTCGCTCTCCATTAGGGTGCAACCATTGTGAAAATGTAGGAGTTCCGTTTGAGGAATAAATATTTTGGGCTACTTCACCATATTCATCGTTGAACCATATTAAGTTACCCATAGGTTTCGAATCAGTTGTGCCCTTTGAATCAAATGGCTGTCCAAAATGCATGATTCCTAGAGGATTGTCTTTGAATAGTCGCTCATCTACTACTCCGTTCATGAAGTCTTTAAACCAACTTCCTTTTGAACTCATAAGACTACAAATCAAGTCTCGTGGTTCAGTTACACTGAAGATTCCATCGTTATCATCATCAGGGTCACCAGACACCACGTTTCCTAATTCAACTCCGTCACCTTGAGCAACAATTTCAATTACATCACCAATCTCAAGTTCTGAAATCGTACCATTAAACACTACTGGTAACGCACTAGCTGTAGCACCATAACCCATTCTTAAATGGATACGCGCTCCTGTTTCTAGGAAAAGGTTCTTGTGAATTTCGTTTTCCTTCTTATCAATTAAATCTTGAGGGATTTCATTCCAAACGTAGTTGTCCCACCATTTTAACTGACGGTCTACATAGTCAACATCGGTACGACGAGTTGTTAAGTTTGAGTAAACATTAGTCATAGAGATTACTGCTGTATCTGCAGCAATTTTACGAGAACGGTGAACGTCTATACTTTGAATAGCGTTGAATCCGTACATATTATCCCAAAACTTGTACTTACCAAAGTAATCACCTTCATGGATAATAAACATCTGGAATCCTGGGAATGCACGAAGCATTCTTCCACGTTGGTCATGGTATCTTAAATCATAGAACATTTCCTCATACAGGGTTCGCGGGTCAACATCATTATACAAACGCAGGTCTGTAGATCCTGTTGAAGCTTCAGCCGTCTCATCAACTTGATGAATTGTTTCATAAAGCTTCGCACCTTTTTCGTAGATTTTTTGTGAATACTCGTATCCATTCTTATCTTTTTTACTACCTGCGAATTTGTCTGTTAGTTTATCGGTAGCTTTTCCAAGTGCACCAAACGTAGCAAGGTTACCTGGATTGTATTTCCCAAGAAAGTCTATACCTTTTTCAACCCATCCATCTGTCTTACTTAATTCATATAGCATTTTTAAATGCTTCTCATAAATAGAGTATAGTGAATTTTTATCCAGGGTTTCTAGATGTTTTTTCATAACCTTCTTGATATTTTTCTTATCGGAATCAACTTTCAAGTTATTCGCTTTTAGTACTGATAAATCATAGTACTCAAGCTCAAGAAGTTCATCAACATAGTCATCTTTATTTCCATCACCCATCGTAATACCCTCGTCTAGAGTTAGTCCGGCATACCCTCTATATACATCCTTGTTATAACCACTAAATGTATTAAATGGCTTAGTCGCATAATGGTTGAAACGGTTCATAACGCCACTTGCAAAACTATTATCTTCGATATCTTTAGAGAATTTAATTTTAGCATCTGGCTTTTCATACAGGGCAAACATTCCATCCCAAGGACGACAATAAACTTCATAGTTCTCGCGATCCTTATCTAACTTATCTAGCTTCTCGTAGTGTTCCGCAAGCTGCTTCACTGCTGTTTGTAAATTGTATCTCCAGTTGTACATTAAGCGTTTTACTTCATCAACCTTCATATCAGCTGAAGAAACATCTACTTGCGCTAACCCTACACGTCCAGACTTGCCTACAGTAGGTTTTGTCCCTTTGAAATGTTTCCACTGACTTGTTTTATCAAGGAATGCTTTCATAAGCGTCATAAATCGTTCTTTTGTGATTTTTGATTCTGTTTTAGCGAAGTCCATATGATCCATACCATTTGGTTTTTTAGGCTCTTTAATGACTTCTTTCTTGATCAAATCACCAATAGCAGTAGTATCTGGGCCTCTTAATTTACTTCTTCTCACTTTGAAACTTGCGTAATAAATATCTTCCGCAGGCTGATAAGAGACTACCTTTTTAGTTTTGTCTGCCTCTTTTAAATCCCCGCGACACTCTTCAATGAATGTAGGAGCTGAATAGTATTTCTTAAAGTACTTATCAACTAGACTATTAAGTTCTTGGTATATAAGTGCTTCATCGCCACTAGGGTTTTTAGATAATGTACCATAATCATTTCCGCCATCAGGGAAGAGTGTTTTCCATTCTTCCATAGTCGGGAAAGTTTCATAAGCAAATTTATCATCTTTTTTATCTGTTAAAAACTTTTGAACGTCTGCATTCTTTACAGTTGCAGTGCCGCCTTGGTCAGCCATAACAGCTCCTGCTGATGTATTTGGAGCGTCGGATTTTTTAGCATCTTCCTTTTTACCCCAATCAAACTTCCAGTCAAGAGGTCCTACACCTTCAGTCTTTTCTAACTTCTTAAGCTTGTCCCAGTCCTCTTCAGTCGTATCAAATAATTTCTCTGATTGATTACTTGTGAAAGCAGCTACACCTGTAGCATCAAACATGTTTAATTGATGGTTTCCAAGGTACGACTCTTCAATTAATTGTCTTAACGTGTTACCTGTAGAGAAATAGAAGTCGGGATCAAGATATGTTCCATTTGTTATGTTCGGATATTCTTTTGTACCTGCATCCAGCTCTGGCAATACGGCATTAATTTGAGCGTAAGTAGGAAGTTCCATATCAGGATAAACTTCTAGCTTGTGAAGTCTAGCTTCAATCATACGGTCATTCATAAATGCTGTCTTGTTGATCTTTAACTTCTCAAGATCCATTTGTTTGCTATTACCAGGTAGTGCAGTTAATTCTTCACGTTGACGTTGCGTTTTATCAAACCCAATACCTTGTAACATGATTTGGTATCTTCCTGGGAAGTTAGGAACTGTATTTACAGAGATACTTTCGAACATTACATATCGAATACCAAATAACTGAGAAAGATCATTTTCAATACCGATATATCCATTTGTAATACCTTGATTAAATTTCTTAGCGTATTGGTCAGAAGTTGCAATAAGGTTGTTGAAATCTCTTGCGCCATCTTCATCTACCTCCAAGAGTAAATCAATGTATGGATCTCCACCACCCATATATTGCAGGGTTGCAGCTTCACTAGACTGAACATGAGATATACTAAACTCATTTGAGAAACGAGCATTGATAGAGATTGGGATAACCTTACCAGAGATCGGATATTCTCTCATCGGAATCAAACGTTCACTAGCTTCAATGACTCTCATGTACTCATCAAATTCGTCTTTGTATTTAGCTACTTCATCTTCCATTTTCTTTGCACCGTCTGCAATGTTTTTAATTGCCTTTATCCCAGCATCATTAGCAGGAATACGGAATAGTCCTTTCTCATAATACTTCTTAAATTCCTTTTCAAGTGCTTTTTGGTTACCAGGATCTTTAAGTTCCTTTATAAGGATAAGACCATCTTCCTCTTTTCCTTTGTATGGTTCTTTTGAGTAATCTACTGGAGGATCTTCGTCATAGTAATTAAGCCCAGCAGATATACCTGACCAATCAAATCGAGTCTTAAAGTACAAACGAGACTGGTATGGAATGAAGATTTCTTGATTACGCAGATTAGTAAAGGAGCCCTTGTGTTTACCATCGTAAATTCTAGCAAACAATTCCGCTCCTTCACGTAGAACGTTTTCTGCTTCTTCTCTTTTTAAGTTGTTGTATTTCTTTTTAAGTTCGCTAACCATGTACCAATAGTTACTATCAGCAAATCCCATTCGAAGATCATCAATAATTGTTTCTGGCTTAATCGTAGAATCTTTATAGCGTTTATATTGATCCAGGATTTCATTAGCAACAGAAGCATCTTCTTTTTTGTATTTGTACTCATCATTCTTTGTCTCTAATTCGATTTTTCTTAGTTCTGGAGAATCTGCATTCTTCATGTAGTTGATAGCGTCTCTTCGAGCTGTAAGGAATGACTCATCAGCAAGAGTAAATTTGATATCACTTTTAAGTTGGCCATCTAATCCTTTGAAGTAACGGTACTTGTCTCCGCGAGGAGCTAGGGATTGATTGTAATACCATCTTAGCATTGGGTAATTTACAGAATCGCCCAGTGTACTTTTATCCATTAAGTATGCTTCTGAATTAAATTCAACAAGCGTTAATTTGGCAGTTAAGGACTCTGGAAAATTAGGAACTGTCGTTACTTCGATATTCATTAAAGCTACATCACGAATACCTAATACATCATTAATGTAGTAGTTATCAATAGGAAGAAACGGTGCTTTAGCGAATTGTGCAAGTAATGGTCTAAGTCCATCAACGTAAAAATACTTAGCTTCTTCTCCTTTTCCGTATTCTTTCTTCCAAGGGTATTTCTTACCATTAATTGATTCTAGATCGTGGAAATAAAGATCCATGCTTAACGTAGTAAGTGTTTGACCGCGGTTAACTAATACAGAGGATTTTGTACGAAGTGTTTTTATTTTGGAGATGTTTGAAGTTTTGTTTACATCAATAGAAGTAGGTGGAATTGTAAGAATTACATCACCAATCCTAACTTTAGAATGTCTTTTTAAATCTTCGACTGAACTAATACCCTCTGTAAAAATTGACACCCTATCGTCATAAGGGCTGAAAAAGTCCAAAGCGTTATGAGCAGGAGTTGTTGTTCCTTTTATATTTGTCGTTTCGGGATTGATATCTTCATCGTAAGGTTCATCACTACCGATATCAGGAGTACTCTCTGCATCGCTTCCACCTGTTGAAGGGGCACCAATACCTGTGTCATATGCTTTTAAATTTAATTCCTGAATCCAACTCAATGGATTAAGAACTGTTAAAGTATTTGCATACTCAAATGGGAAAATACCAAGAGGAACTTGAGGAAACTTCTTAGATTTTGTTACTAAAAGGGACTTGTTTACGTGTACAAGTTTCTGACCTTCTGCGCTATTAACCCTGTTAAATAGGATATCAGCACTTTTGTCTTCCGTAGCATAAACATCTGCAATATATCGACCATATTTTGCATCAGTCAGAGGTGCTTCTCCCATTTTCCGACGATCAAAGTGAATAACAACAAGTGGTTTTTGGTTTGCTTTCCAACCTAAGAGTGTCTCGTTTTGTTTATGGGCTTCTTCCCCTACTTCGTACATATCTTGCATTGTAACCCCGTATGTTTTTCCTAACCTAGTATTTTTAGGGTCTTTATAGGATTCTGCTCCCGGCTGCAATGTTTCTGGTGTTTCTACGCCGTTATATCGAATTGTGATTGTTTCTTCTACTTTTAACTTAGAAGATAAGAAATCAGATAACTTTACCAGTTTTACATCAATTGTATCACCATCTGTAACTTTCTCTAATCTTCCAACCGCAATATAGTCTGAAGTAACAACTGATTCTTTATGTTCTTCCATTGCACTAAAGAATCCACTGCTCTCTTCTTCTGGTTTTTGCTGCGCTATTTCTAACGGATTGCCAAGCACTTCTTTTTCGTAGTAGAATTTAGCGCTTGATAATAGTCTGTGAGAATTGTAGCCACAATCTAAATAGATGATTTGGTTACGCATCGTAGTGACTTCCATCTCTCTATTATCAGCTATTGAATAAAAACTAATGTCTACAGGGTAACGAGACACTTTCTTTTCTACTTCATTAAGGAACATGTTGAATCTTGGGCTAGTTGCTACACTCCCCTTGCTCCCTACATTAATAAACGTGTAGTTCTGATTTATGTATATACCAACACGCCAAGGCGCATCTTTTCTAACTCTTGTTAGAGAGGTAATTAATATTTTCTCTTTCATTCATGTCACCTCTTTTTTGTAGTAAAACAAAAAGAGCTAACAAAATGTTAACTCTCATTTGTCTATTAATATGCATAACCCTTATTCATTGCATTTGCAACCGCGCCCTCTAACCACTTGTTATCTATGTTTCTCGAATTGTCATTTACATTCACATTTGTACTCATTTTGACATTCGACATAGCCATGATTTCATTGTTTAGCATAGCTGCTAGGTCATTATGATTCATTCTCTTAGCAGCCGAAGCCTTTACAGATATATTGATGTATTCACCGTTCTGGTTAGGTGTTACACGAGCTGTAGGAGCCCCTAAAGTTTCTGGTGCCACTGGTGCCATTTCCTGTAACCCTTCTGGTGTAGGTGCGCCTTTCATTAGGGCGTTTGTTGCCCATAATGCACCGAACCCCATAAGTCCAACCCCCGCGAAACTTGCTGCGCTTCCACTAAATGCTTTCTTACCAGCAGTTGCAATATCTGAAAGGGACTCATTCATTTCATCTCTCATTGTACGATGAAGTGGCATTGCTTCATTTGACATGATTTTTGGCTCAACAGCTTTTCTTTCTCCCATGATTTCAACAGAACTAACTGCATCGTCTAAACGATCTTCAATGTTTGCATATCTGCGCTCATGAATTCGTTGTACAGATTTTTCGAAGAATTCCTGGTGCTTAGCCATTCTCGCATTACCGTACTCTTTAGCAATGTTAGAGATTTCAGTTACAGCATCCATGCCTGGGATGTGCTCACCTGTTTTGACCATGTTGGAGAAGTTATGGAATCCAATACCTTGAGAAGCAGCTACAAGTAAACTTGATTGTCGGTATCCTTGAACACCCATTTCACTATAAACTTCTTCTGCTCCACCTAAGATTTGAAGAGACTTCTTAATGAATTCCTGATTTGATCCTTTGTAAACTTCACCTTTTCCTACTTCTAGGAATGGTTTGCTCTTAAATAGACCACGATCAACAAGGTCAGCTGAAGCTAAATCATAATCCAATCCGTTACTAGGATTATTAATTTTATCAATCATGCTGTAAAGGTCGCCCATTACCTCTTCTGCAGTTTGCTTAGAACCTTCTACTTTCTTAGCCGAGATAGACTTCTGAGAATATTCACGAAGGAATTCATCCACCATTGCAGTTTCTCGTACATAATCATCTCTAGAGTATTTCATTGCTCCTTCTGCTTCATTGAATAGCTTGTATTTCGTTTCCGCCATCGTCATAAACGCTGCAGACATTCTCATACGTGTATTATCTACACTACCAATTGTAGAAGAAGTTGCACGAGCTAAGATTGATTTTTCGTGTTCGGCCTTACCTAGTCCGAATTCACCATTCTTAACTGTTCCCCAATCATCATATACACCCGTACTTTGAAGAGATTCACGAATCTTTTCATGTGCTTCAGCACCGTGTAGGTGTCCAAGTGTAAGATTCTTAGTGCTATTACCTGAGAAGAATGCTTCGGAAGCAGCTACAACATCTTTATGAGTTGCGTCTAAACCAGTAGCACTTGATACGCTTGTACGGAAGTCTTTTTCCATACTGTTCATAATTACGTCAGCTGCCAATTGGTTCTTCGCTGTATCAGAATTATGTAGCTTAGTGATGTCCTTTAATACTGCACTTCTTTGTTTCTCATCATCTATTCCATAATGAGTTAAGAATACCGCTAAGTTATCTCCGTCAAAGTCACCAGAAATACGTTCGGCCATACCACGCAATCCGACTACTTGCCCTTCACCAACAGCATCACTGATTTTCAATTTAAGAGCTTGAGTCGTACCAACGTCAATCGATGGGTAACGAATAGTAGTTGAGAACACATCGTTTTTGTTCCAGTTTTTCACAACATAATCCGTCATGTCCTCTGGTTTGATTTTCGCAGTATCTGTACCCCAAGATTTCGCAATGTTCTCAGCCTTGTCGCCAATTAAATTACGAACATCTTTCTCGTTCATGTAGACTTCGCCCTCTTTAGCGATACCATTGTTTACCCACTTTTCGCCGTCTTTCTGATAAGCTAAAGCAGGGTTAACGCCTCCAAATTGGTATTGAGAAGACATTGGAAGTCTTCTTGCCATAATCTTAGCCATACCTTCTTTTGAAGTTGAATCACCAAGAGTTGTAACAAGATTAGAAACTTCTCTGTTAATCTCTGTTTCTAAATTTCCACGTCGTTTAGCTACATCTTCTGCAGAGAATTTATCTGTTGTGAATAAGCCATTGTATTCTTCTGTTTTTCTCGCAATAGAAGCATAGTGACCTTTTAATGTATCGAGGAACTCTGTCTTCTCAACATAGTTAACATCACTAGGTAGCTTCATTGAATTGATATCAAGAAGAGGAATGTGTTGGTTCCCTGCGAACTCCGGAAGTTTTAAGTACGCTGTTCCTTTTGTGCTAAGTAGGTGCTCTTGAATCTTTTTACCTTTACCACCAGACTCTAGATTAAACTCTATTGCTCCGGCATTAATAATCGTTTTATTGTAATCACCAACAGTGAATGTTTGACTATGACCAGGCTTTTGAGGAATTGCTTCGAATGAATCCTTACTTACATGAAGTACTCCACCTTTCATCTGTGCATTTACATCCGTCATTACCCCCATACCATCAGAAGTGTAATCAATAACTACATCTCCTGCTTTAGGAGTCCAACCGTTATCGTAATTACCAGCAACTTTAACCATTTCGTTAAATACTTTTTGCTGAGCTTTAATTTCTGGTGCAGTTTGAGAACCATAAACCATATCACGCATGAAGCTAGCATGTGTAGAAGTCTCTCCTGGTTTATATATGCCTGTTCGAGTATAAGAACGATCTAACATATCTATCTCTTTAACAGTTATCTTACCGCGGTCAATTCCACCCTGACGATTCCAAACATCATGGGCCATTGTGATATCAGCAAACACTTCACGATTAAGACCTAACTCATTCATCCACTTAGCTGAAAGTTTCTCGCGACCTTTTTGATCAAGCTGTTTTCCATCTAAACCAAAGTTGGAATCTACAACGTATTGACCATTTTGATTAGTAGTTTTAATACCAAGCATTTGTTCAACATCTTTGTAGAATGAAGACAGTGCTTTATCTTCCGAACCGTAACCAGTGATTTTCTTATCTACTGTGCCGCCGAATTGTTGACGAATCTGAGTATCATAACCACGAATTAATGCCGGTAAATCAGTAGCACCTTTCTTTTCTCCAAGATGAGAAATTACCTGCTCTACTCCTTCTACGCCATATAAGTCACTCATAACTTCTCCAAGCATAGGAGTCATAGTAGCACGGAAACCACCTTCAGTTACTGCTTTGAATCCATGTCCTGTTTTACGTTGTCTACCTAACACAAGAGATCTCTTATCAATGTCATCTGCGTTGAATCCAAGGATAGATACTTTATCACCTTTCTTAAAACGTTTGTCATCAACAATTTCATTTTTAATATTGTTAATTTCATATTTTCCAAGTGTAAGATGATTCTTCTCATTAAACATAGAATTTATATCGATATTTAATGGCTTATCAAAAGTGATTCCTTTCTCTTTCCATAGACCATTACCAAGACCTTGTTTTTCAGCCTCTTTTTCAATAGCTACTTCAATAGAATTGTTGAACATTACTTTTTCAGCGTTCATATTAATACGAACTTCGTCCATTCCATCAAAGGCTTTCATTAGCTTGTGATCCATAAACGCTAGACCTTCACTAGTCGAAAGCATACCCATATCTAAAGATTTCTTCATTTGTCTTGCTTCTACAGGTGAGATTTGATTTTTAGATTGAGCTGTATCAATCATGCTCTTGTATTTCGCAACAGTATTAGCATCTTTTAGCTTCAATGCAATTTCTTCATCTGTCATATAACCTGTTTGCATTGTAATACCGCGGACCTCATTTGCATCATCAAGTGCTTTATATGCAGCTGACGAAATAAAGCTGTTTTTTGTACGGAACGATTGGTCTTTACCAGAACCACGTAATACTTTCGATGCAACTTCTTGGTCTACTTTTCGGTAGTTGATTGTTTTGTGTGGATTCTCTACTGAATCAGCATAGTAGTTACCTAATGCCATATAAGTACGAGCATCTGTATTTGCAGTACCGACGAAACCTTTTGAAGCAGAACGGTTATTAATACCAAACATACTTCCTTTTAATCCAGAAGCACCATTTGCGAAATCAAGAAGTCCTCCGGCAGTAGCGTAACCTTTTGCTCTTTGTCCCATTGCTTCAAAGAATGTAATCCCTTTTTCTTTTGCATTTTGAGCAATAATATCAGCAGAGGTGTTCAAACCTAATCTTTTTTGATTTGCCTTATACCAAGCTTCTGCATAGCCCGTGATATCCCATTTACTTGAACGAACTTCACCACTAATAGCTGATTTAATATCAAACATTTCTTTATCATCGAAATGTAGTTTTCGACTTGCATCAGTAGGGACTGGATCTACCTGTCTTCCAACACGATAACGAAGTCCTTGTCTGATTTGAACAAATGCGTTCTTATTTCCTGTACCTTCAGCTATCTCAGACAACTCTTTTGCTTTCTTAGAGTAATCAAGAATCATATTAAGAGCATCTGTAACTGATGTACTATGATAAGCTCCTTTTGCACCAATACCAGAACGAACAACAGAAGCTTTTCGGTTGCCACCGTATTTTACCTTCATATCATTATCAAAGGATGGAAGTTCAATAGTAGCTAGTCTAGGGTTACGAACTAATTCTTCATATGTCTTTACTTCGCTTAAATCCATACCACTCTTTTTATCAGCTAAGATAAGTAGAGGATTTCCGCCGTCCATAAATCGAATTTGAGTATTAAAGTCATTGCTGTAAGACGATAAAATCTTACCTACAAGATCTTCATACTTTGCAGCCATACCACTTGCTTTACTAATTGTGTCTGCATCGTTCATTCCATGTGTGCCGAAATTCTTCTCAAATAATCTCTTAATACGATTATCCTGCTCTCTTAAGAATCCTTTTAGTGGACTATTACCATTTAATATGTCTTTAGCATTTTTGTATGAACGAGCGTTCTCAATGCTTTCATGCATAACATCTGGTAGGTTCTTCATTAACCCTTTGATTGCAGTTGTTCGGTTATCCGTCATTTGATTAGTTACTTCACGAACGAAATTGTCTGTACCCATATTTTCTACCTTGTCACGAACAAGATTAGACATTTCAGTAAGAGCTGTTTCGATTTTATTACCCGACATAACTTCCTGTTTCATCTGACCTATAAGATATTTTACATCGTTAGAAGCTTTACCTTCCGGTGAAAGTTTGAAGTTTTTAATGATGATATCCTGTAATTCGTCAATACGAGCCATCTTGTATGACTTTTCAGGATTTCCAATGCGATCCCCTCTTCTTCCATTAATGTAAGAACGGAAAGAACCTTTGATTGAGTTCGTATCTTTTGCATTGAAAATTGTTTTATCTTCTTCTCCAAAAGCAAAATCGAAAAATCTATTTCCTTTAGCAGTTACATGAGCTTTGTTATCGCCTTGTTCATCTAACTTATTTTTAAGGTGTCGCAGAGCAATTGACTTCTGTTCGTCACTTAACCCTGAAGCTTTTAGAGTGCTCATAGCTGTTCCCCATACGTCTCTTTCCCCTTCTAATCGTGCGACCATATGAGGGAACTTCATAGCTAGTTCTTCTGTTCCTCCATTTTTAACAACGTGTGATTTCCAGTCAAAACCTTCTCCGACACTACCTGCTTTATCTAGATAGTTGTAGTATTCATTCATTTTCTTCCATCCATTATTATCGAACATTCTTTCATATTCACGGAAGGAAGCGTCATGTTTTACTTTTAAATCACGCAGGCTTTTAGAAATTGCATCATCCATTGGCATGAAAGAACCATGAATTTGCTGAGCTAGTCCTTCTTGAGTTTCAGACATTAATAAGATGCTTTTACCTTTAATATCTTTAGAATCAAGTCTTGCACCGAACCCTTTCTTATCTGTTCCTGGTAATGCTACGTCTTGTAAAAATTCTTTAATTGTGAAATTCTCATTTGAAGGAAGAGATGTGTTTAAATTAGCCCATCGGGGTTTCATCTTTCCATCGCCCTCAACTGTTCCCACAAGATTGTACTTGTGCTTCTCTTTATCAAAATAACCACTTTGATAAGAGAATACGTCTTGTCCCGCTTTTAGGATTTCTGTTTTTAATGTAGAAGGATTAAGGGCGTAAGCTGGAGATTTCTTCGATTCTTGGATGAATGATTTGATTTTGTTGTGGGTGAATCCCGCAATTTCAATATTCGCCTGAATATCGTCTTTTGCTAAGTGATACAAATAAGAAGATTGATTCGCTTTAATCTTTTTCTTACTTAATAAAGATTGATGGATATGTTCTTGTCGTAAACTTGAACCAGTTAATGAGTATGGATCTTTAGCAGTAGCAGAATATCCATGATAAAAATCTAATGAATCTTTTGATACTTTTCTAAAGAACTCTTTTGTGCTTTTATTTCCCGCAGCACCAATAATAGCTGGTAAGTCATAGTGGTGAATGTTGTATCCACCTAACTTTGAATTAGTAGATCTAATCTGATTCTGGAAGATAGATAACGCATCTTCAACCTTTGTTCCTTTGTGGTAAAGGTTATTAAGGCCTCTCTCAATTTCTTCTATTGTATTTCTTGTAAAAGCTGTACCTGCAGAAGGAACACGAGAATGTCCTAGTAAAGACATGTAAGCTTTTCCGTTACTTGTAGCACTTTTAAATTTACTCGCATCAGAATACTTAGCTAAATCCAGTAATGTACGGTGCATATCTTGTGAAACTGCCATCATTGGATTTTGTTTTAATCTGTTAATCTGTTGCTTTAGTCGAGCATACTCATCTTTTCCGGGAGCGACTGCCATTGAAACAATAGAGCCATGATTTTTAACAAAATCTTTTCCATTAAATTTAGTCCCGCCAAAGGATAACTCAGTCATTGCAAACAAATCTAACCCCTTATTACTTCTCATGTGTTCGGGTGTACCAATCGCTTCTATATCAAAGAACAATACGTTGTCATCACCTTTTAGACTCATAAAAGGATTTAATGCTTGTTGAGCATTCACATTAAAGCTATTTGGAGTACGAGCTGACTCCCAAATTCCTAATGAACTAATACGATTGTCTTTTGTTAATTCGTTATATGTTTGAGCTATTGCGCTTTGTCTATATTCAGCAGCAGTACGTTCTGCTGCGTTCTCCATTCTAATCTTGCCTGAACCATCAGCAGATTCATAAGCAGGTGTTAGTGCTCTGTTTTTTATAGGTACTCTTTCGATTCCTTCCATAATACCCTCCTAATAAATAACGGCGCCCGTCTAAAAAGACTGAACGCCGCTTAATGTATTTTAGAATAATGAGGAATGTATCCCTGCATTAAGATTATCTAAAATTTCATTTTGCATATCTTTCATGATGTCGATGGAAGTATTAATTCCACCTGGTCCCTCTCCATAAGAAGTTGTTAATTGGACATCTACATCTGACAATCCCATTCCTGATAACACCTCACGCAAGCGACCTGTATCGATCAAACTACTTAAAGAGTGTATTGGTATTGCTTTTTCTCCTGATTTCTCCGCTCTAGCTTGGTCTTTACTCCAATAACCAGAAGTAGTTGGGTTTACACCTTGCTTTTTCATAACCTTGATTTTTATATCATCAAGATTTGTACCCGCGTTCCATCCGGACCAATTTTCACTCGGTAGATAATGACTATCAAAGTAATCTTCAATATCTTCTTGCTTATCTACCTTAAGCCCCCAACTACCTTGTAAGATTCTTTTAATGTCCTCAGGAACATACTTTAGAATCTCCTGACGCTCTTTACTACTAGTCGTCTCAAGGAATCGAGGAATGTATTCTCGCTCTTTTGGTGTTAAGGCTCTCATTAACGATGTTCTATCAGAGGCTCCAGTCTCACCCATACTATATAGAGTACCTTCATATTCTTGTCGATACTTAATAGCTAAAGATGTATACTTACCTGATTGATAGGCTTCTTTTGCAGAAGAAATACCTTCTATTTCGTCAGAGAGTTCATGAATTTGTGATTTAACGGCTTCGGTGTCACCATAACCCATTTTTTTAGCCCACGACAATGTTTTCTTCTTGTCTGTTAGGTAACGTTTTAAGCCTTTATTTTTTCGTCCTTTTTCTGCTGCAGCATCAAAGAATTCTTCTACATCTACGTCCTCTTCACTTTTAGCAAGCTGACTAGCTTTTTCGTAAAGACCACGATACTTAACGTATTTTAAACGGTCAAAGTACTGGTTAATTTCTCGCTCATCCTCACGCTCTTGAGGGATCCAAACATTATCTAACCCAGGAAGGATTCTGCCTGCTCCTTCATCTAATACACGAAGAGTAGAAAGTCCTGCACCGATAGCGAATCCAGCGACACGTCCTAACCCTTTAGCTTTTGTAGTCTTCCCCCAAAGGTGACCAATGGCTGCCATTTCTGCACCAGCAATAAGTGGATTTTGAGAAGCAACCGTATTTACCATCGGTTTAATCCAACCTTCATATGGCTGTGTCCAAGGTCTCCAATCTGAACCGTATACTTGATCTCTCTTATAACTTTCAATCGGTGTACGTACTTGTAAAAACTTATCAGCTAAGATTCCGACGAAAGGTATTTTAGGAAGAATATCATGCGTTAACATCTCAGTATACTTACCGACAGTTACCATGTCATTTGAATAAAGAGCCCTTGTAGAAGTCGGGCTGCCATCATCTTTTATCTGAACTGGATTTTTCCAAGTTCGGTTTGCGATAAGAGCATTTAATGATTGACCTTTGTTAGTCTCAAACCAGAAACGACCATCTTCATTTTTGTTCGTGTATACAACAGCATCCATTGAGCCATATGTGTCAGTATTCATTCGTGCAACAGGGTCGTCAGCGATACCAATCTTAACTTTCTCACCAACTTTTAGATACTGCCCCATCCAATCAATAACATCTTGGTTATCTTTTTGTGTTAATTTGATACCAGCTAATTTAATTGGAGCATCGAACTCTCGAACCATGAACGTATTTGCATCGATAATTTTAGAGATTGTTACATTCTTTTCTTGAATGTCAGCATTTGAAAACTTCTTATCGTACCAATGATATGTATCCTGTTTGTCGTGAACCTGTTTCTTAATCTCATCAACTTCTTTGGCCATATCTTCTGTAAGACCACCAGATTGACGCAGTAATGAGATTTGATGCTTAGCTACTTTATACTGTTCACTATCAGGATCAACATCTGCTAAGATACGGAAACGGTCAAACACACCGTAGTCTGCAAATTCACCAGAACCAGTTCCGTCCGGATGAAGCTTATAAAGAGTTTCATATGCTTTACCAGGAAGTCTTATTTCACCCTTCTGTATTTTCGCATATGGATCACCGTGTAAGAAATCTGTTGATGAACCTATACCTGGCAACCATTCAGGCATCGTGTTTCGAATTGGAGAGTAATAATCTTTGTTAGGGTCACGAGGAACATAACGACGACCAATCTCCGATAGTGCACCACCGGCACCACCAAGGTTCATATCCCAAAAAGCACGACTTGGAGAAGTCATTAATGTTGATGGAGCAAGTGTTGTTCCACGCCATGACTCTTCATATCCAATTCCTGTTTTCGTTAAGAAACCATAGATACCACCTAACTCAGAAGCACTGTAGAATCCGTCTTTAAGCAAGCCTGTTAAATTATCAAGTTGACCAATACTGTCAAGATCTTGAGGGACTCCCATATTTCGAAGCTTCATTAAACTATTAACTGTGCTAGCTTCTACACCATCACCCATTTGAGCAAGTTCATAGTTTTGTTCAGCTAAAATGTTTTGGGCTCTTGTAGCACCACTCATACCTCTACCAATAATACTTCCGCCAACCGCTGTTCCACCTGATCCACCTATAGAACCTACAGGGCCTCCTGCACCACCGCCTGCAACGTTTGTTTTATACGTAGGTGTAATTCCATTGCCGTAGTTAACAATACCAGCATCAGCACCATAATTAGCTGCTGAACCACCAAAGTAATCACCTGTTCCTTGATCAGCGTACATATTATATTGTGTGACTGCACCTGTTCCAGAAATACCAACATAAGAACCATCATTAACTGGACTATACTTATCTTGGATGAATTGGTTGATAGAAGAAATATATTCTTCATGTGCTTTTTCTAACCCCTTGTGCTCTTTACGAGGTTTTAAGATTCGACCAACAGTTCCATCGACAAGGTTACCGACGATAGGAATGTTTTGTAGCTCACTGAAACCACCAGTGATTGCATATGGTCTATCTAGTTCGTGTTTGTTTTCATAATGATAAGGGTCTGTTAGGAAGTGTTTAATAGGAGCGAACGGATGAGTTAATGTAGGCATCCAGTTATTTGCCCAGTACTCACTTTCACTACCATACATAGTATCTGTGAATTTATAATCAGACTTTAATTTACGATACCAGTTGGCTTCAAAGTGGTCGATTCCTCCACCAGCCCAAGGAGAAGGAGAACCAACTCCCCAGTATCTATTTTTACGGATTGCATCTTCACCAGATTCGTAGTACTCTCTAGTATCTTCACCGCTACGGAAATCACTAAATATGCCGAATGTTAAAAAGTCTAATTGCTTAACTCCAAGCCATTCTCCAACTTGGTCAGCACCTGCATTTTTAAATACATTTGCCCAAGGACGTAACGCCTTGTTAATACCAAGCCCTTCTTTAATACTTTGAAGAGTTGTATGAGTGTTTACGTATGCGTCTGCTGCTGTATCACTAACCGTATCCCCTGTTAATCCATCAAAGTAAACAGCTTGTTGATATGCTGCATATGGAAGAACAATACGACGTAAATATTGATTACCGATAATACTTTGGAAAGAACCTAGATTCTTCTGAGATAAACTCAATCCGAAGTTACCTAACTGATTATCTAGACGTTCTGCCAATCCGTACATAATAGCAGTTGAAGTTGTTACATTTTCTAAGGAATCTCCATTAATGTGTCTTCCTGCTAACATCTCTTTTGAAACTGCTAGGCCTTGTTGAACTAATGTTGAGGAAGCATTTCTTGCATACATTTCTGTATTAATTGCAAGATCCCAACCATCATCAATTGGACCGTAATTTTTTAGGTTATTTATGTTTAGCTCTGATACGATTTCCTTACCAGCTTTACCAAGCCCACTTTTACGCATGATGATGAAATCAGCACCATTAGGAGATGGCTTGCCCGGTTCTGGTTTTCTACCTGTAAGAGGTTGAGCACGTAGAATACCTTCTTGAAGATCTTGACCAAAACCATTTAGAATAACTCCGCCGCTTTCAAATACTAACTTAGTATCATCATAACCAACATCGCCTTTATGAATGTTCATTACGTCCTCAAGGAATGTCTTCGCTTCACGAGGTCTTGCATCAATACTGTGGATATTGTCATAACCTAGAATATCAGTTAATGTTTCTAAATCCTTCGCATTCTTTACGTCTGATTCAGAGAGAATGCCTTTATTTCTTGCATCGATTAAATATGCAAGGGAACTTCTTTGTCTTGCTCCATTTTTAACAACATCCGGGGCAAAGTCTCCTGCTTCATTATCTAATGCTCTTAAAGCATATTGATGGAAAGAACGTCGAAGTTTTTCAGTTGCAGGAATAAGTGCTGCATCGTCACCAAATGTAGGAACCATAAATTCCATTAAAGATGGTAGGTTTTTATCGACTGCTGCTTCCCTTGAGGAGTTAAATCCTTCAGGGTCATTAATGTACTTCTGCGTCCATCTACCTAATTCCTTAACAGATGGATCTTCATAATGTTTTAAAGCATCTCTACCTGATAAGTCTTCATTGTATACAGAACGAGTATGAGACTTGTACATTCCTATGTTAGATGATTGATTTTTAAGCTCTTTATTAAATATAAGAGCTGCATCTTTTACATAGTCGTCATCAGTTAATCTAGCAAAGTCAAAAGCTTCTCCATTTACTTTAATGTGGTCAAATAGCTTGTTTACGTGAGGAGAAAGAACTTCTGTAGCTTCACGGGTAAGACTTGTTGCGCTCTTATCCATACCAACACGCATAACATTGTAAACATCACGAATCATATCTGATTGGTTTTCTTTAGAGGTATGTAAATCATATACTAAACCTCTTAATGCATTTGGCCCGTACATTGGATCTGCAAGCTTATCCCATGCTTTTCTGTATGTTTCTGCTCGGCTTTCATTTTCCTGATATCCAACGTCGAATAGTTTCTTCATCCATCCACGTTCATCCACTACATCTTTTTCACTGTAGTTGGTCATGTTTTTATGCATACGTGAGAATGCACCGAATTGTGATGGAGCCAAGTATAGACCTTCATCAACTAAATCTAGTCCACCTGTTTCTGTATAACGAAAAACATTTCCACCAGTATAGAAATGATCACTATTCTTTAGAGGATTGCGGATAGCTCCTTCTTGAGTTGTTTTAGCTACCCCATCGAAAGCTTGGTCACCTAAGTTCCTTACAAAACCGTGAACCTGTCCAGCACCTAATACTTGAATCCCCTCTTTTGCTTGACCAGAACGGAATGCTTGCCAAGGTGTTAAATCAACCGGGTTAATATTAAGAAAGGGAACTTTAACACTTTCTTGGAAAGAATCTATTGCACTAACAGCCCCAGATTTTAAATGTCGATTGTCTATCATCTCACCTGTTTTTGCATGAGTGTATAAATTCTTATCAAGAATCATATCTTCGAAGTTAAAAGATATTCCTTTTTTACCTAACAGTGCATTTAAATCTTCATTGTGTTTGTTGTTGTCTAAGAATTTTCTTAACTCCTTAGTAACATCGATAGACTTTTCATTTCCTTTTTCATCAATATCATCAACAATTAATCCATATTTACGTTTAGTAGCTACGTCAAACTTCTCAGCATCTTTTAACGTAGTGTGATTAAATCCTTTTTTCTTAAATTGAGTACTTAATACATCAGTTTGCTTGAGTGCATCTTGAATGAAACCATAAGAAGAAGCAGTCTCCATCGCTTTCGCTTGAGATAGGATTGATCCTTTATTCCCCTCAAATACTTTTTTAGTATCTTTATACTGCTCAAGAGTTTGAAGCATTTGTTTTTGGAATACATTTCGTTGTGTATCATCTTGGAATTTAACCTTATGAGAGTACTTCCCATTTTCAAGTTGCTTTATGAAGTCATCAACGTGATCAGCAGGACTATTAAAAATACCTTTATTCTGATTGTGGTAATGGGTAAGAGCATTAAGAATCTTGTCCCCACCATTGTTTTTAATAGAGGATTGTTTTCGTAGGTTTTCAAGGATTTTATTTTGACGGAATGATTGAGTAGCAGCGTATTCAAACTTATTAAGACCACCCATGTTTCTTTTATGGAATTCTTTATAGTAACGACTAACGAATTCTGTATTGTTTTGACCTGGGCGATTCGTAAGCATTTGTCTCTTCTTGATATTGTTACGGACAGAAGCTTCGAAGTTTTTATGCATTTTCTCCTGTATGTTACTATCAAATCCACCACGTAATGTTCTAATAACAGATGGATTATCACCAAGAGCATCAGATATTCCCTTCATAAATACTTTTGCATCGGATAAAGCACTGTATGCATGTCCATCCTTGCTTAATACCCTACTTCCAGTGACCGCTGCATTACTAGATAAATCAGACATAGCTTTACCTATCATTGCTCGGTTACGGTAAGCCATTACTCCTCCACCGATAAGGGAACCTGTTTTTGCTATATTACTAAGCAGATGACTCTTCTCTTTCTCTTCACCCGTATAGCGTTTATCAGCCATACTTATTCACCACCTTACTGTTCTTGTTGCATATCTGATTCATTCACTAATTGTAATCCTCTTAGATTTTCAAGCAACCATTTAGCTTTAACATAATACTCTGCTGTTTTAGCCATTGGCCATGATTCTATTTCGCTTAATGGGATATCTTGAAATGCTTCTTTTATTACTAATGGAAGTTGATTTTCTGAATCCTCCATATGTTTTTCCCATCTAGCTATCATGATCTTAACTTTTTGTGCCTTTGTATATCCTGACTCTTCTAGAATAGAACGACAAAGAATTTCTGGTACACCTGCAAAAATATCTAATGAGTAGTCCTCAATAACTGGTTCGATAACGCAAGTTTTACAGATGTATTCTGTTCGTTCATAGTCATCGTTGTATACTTCCTGGGCGATTTTCAACTCTTCTTTACTTAATGCACGGAAGAAAAATAGTACATCACTTATTTCCTGCATGAAAATATGTCCGTGTTCTTCATGCCACATACGCAATTGTTCTTTGAAGTATACTTCTTCTTCATACGTTTCAAATTCAATAGGTAATTCTTCTACCTTGTCATTCAATAAATTAGGATCGATTAACATGTTATTTCCCCCTTATAATAAAAATAGGAGGCGATAATACGCCTCCTCCGCTTTTAGCTTAAGCGCATTGCGCCTGTTTTCGCTACGAATCCTGACTTCTCTAACACCATTTCATGTAACAGTGTAGGAATACCAGCTTTACCATTTGTCATATTCATGAAACCGTAGTTAGCAGGGAAAAGAACTGCTTTCTCACAAATACGTTCTTCTTTATAGAAGTTATCTGCATTTGGAATTTTAGCAATATCCTTGTATTCTTTACGCTTAATTGGGCGCCATACGAATTGGTTTTCTTCATCAAATTCAGTGTAGTATACTTCTCCTGCGTACATTGACTTCCATTTTTCTAACTCGTTATAAGTTGGACCACCTGGGAAGATTTCTTGTTCTGCTTTTGAAACATCATCTTCATCAAATTTTTCTCCTGCTGGTACAACTGGAGCTTCTTGATCCTCCATGAAAACTTCTTCTTTTTCAGTACGTTTTGCCATTGTGTTTCCTCCTCTTTCTCTCATAAATATAAACGACTTTTAGGTTACTATAACTCTGTTATGTAAACCGTCTAGTCAGACTAATACGCTTTTTGTACATTTCCTGAGATATCTTTCGCTATAAAAGTATATACTTCAGAAATGGGGTTTCCAGATGGATCTACTCTCTGAGAAACACCTGTTAGTTGTACACCGACAATTGTTTGAGCGGTCTTGTAGCTTCCTGCTCCTCTAACAGCGCAAGGATTATTCCCGTAAGTTAATAAGATATTGAAACCATGTTCCTTTAAAGCCTTATTCTTTGCGTTTTCATTTGTGCTATAAAAGAATGTATCGGTTTTACGACTATCTATTAACTTAGAAGAATTAGAGTTTGTTCCCCACAGTGCATTTTCATAATCATCTGCTAATGCTTGGAAGTTATCTATAAGGTCTTCAACCTTTGTGTTTTTGTGGGCACTCTGTCCACCATCACCGTTAAATTCTGATAGGTTGAACCACTCTTGTTCGTCTGTCATTTCAGAACTTAAACTATTAAGTACGGTTTGTAAATAACCAGCTTCTTTGAAGTTGATAGAAAAAGAACCTTGAACAAAACGATTTCCTCTAGCTACCTTGTCCCACGTATATGAAGCAAATCCGTAAATTGGTGCTAATTGCTCTTGCATTGTCCATTCAATCTCTACAATTTCATCTATCCAGTTGTCCCCGAAATAGATTCTGATATCTGTTCCTGAGTAATAATTCGCATAACCCTTTTTAGATTGACCTGTTGGTGTGTAAGCTCCATCACTCATACTTCTTACCACCCTTCATCAAAAACATCTGGTTTCATTGTGTCTATATCTAAAGCAATGAACTCCATTGTATTTTCTGTAATCATGTCTTCAACCGACATCGTTTGTCCTTCTGAGATAAGATATACCCCATAGATTACTAATCTTGAAGACTGTCCATACTCATTCATAAAGTTAATTGTTATATCGAATGGTGGAAGCTCATCACTCTTATTAATAGGACAATTACCTGAATTGTTATTATGATCTCTCATGATTTCATATAAAACGTGACGGTCAAATACAGTAAAGATTAGACTTCCTGCCACCGTTCTTGCTCCACGCACAACACCTTTAGCTGCAATCTGCCCCAAGGCATACACCGGAGCTGTTGGTCTAAATACAGAATAAGAGATTGTCTGTAATTGACCTAACACTACAGACTTACCGCCTTCGGGAGTTACAACAGCAACAATATCCGTACCTGCAAAACTCGTATAAGTCTTCTGGTATTTACTTGTCATGAAGACACCTGCCTTTCTATTTTCTATAAACGGAACATAACCACTCGAAAATAATTTTGCTACCAAATACAAAAAAGAGATGCCGAAGCACCTCTTTAGTTGTTATTATTCTACTTCCCAATCATCTTGTGGACGCATCTCAACGATGTTACGAGCGATGAAAGTACAAGCTTTTTCTGTAGTGTTATCATCAACACTTAAGCCCATTCCTTCATTAAGAATCTCTACACCGTAGATTTCCATTTTACTAGCTTGTCCATATTCGTTAAGGAAGTTGATAGTGATATCAAATGGAGGGATTTCGTCGATGAAGTTGGCTTTACGTTTTGTCTGCCATCTTGTACAAGGTCATTACGTTGAGTTAAAGCTGCAGCGTTTGCATCTACATCTAAAACTTGAGTAGTGCTACTTGCTAGGGCATCTGTTTGGTTTAAACCATGACGGTGAACAGTAGCTTGTTGTTTAAGGTTGAACAGTGCATCACGGTCGAAGATAGTAAATACTAAACTTCCTGCGATACCACGTTTACCACGAGAGAAAGATTTTGGGTTTGGGTCACCCATTACATACACAGGACCTTTTTCACGAGTAACTGAGTAAGTAATAGCTTGTAATTGACCAACTACCTGTCCATTAAATGTACATACGATGTCTGATCCACCGTAAGTAGTAAATGTTTTGCTATAGCGAGAAGCTGTTGTACTCATAGGTTAGTAACCTCCTGTTATTCTTTTATGTAAGAGAGGGGCGTTGATTCCCCTCTTCTCATCAATGGTTCTTATTGACCAAGGCTTTGTAGCATGTACTCAGGAGGAGCTAAGTTAACTTGAACTTCTACACGACGTAATTCAAATGCCGGGATGATTTCTAAATTAACTGTTGCTTCGTCTAAGTAAACTCCAAGGTTCCCGATTGTAAATTTGTATCCTTGGATAGCACCTGCTTCGCGGATTTTTTCTAATGCCGACTTAATAGCAGTGTTCATTGCGTTGTATTGTGGCATTTCGTTCGCTTCACCAATGAATGGCTCTACTGCTTCACGAACAACTTGGATTGCAAGCTGAGTGATACGAAGAGTAGATAAACGAGCAAAGTCACTTTCACGTACTTTTCCAGCCATAAAGATAGATGGAGCAGTTGTGATTCCGTCTGTAACAACTAGTTGAGTTGAATCTTTCAAACGGAATGTAACGATTTTCTTGCTAGTCAGTTTAGAAAGTTGGCGAAGAGAGTAGTCAAAGCGGATAGCTTTAACACCTTTGATTGGTTTGTTTGTAGGAGCACTTTCTTTTCGAAGAGTTGAAAGTAGTGCAGCGTAGTGAGTCGCACCATTTACATAGTGCATTGAGTTTGTTGTTGGCATGATTACTCCAACTTCAGACCCTACTACTTGAAGGTAAGGAGAGATTTCTGTGTCAAGCTTAGCTAGCTCGTCCACATATTTGCGGATTGTAGAAACTTTCGTATCTACTGGAGATTTAACCCCGATGTATCCGATAGCAGCTGACTTCATTAAAGTCTTCATAGAACAATAATCAGCAACTGTTTGAGCAAATGAACCGCGATGGATTACACCAAAGCTAGTTTTTTGCCATTTAGCTACTTGATTACTTAATTGAAGACCGGTAGCTGTTGTACCAGCTTGTACAGAAGCAGGAGCATCGAAGTAAAGAACAATTTTACCACTGTCTTCTCTTACGTTAGCTTTGATACCAGTTGGATCTGCATCGATAACAGCTTTGATATCTTTTACTAAGTCACTAATAGTTAGTGTGCTGCCGTTGTAAGTCTTTTCAGGAAGCGTAAACGTTAGATCTTTACCATCAACTTTTACTACTAGCTTATCGTTAGTTCCAGTTGTAATTTCTACTGGATAAACAATAGAATTAGATTCCATTACATAAGAAGAAGTAACCATTCCACTGATGTAAGGGAAATCTTCAGAGTTTGGAACTTCAGGGAAGAATTCACCAACTAGGTTAGTTGCTTCGTCCTCAAGCGTGACTCCTTTAAGAACTACGTGATCTACATTAAAATCAAGTAAGTCGCTCATTAGTAAGTCGTAGAAATAGATAAACTTACGACGGATACGAACTGCTTCTGTAGTACCAACTAAAACGTTTTTGAACTTAGCTTCAGCTTCTTGTGAAGTGTTTCCTTCAGCTACATAAGCATCGATTGCAAATTGCTCAAGTTCAGTAGCGCGCTCTGTGCTGATTTCTTTAAGAGCTACTAGGTATACCATTCTAGCTCCGCCATCAGTAGCAGCTTTCCACTCTGCAGCAATCGGGTTAACTTCTCCTGCTACATAGAAATCACCGAATCCAGCTTGCACAAGTTCAGATGAACTACGGATTAATACTGGTTCTTCAGGAGCATCTTTCGCAAGAGATGGAGCGATGATTAGGATCGACTCTGATCCGCCTCGTTCTGGAATAATTAAGCCACCATCTTTTAGCGTGACATTAATGCCAGGAAGATTTTCGTAAAGCATAGGTTTGCCCCCTCTTTATTTTGTTGTATTTGAAAAGCGACGAGCGCTATTCACCCAGTTGAGTGTTTGTTGTTTCTTGGAGTCTCTTCTCTACGACATCTATCACACGGAAGATATCTACAGGGACTTCTGTTAATTCTTCGAACTTAGCAAAGTAAACAAGTCTACGAGTCTTACTAGCATCACGTATATTTGCCTTTGATAAGTCTGTTTCCATCCTTACGAATTGAAGTTCTTTAAGCCCCTTCTCTTTAAGGAATCCCGTGTATGTTGCAAGCGTTTGACGAAACTCTTTTGTGAGCTTGTCCACTCGCGCATTGGTTTCTTCCCAAATCTCAAAAACAATCTCCGCATCAAATACCTGTCCATAAATCTTAGTTGCAGGTGGTAGAGTCCCATTAGAATCCTCATTAAAAGCAAGGTAACGTTGACGTGGTTTAATTTCTCTGGTGTTTTTACCGATTAAACCTGGTTGCATTACGCTAAGATAATGAACGATGACCGGGTATTCTACATGCTTGTCATCTGTTACATTTGGTCCGTCGGGAATAAAACTTCCCCACTTAGGGCCCCATGCGGCATCTAATAAATACTTGATTGTCTTTGTCATGTCTTCATAGTCCATAGAACCATTTGCTTGAGTTGGCTTATTGATTTCTACTACCATGAAACATTCACCTCACTTGATGGAATATAACTAAAGGAAGTTTTAACCGATTCAATTTCCCCATACAACTCAAATGAGATTGATAGAGTAAGATTTACTTGGTCATAATCTAAGACTTCCATTTTTACATTTCTGTAGATTGGATGATCTTCTGAAAGATTATCGATGAAGGCATCAACTTGTGTGATGATGGATTGAAGTAATACGAAGCTGAATGGCTCTCCAATGTATTGATTGAAGAATCCAGCGATTCGGTTAACGTCGTAACTTATACTTCGAAGGTAATGAGGTTTTGAATAGAGTGTGTTCTGAGGGTAAAGATTTTTTGAGGAAAAAGGAACAAATCCTTTTTTAATTGATGGTACGATACATATATAACCACTACTTGTTAATTTAGCAACTTCAACCTTTTTGAGTTCCCTACTTTGTAACGTATTTATATACAGTAGCTGTTTATTAGTTGCTGAATTGTGGAAATTAGGTAGTTTGTATCGCATACAAGCGTAAGTTGCTGCGGCTGGCATAGATAAGTACTTAGGATTTTCCGAATCCTGCACACCAACTACAACTTCTACATGTTCCAAATGACGACTTTTTTTCCTTATTAGTAGAGGCCTTTTCTAGAAGTGTTTGTATCTGAGGTTCATATGTATCTTCACCTGTCACTCCATAACGATTTCCTGAGAACAAGTCAGAGCATAAAACAGCTGAGCAAAAAATCGATTGTTCACTTGTTTTCGTCTTAGCAAATTCTCCAAATATAGAGGTTAGTTCAGCAGATGCTTTTTCGTAAGGAATGTCTGTAAATAGAAGTGTATCTATTTGAAAACTACTTAGCTCCCCTGTAAAGAACAATTCGCTTCCATCTTCATCAATTAAACTATCTCTTAATAGCTGTAATTGCATTTGGAGCTTATCGTCTGAGTCTGAATCATCATGATTACTTACATAATGGAATCCATCGTCCGCTCCTGTAAATCGAACGTGTCTTTCTGCTAAACATAATCCTGCTATAGGAATCTGATTAACAACTTCTACATCGACTTCTCCTGCTTTAAAATAGAGATCCTGTTTGATTGCAAAAGCTAATTCATCTAAGCCTTTATAATCAGCAAACAAATATGAGTAACTATTGTTTATACCTTTAACCACCATATGAGTTGGGAATAAGTGAATACTGATATGGTTTGATTCATCCGTTGCTTCTAATGTTTTAAATCGAAGTGCAGGAGTGTTTAATTCATCATGATCAACTACACATTCCCCATGTGTTCCATTTAATCGTAGGATTAGTGGTGTAATCCTGTTCTTTCTTGCCATTCTTACGTTTTCCGTTAGACGACAATCACCAAGAACATAAGACGGGTCTGTGTTCTCTCGGATGATAAAAGGTGTCCCTACTGGCCCATTAAAAGAAAAACCCGCTAACACTAGAAAGCGAGTATTCTTTTCCATGTGAGAAGGGAAGATAAGTTGATTGTATTTATACATTCTTACCCCTCCAATAAAATATTGTATTGTTTTACGCCGTTTATTTCTGAAATGCGAATGCCACGTATTTTGCTTCTTACAGGTTGTACAGTAGCATAGTAGACCTTGTAAATTGTTTTTCCTTCTCCAAGATCCTGAGTGTGGTCTACGTTTGTGATTTTCCATATACCCTCATCTTTATAAGAAGGTCGTCCGAAATTATCCCAATCCACTTCTACAATCAAGTCTTTTTCGTTAGCTATCATGTTTGGTTGGAAGTAATACTTTCTACCTCCTGTTAATACATCTCCAATAGGATTTTCCTTTAAGAGTCCTGCTAACTGTGGTTCTAAAGCAATCGTTTCAGCTCTTGTCGTATGCCTTTCAGCAATGAAAGAATAACCCAGTCCGAGACAAATCGGACAATTACGATCTGCCTCTTGGGTTACTTCGTTATAACAAGAACATAAAAGCTTTTTATCTTGTCTAAGAACCAGTACATCATGACCGTACTCTTCCAAGATCTTTTTGAATTCATTAGATAGGTCGAAACTTACTCTCATTATCTATTCACCTACTTATCGAAGTCTTTCAGTGTAGTTCTTGTTACGAAATCAGGATATGGTGATACTGATTCACCTTTTACTGCGTTACCTGGTTTTGCATATCCTCTATTGTGATGACCATGAATAAGATCTTCCCAAGGTTTTAATGCTCCTTGTAGTTTTCTAATCATAGAAGACACATTGTTTGAGCTTGAGCTTCCTGCCTTCTTCGTTACGGATAAGTCACCTAGTTTAATGCTCTCATCACCACTTGAAGAAACAGCACTTCCACCGCTTAGTAACGAGTCGATAGTTACTTGTGTGTTTACATATTCATTAATGTAATAAGGCGCGTCACCATCTTTATGAAGTTCTTCATCAAATGCTGGTGATTCAAACCATATATCACATGCAAACTGACTGTACTTTCTCATTAATGACTGAAGGAATCGAGTTGATGGATTTAATCCAAACTGTTTCAATACCTCTCTGATTTGAGTAATGTCACCATGTAGATGCTCTGGTGTACCTACAAAACTAAATGTATACGTCATTCCAGTAGGTAAAGTGTTTTCGCCTTTTAGATTCTTAGAAACTACTACTGTATATTCCTTACCCTGTCTAAAGACAGTAGGGCCTTCTACAGGTGTAAAGACTAATACGTTATCATTCTCTTCATCTAGGCTTATACGACCTTTTATAGCCTTATTAGGGCTATATGCACCTCTCATATCAATTAAGGAAAGCTGTTGTTTGTATGGAGCTTCTACAACGTAGAATAAAGGGTTTGTTTCGGGTTGATCTTCCCCGAATAAGCTACTAGCAATAGTATCTGTAAACACGACAACTACTTCCGAAGGTTTTTGTAACTCTCCTGTTTGAGGGAAATGATCGACAATAGATAACTGACCAACTATTGTTCCTCCCCCGCCGCTTTCTCCACCATCACCTGTAGTTGGTGGTTCTACTACTGGTGGAGTTACGGGTTGTTCTCCTTTTTTCTCGATGTAAATTTGACTTGTTAACCAAGCTGTCTCCTTATCACCTGTAACACCTTGAACATGTACATAATAATTCTTCTCTGGTTCTAAACGATAAGGGATAGTGAAGCTAAGACTTGTTGTTTTACCCTCTAGTGGGTTCTTTGGCCACAAATCATACGCTTCGGGATTGTTAGATGTTGATAGACGAACATTAAAGTAAATCTCTTCCCCATCTACTAACCCATTAGGCAAGTCCCACTTAGCAGAAACAAAGTAATAATCTTGCGCTAATACCAAGTTTTCTAAAGCAGTAATTCCCTTTTTCTGAACAGTTACAAACTCATATGTCTTTGTACTAGGAAGATAATTGTTATCGATTGAAGCAACCCCGCTTGCCCCGCCCATTACCATTGTTTGATACTGTGTATTAGGTTCAAGTGGAGTGTTAGGAGTAATCTCGTACACTTTATTCACGTTGTTATATCGCCCAGTGTGCTCTACGAAATCACCATTTACTTTTCTTAGGCGAATCGTATTATTATTTAACGTATCAAGATTGATATGTTTAGCGAACGTGATTGTTATTTTAGTAGATAGCTCTACATTTGATTCATTCGATACCGGATTAACACCCAATACTAGATATGCATTAGAAGGCATCTACCTCACCTCGCTTATTCAGTTTCTTTTTTAGTGCTTTTACGAGTTCTCTTAACTGGTTTAACTGCAGCTGCTTCCATCACTGGTTCTTCTTTTTCCGGTTCAACTACTTCTGGTTCTTCTTTTTCCGGTTCAACTACTTCTGGTTCTTCTGGTTTAACTGGTTCTTCTGGTTTAACTGGTTCTTCATCTTCAGCAATGTTGTTGCCATTAACGAATTCTAGAGTTTGTTTGTCATAAGGGAGTAAGATGTTTTTACGTAAAGCGGATTGGATACCTGACAGCTTATTCTCTTCAATATCAATTGAATGTACAGAAATTGAGCTAATAGAATGCTCTCCAGCTTTTTTAAATAAGATACCGCTCACTTCTTCTTCGAATTCCTCTTCAAAATAAAATGGAGATAAAAATACTTTTAATTCTTTCATGAATAATACATCCTTTCAGTTCTATGTTTTGGTCTATCCTATAAAAGAAGCCCCTACATCAACTGTAGGAGCTCCGTAGGAACATAATTGTTATTTAATTAGATAACATCGTGCTTCTTAGCTTCTGCACCTTGCATATCCTTTGGTAAAGGCATATCAGCAAAGCTACGAGTTGGAGCTGGGTAAGTTTTAGCGAACTTGATGTTCTTAGCAACAGCGATTGCTTTTCCGCCGTTTAGTACGCCTACGCCATAACGCTCACGTAATTTTAGAGATTGGATGTCACGAGTTGGATCATCGAATTGCTCTGTAGAGATTTCGTCTTTAACTAGCATTACACCAACGTTGTTTTTGTCTACTAGGAAGAAATCGAATTTCTTGTTAGCTTGATCGAAAGGAACGAATGGAGAGAATACTACTTCTAAGCCTAATGCGTTCGAAGTGTTGAATGTACGAGGGTCAAAGTTTGAAGTGCCTTGTCCAAATGCAGCAACGCTTGTGCCTTCTAAAGCAGCGTTCTTAGCAAATAGAGACCAGCAAAGAGGATGCATGATGATTGTTGTAGGAGTGTATCCTGCGCTCATGATTGATACAGCCATGTCGATGATATCTTCAGCAGATAATGTACCGTTAAGTTCGCCATCGAATCCACGACCTGTAGGGTGTCCGTCAGTACCAGCTGGGAATAATTCTGCATCGTATACTACGTGACCAGTTTTCTTAAATTCGTTGAAGCAAATTTCTTCTTTCTTAGCAGCCATTGCACGACCAGCAGCGCGAAGGTGTAATCCGATTACATCCCATTGTGAGTCTGAAATCATTTCGTCAGTAATAGCGATTTTCAAACCGTATTTCTTAACTTTAACATCTACAGATCCGATTCCGCCTTGAGCTAAGTCTAGTGCTTGGTTTGGATATTCTTGTCCTTCTCCGATTTCGAATGCGCGAATTGCTCCAAAGTGGATGAATTCCATTGAACGTCCTTCATTTAATGTAACCTTTTGGAATAGATTAGATACTAATGTTAAAGGTTCAGCAGCTTCTAATACTACTGTAGAGATTACTTTCGGGATTAAAATGTTTGCATCAGCCGATGTTAATGCTTCACTTACTTGTACGCGTTGCTTAGCAGGTACTTTTCCTGCATATGCCATCATTTTTGTGTACTTCTCATGAAGTTCAATATTTTGATTTTTTTCCATGATATATGTATCCTCCTGAGTGTTTGTGGTGAGATTTAAAGTGGGGGATTATAGACTTTCCAGCCCCCACCTTAAATGGGAATTGTGTCTACTTATCTTTTAAGCTGTTGATCTCAGGACCGTAAAGGTTAAACTATTAGGTTATTGTTTTAGGAGATTACATGTTTAGAAGGATAAGTGAGGGGTATTTCGAAGTTGATTATTTTTGAAGTAAGATACGTACTGCACCAACAGAACCTTTGTGATCCCAAGCAGTAGGAATTCCAGCGATTGGATCAACTACCATTGGTACTGTTAAAGTTAAACCAGTGTGTTCTACAGCTGCATCAGTTTCATTGATTGGTAAGTAGATAACAACAGTGTTGTGAGTAACGTCAACGTGCATATCGTTAGCATTTACTGCTTTACCATCGATTTGAGCAGCTACGTTAGCTAGTTTAGTAGTATCGATTTTTTGTTTTAATTTGATAAATACAGCAGCGTTTTTAACTCCTGCACCAACTACTACTTTGTTGTCTTTAGCGTCGAAAGTAGTACCTTCAGCACCACGAACAGCTTCAACGTTAGCGTTAAGTGTCATTGCACCAGCAGTTCCAGTAGCAACACCGAAGTTGCGAGTTTCTTGAGCGCGGAAGAATCCGTCAGTTAAGAATGGAATTCCAGTTAAACCTTTAGCGCCTAACATTTTTTCGAATTCAGGCTTCCAACCTTTTTCTGTGTAAGAAGATCCATAAGGGAATGCGCCTATACCTGTACCTGGAGCACCTGGAGATGGAGCGTGAGACATTTGTTTTAAGAATGCTTCCATTTCAGGGTTAACTAACTCTGAGTAGTATTGAAGGAATCCAGCTGGTGGAAGTTCAGTTTCTTTCGCCCAAACTTGTCCAACGATAGCTTCAGGAGCATCTGTGCCTTTTACGTATTTACGGAAGTTACCGTCTTTGTCAGAAACAACGCGGTCACCAGGCATTAATTTTGTTGTATCTTGTTTTTTCTCAGATACAGCAGCACCAAATTTCATTGCTTTTGCAAGTACTTGAGCAGCTTCTAAAGTGTCAGTACCTTCAGTTTCGAATAAAGGAACCTCAACATAGTTACGAGTGATAACAGTTGGTTTTGTTAAAGTTGAATGCATTCCGTCACGACGACGAGAATAAACGTTGTGTAAGTTTACACCAGCAATTTTTTCAGCTGCATCTGTCGCTTGTTTAACAGCTGTTTTTTGATGACCTGTTTCAGGATCATACTCAGCGCCAACTAATTCAACGATTTTACCTTTTGCAAGTACTACCGTTTGGTTACCCTCTGGGCCGTACTCATAGATGAAAGTTTCTGCACCGTTAGTACGAGAGATAATTAAATCTTCCGCCGGAGCATTACCTTCAGAGATTACTAAGTTAGTATGTGTCTTACCTTTGAACTTGTAAGAACCATTCACATTTGGAAATTGTGCCATTTTGAATGTGCCTCCTTGTTATTTGGGGGTTTTATCTACGTCCAGTTAATAGACGAATAATTGCTTCTTCATTACTTGTAACCTTTAATGATTCAGTTGCCAACGTTTTACTTTCAGTAACAACTTTTCCAACCGGTTTCTCTACATGCTCAACAGTACGAGTCGTCTGAATAGGTGGCTTTTCTGCTAGAATGTCTGAGATAGAATCACGTAAGGACTCGATAGAACGAGCAGCAAATTTTGTAGTTGCATCTTCGCGACTAGATTCTTTACCCACTGCCATGCGTAGATCAACTAGGAAACCAACAGTAGATTCATGAAGATCTTTTGCAAGTTTCTCATTTGCACTTGTTAGTTCTTCAATCGTATTTTTAGCTTCAACTAACTCTTCTTGAACTTGAGTAAGTTCAGCAGATTGAGTTTCTTCTTGTTCTGTTACAACTGGCTCTTCGACTACTGGAGTTTCTTCAACAGTCGTAGCTGGAGTTTCTTCCTCTGTAACTTCTTGAGTAGCTTCTTCTACTGTCTCTTCTACAACAGTTTCTTCTGTAGTTGCTTCATCTTTCTCTTCTGTAACCGGAGCAGCTTCTTCTACCACTGGCTCAGTTACAACATTTTTGTCCTCTTGCGTCACTATGTTTTCCTCCTTTTCATTTGATTCACTTACACTTTTAACCACTCCAGAATCAGGAGTCAACGTTGAAGTCGAAGTATCGATATGATTAGCTTTGATTGAGCTTGCCACGATCTTACCCCCACCTAAATCAGTAACACCTTCACCAGTAGACATTGTGTTGCTAGTTAATCCATTCGTTGTAATCATTGCATCGGAATCGGCAGGTACGTTTACCCAACTTAATTCGTCGAAGAATAAGTCACCAGCAACCCATTCACATACATTGCCGTCATACTGTTCTCCACGCATATGACCACACCAACCTTCGTTGATGATGTCTGTTCCACAAACAGTACATACAGCAGCGTTTGTAGTTGCACCGATAGATACAGTTAATAAACGACCTTCTAGAATATCTTTGATTGCTTTTTCTTGAGTAATTTTAGGAGTTACGATAATGCCGGGGCGACCAGCTGAAGTATATTCAGTGAATGAAGCGGAGTAAACACGACCAGTAGCTTCTGTATTAACGTCGTGATTGTGGATAACGGGTTTGGGGAAAGGTTGCGTCCAACTATAAACACCACTTTTTAATTCGTGATTTCCTTTTAGTTTTTCTGCAGTATAGCGGTTAAAGTTACGAGTTCTTCCTTCGTGGATTGCTTCAATCTTTGGATAAAGAACAGTAATTCCACTTTCGCTTGTAGATTCATTAAATGCTGTATCTATTTGTGAGATTTCTGCTTTCGTAGTTACAGATTCATGAATTTCCTTAGGGTCAATATCAAGACCCTTCCACTTTAAAATGTTCATCTTTAGATGACCTCCTTGTTGGTAAGTACAATTGTGCATTCGCAGTTGGTATGATGAGGTGGTATTTGTGTTCTCCAACCATCAGTTAAGAGGATTTCAGAAGAAGCGGATAAGCATGTCTTACAACAATTAGGTTTATGCTTAACATAAACCCTGTCTTTTTTGGCTCTCTCCGCTGCTAGTGCAACTCCATAGTTATAAACTTCATAGGCGATTCGTTTCGCGATAAATCCAATACGATAACGATTAGCTATAAATGCATGGCTAACATGAGCAACTGGTGTTTCCTTTTCATAACAGGCTGATACAGAACTTGTAATATCCTGTGTTAACTTCTTAAATGATTGGCTATGTTTCTCTACCGCGATTTCTGTATCGCCCGGCTGTAATTTCGTTAACTGATTCCCCATTTGGTTTAATCCATCTTGGAATCCATATAGGAATGAACGCTCTACAAATGGACGAGTCTTTTCATAGAATAGTTGAGTAACAAGACCAGTAGTAAATGCAGTTATGGTTTCAGTGTCCTGTTGATTAGAAACTCTATCTTGGACATCCTCCATTGCATCAGACCAGTATTTCTCCATCTTTTCAGTGAATGAACCAACTTGTAATGACTCAGACAAATTAACCAGTTGAGTAGCCTCGGTCAATTTTGTGTTTTCTGAAACTGAAACACTCTTATTTTTCGTCTCAGATGTTTTAGGCTTACCTGGGCTTGTCTGCTTACCATGTTGATTCTCTGGCTGATCTTTGTTGTTACCCTGATTAGCGGCACCTTCACTATCTGCAGATGTGCTTGTTGCTGCGCTAAACATATTTCCATATAGACGAGATTCATCTACTGTTATGTCTTTACCAAGTAACTGACGCATTTCTTCAAACGTAATTGTGTTTTGCATAAACAATTGAACAACATGATTTTCGCGTTTGATTTTTGCATCGAATTCAATCTCGTGGAATATAAAGTCCACTTCATCATCTGGATTTAAAATAGGATCAAATCCACCTTCAAAAAGAAGCTCATTAATGATTGCGAACTTAGCAATATCGGCGAATGTTTTTTGGAAGTCTTTCACGGAGTCATTTAAATCTGAGGATTGATTATCAGATGTGGATTTATTAGCGGTATCCGAAATACCCATGATTGTGTCACTTACTCCTAATCCGGAGAATACACGTTGACGGAAATACTTTAAGTATCCATTTGCATCGATAGCTTGTCCTTGTGAACCAACTACTTCAATGTTGTGACGCTCTGGAACAACTAAGGCTCCATCTACAGGAATGTTACGGATTTCTTCTCGAAGTGTTTCTATTTCTTCATCTGTGGCTTCAAAGCCCGGTTTATCAATACCGACTTTGTATAAATATAGAGGGAATAGGTTGCGGTAAATTAATCTTGCTACGTTCTCTTCGATTTGGCGAAGGAGCTTAACATCATCTAAAGCATTAAAGATGAATGGTATACCGTAAGCACGACCACTTGGTTTGCGATAGGTGAAGTGGACCATATCTTCTGGTTTGTATTGAACACCTTCTCCACCACCACTACCTGCAGTCTCCTCATAAGCTAGAATCTTACCATTATCATCACGACTTACTGTGATGTTTGGAGCAGCTAAGGGGAAGTAACCTGCAATTGGTTGTTTACCTGTGTATCCTATAGCTGTAACACCAGTTGGTAACCCACCCGTCTTTGCACGAGCTTTTACAACGTAGGCATTACCATAAAGGATTAGGTTGTCAGAAATCTCTTGTAGGAATGAATCTATACTTTGACCTGTTGCTTCTGACATTAGTTTTAATCGGGTCCATACATACTCAACTGCTTGATCGTTCTTCCCCGAAATCTCCCAACCATTTTTAAACATTAAGGCTGCATGTTTATCGACAGCTCTGCGAATATAACTGTCCGTATAATAAGCACGTCCAATTTCCGCTAAATCAACTGGCGAATTCTCGAAGTCTCCTCCCCCACCCGCAGTTTTGACGGCTTGCCCTAAACGTTTAACTGCAATTTTCTTTGGGTCACGTTTAGTTGCGGAAGGTGCTTCATTAATAGTTCTTAATCGAACTCCTTTACGAATTCGTTCTATCATATTCAATTTAGTACACCTCTCTTATAGATACTCTAATACCAAAGAATAACCGGCTCTTGCATTTTCCTTGTTTAACGTTTTATCGATTTTCTCTTTTCTCACTTCGTATTCAGACATATACATTGCATACACATCTTGCAGGAATGAATCATACTGTCCTTGTACAAGACTTAATCCTCCAGCCATTTGGTTTAGGAATGATTCCACCCCAGGTGCTTTACTTGGAGATTCTAAGTGTTGCAATGAGTCATACATGTTTAGATACATCTTGTTTCGAAGTTCGAACGCCATAAGTAATTCATCATGTGAGCGCTTTTTACGAGAAAGATTGTTGATGTTCTTCAATACATCTCGATATTGTTTTTTATCTTCAATTTGTTGGTTAAGTTGTAGCTTCAAGGATAACTGCGTTAATTTGAGTAAATCGGTAAGTTGTTCTTTAGTAGAAGCTTGATTTTCTAATAAATTCATAACCCCTTCACTATCAATCTCGCTACCTAAAACTAATCCGGATTTAATAGAGTCGGAACAATCTTCCGAGGCTATAAGAAGACCATCTACAAGAGAACTCATTTCATTAAGTGTTTTTTCCTCACGAATCGCAATATCATAAGGGCGTTTTGCTTTTAAATATTCATCACTTGCTTTAAAGAATTCAGGAGAACCATACTCTGTTCTAAGGGATTCATAATATGTACCTTCATTGTTTTTATACAGTTTTGTTACTTGTCCAAACCATTCTTTTTGTTTCTTAACCGCTTCTTCGATTTGTTCAGTGAAGTCCTTATTTCTTTCTGGTTCAGCAGGAATGTCGCCATCAAGGTAATTCTTTAAAACTGTTTCTTTAAATAAGAAGTATCCCTCTTCTACTGTTAATTGCAATTCCTTTAGGTCTTCATAAAATTCAAGATCTAAATTACCTTCTACATCTTCTGCATATGAATGAACAATGTCTTGGATAAGTGAATTTGCAGGAGCTTCTGGATCTTCAAATGTTTTCTTGTATATATCAAAATCAATAAAACCATTGTTAGCTATGCTTGGATCGAATGATGGTTGTGATTCGTAGATTTTTTCTAATTCCACCTGAGAAATAGGAATCTTTAGGTCTTTTATCTTCTTCTCAACAGAATCAATAAGTACCTTAATCTGATCTAATGTATCGACAAACTTATCGTATTGTTTAGCAGGTTTTTCTTCGGGAACAAAAGAACCATCTTCTTCAAGTTCTTCCGGGTCTTCTCCTATAACTTCTTCTGTTTGCAAATGTACAGTGAACGGTTTATTCGGTTCGTACTTTACTCTTGGTCTGTACTCTATAACGGAACGTTCTAATTCGGTATCTATTTCAACTTTCTTTCCTAAAACTTCATCCATGTTGTTATCCTCCTTTTATTAAAAAAGACGACAGGCCCATTGCGGATACCTGTCGCCCTTTATTACCACCCTCCGCGGGAAGGCATATTCATGTTAGTGCCACGTCTACCCCAACCAAAACCTTGGGCAGCTCTTTGTCTTACTTTTGTTGTTTTTGATTTCTGTCTTAACTCTGAATCACTAGAATTAGCTGCACTTTCTTGTTGTTTAAACGGATCAGTAAATGTTTTCTTCACCTTCGCTATTGTCTTAGCATTTGGCTTATTGATAACAGTTGCAGCTAATTCGGGTTTTTCATTGATGAACCCTAGTAAGCTAAACATCAATCCATCTAAAGCATGTTCGTCTACGTCTGTGAAAGTAGGCTCACCTGTTTTTGGACTATAGCGAGTTACTTGGTAGTTTGTCATTTGTCGTGCTAGTGTTTCGTCTTTTTCACGATGAGGGATTCGGAGTTGTCCACGCTCTAACATTAATTTCGTTTGGTCAACGATAAATGCTTTTAACGGTTTCTTCTCAAACTCTCTACTGTGTGGATCTCTTACCATTTGAGAACTACCTAAGTGAACACGTTTAACTTTGTCGCCTAGTGTTTTACGTAGAAGCTCAATTTGGTATTCCCCAGCCCCGGCATCTGCATAGATACCAAACGGATTGTAAACTCCATCTAGTTCAATAATTTTCTTAACTGCAATATCGTATGTAAATTCCCCTTTAGGGATTTCAATACGGTTAATGATTTGGAATCGTCCGAATGATGGTTCTGTTTCTCCAAGTTCTGGTCTTGGACGACGAACCTCAAAAGGATTGTATTGGGTAACAACAATTTGTGTAGCTGCCCCTGCTTTATCCCAGTCAATACCTATTGCAATAGGACCATCATGAGTTGGTGATGTAGTGTAGTTGTAACCAATGCTTGAAGCTTCGTCAACGTAATCCTTGTTGAACACCCCAACCATCTCTGTACCAAACTCTGCAAGTACCTCATGCTCATAAGCTGCTTCTGAGAATAGTTTGCGTAACTCACGTTCCATCTTAGGTCCCCACTCAGGGTTAACCATTGTCGGGAAGTAGAATTCCGCCCAACCTTCAGATAAGGTACGGTTATATGACCTCATATCATAAACGTTATTTTTATTCATTTTCACATCTTGATTAAGCTTCATTTGAGTGCATGTTTTATAGAACATCCCTCTTCGACCTGTTGGGGTTGATGCAATCATACATCCAATTCGGTCAGGTGCTTCATTGACGATGGCAAAGATAGATTCAAAATCTTTATCGCCCATGTAGTCAACCTCATCCATGTACAACCAATCTGCACGTTGTCCACGAAGAGATCCACCCTCTGAACCGGAACGTGTACCAGCAGTGAACAGACGGATAACTGAACCATTTTTAAACTCAATTACGTAAGGGTTTTTAGTAATAGATTTGATGGACTCTTGTAAAACGGGGTTATTATCAATGAAGGTTTTTAATTGGTCGAAGATTAATCGGGCTTGGTTATCATAAGGGGTCGCGACAACGCAAGCTGCTCCTTTTGCCATTCTTGTTCCACCGTTACATGTAAATGCCACCCACAACATATGAGCACACATTGTCCATGTGTTATGTACAAGGATATCTTCAACTACTAAGTTATGAGTCTCTGGAACGAAAACATCATAAGTTTGTCTCTTACCAAGAGGAATGATCTCTACTACTTCCTCCCACAATACATGAGAGTTAATTAAGTCATGTAGCATTGCAGATTGTAAGTTCTCTGCATATACACGAGCATTACTTAAAGAGATACCTTTCTCTGTACGATAGCGGCGGTTACCCTTTCCAACTACCTCAGCTTTCTTGATTCCTTTAGCAATTCGTTCTTCTTCAATGTATTTCCATACTTCTTTAGGGAGTGTTGGTTCAGAAGAGTTCATTTCAAGTGCGCGTTGTTGAATTTCTTCATAATTGCGCTCTGGTGTAGCTAAATGTTCGAGGAATAATAAGATTGAGGAACGGTGATAAATCATAAGGTGGTAATAAACAGAGTCGTTCATTTCCTTTTGAAGTAAATTCGCTTGGATACCAAAACGTAGAAGTAAGTGTTTTAAGTCTAATGCGAACTGACGATGTTTCGTAGCGTATCCGATTTCACAGATACGGCCAGCAAAGAACCAACCACCTGCAGAATACAGACTTCCTAAGAAGAATGCTAAGTGTTCTCTATCTAACTCGTAGATAAATGAAGGGATTTTTTTCTCTTCTATTTCTCTATAAAACTCGAAGCTACTGAAGTTCATTAAATAGATTGTAGCCTTCTTATGACGCTCACGATATGTTCTAATACCAAGTGCCTCACAAGACGCCTGTAACGTCTCTCTAACGCCTTCATAGCGCGCCTGGAAGCTAATACTATCCTTGTTAAAACGGCCCGCAGCGAGCATGTACGCAAGGATACGGAGCTTGTTTTTATCGACTTGTTTTGTTCCGTATACAGGTAAGAATTTAGGTGTAGCGATACTTTCACCGATGCGAAGTGCATCAACTTCTTTCCACCCATCTACTGTTAATACTGGATGGTTTCCTGTAAGAACAACTCTTGCTCCATGTTTTGTTACAACAGCGAATGTGTCTTTTACACCATTATCTTCAATAAAGAAGGCTTCGCTATTTTCTAACTGATAGGATTCATTTAGCGTTAACAGTGGTGTAGCGCTACCATTAACTTGAGCATTGTAAAGCTCTCCTACCGATTGGTATTCTCCCGTATTCGGATTGATGATTCGTTGATTTTCTTCTATACATTTACCGATACGACGACCACAACGTAAAACTTTACGATGATGCGGATGTCGAAGGATTTGCTCTTGATACCAACGTGGTTTTTCTCCTAAGTGATGCTCTGTCCACTTAACAGGATCACGAATAATTTCGAGCATTTCCTGGTCATACTTAGTAAATTGGCTCATACTTCTATTCTCCTTTTAATATCTTCTAGATGCGTAAGGGTTTAATATCTTAGCTTCTCCGCCAAGCGCACTCCTTGCGTTCATCTTACTTCCTTGAATGGCTTGTACAGCTGCTTGTCTCATAGTTTGGGCTCTTTGTGTATCCACATAATTTCCGCCAACTCTATTGTTTGTTGCATACTGTGCATTCCACCATTGTTTCTTTTGGTGATTGAATTGCTGTAGGCCCCAATAGCCATCTTGCGCCATGCTTGCAACAGTTATTCCCCCAAATAGTAGAGGGTTTGAAGCAGCTAAAGCACCCGTAACACCAGCTTTTAGTACAGATGTACCTAAGTCATCGCCACCATATAAGTTCATTGCAGTATCGGCTCCGAATGCAAGACCACCAGCTGTAGCAAGTTTCTTACCACCCTTAGAACCTACTGCTTTTAATACACTAGAAACGGCTTTTAATGCCATCTAAACTACCCCCTTCTATTATTGTGAAGACCAAATACAATGCTACCATCAGCGTTTAGATTCTTAGGGGCACGTTCTTGTCCTACGCCGTCATACATCATGACGTCCGGCGCGCCCATCTCCTGATAGTTATTCATAGTTGCTAATCTAAGAGGTTCAATTGTCTTATGCTCAAACCCTAACTTAGCATTATTAATGGCAAGGTAACCTCCACCAACAGCCATAACATGTTTTGGATTTAATTTTTTACCAGTGTAGAAATTACTCAACGTCTTTTCTTTATCCTTTGTATCAACAAAAGTACTCTTAACAATATTCTTTGGAGCGTTCTTAACTCCATTAGTAATTGTTTTCGGACTGTTTTTAACACTATGAGCAGCCATCTTTGTACCAATCTTAGTATTTTGAACGCCTATCTTAGCAAGTTTTTTGACTGAATTTAAAATAGCCATTGTTTACCTCCTATCTATTAAATCCGAATATGCTATTTGTTTTTTGAGTCATCTGATTTGCCTCTAGCACACGCTTTAATTGATTAGACACACCATTCTGCCTCATAGCAGCGTTTCCTGCTGGTGTATGGGCTTTGTAAACTTGTTGAGTAGTAGAACCTATGTGCTTAAGATTGCCCTTTATAGAACCTTTATTGGCGTGTGTAGCAGCCTTTAAACCGTGGTAACCTGCACCCGCAAAAGCACCTCGTACTGCACCAGTTTTAGCTGCTTCCCAAGGATCTTCTCCTTGTAAGTAACCAATACCACCATGCACAGCTGCAGAAGCAGCCGATGATTGAAATGCACCTATACCTGCTTTTCTTAAATTACCTTCTGCTTTAAGGTTTTCCATTCCTGAGCCAAGTAAGGTTTTTGCACTAGCACCTATACGGCCAAGAAACTTATCGTTTGGAGTAGCACCATTAAGAGCTTCTTGTGAACCTGCTACTCTTTTTCTTGTCTCTCTTGCTGACTTACTTTTTCTTGCCGATTCTTTCCTAGCTTGAATTTGTTCCGGAGTTGCATTTCTAAGACTTCCTTTATTCTTAGAACCTTGTCCTGCTCTTGCTTGTGCTCTTGTTGCACGAATCTTATCTCTTGGCGCAGTAGCCTTAGATATCATGTCGTCCATCAAGTTTGTTGAGCTAGACGGAACAAAATTAGGAGTTCGTGCAATAGGACCATTTACTGTTCTAGTTACACCTTTAACTGGTGATGTCATACGCTCTAGCAGTTCAGGACTATTATTGATCTTCCTACTTACTGCGCTCATTACTCTTTCTGCGCTTTTATGCCATCTTGCCATAAACTACACCGCCTTAATTAAATTTAGCGTTGCCCATCTTGTGATGACCTGTTCTTGCTTCAAATAGGTCAAATACGACTTCTCCTTGATTTATGTTTCCATATGAATACTTCTTGTTCTTATCCTTCTGTTTCTTCTTTTTTTGCTCAAGACGATATTCTTGCTCTCTCTTAATCTTTTCTGCTTCACGGTTTTCACCCATGCGTTGTCCTGCATCTAAAACAGTAGCAGCACCAACAGCGTACATACCCATTTTCATAGCAGTACCTAGCTTGTTACCTGAAAGAAGCATTTTACTTCCTTTACTCACTTTCTTAATAGCTTCTTTTCCTACGTCAGAAATCTCACCTTTTACTAGATCTTGAACAGTTTGAGTTTTCATTAAGTGTTCTGCACCATAAGCTAGACCACCAACTACAGCACCTGTTTTGATTCCTTTTCCTGCAGAAGTAAATAAATCATCTTCTTCTCCATCTACAATAGACTTAGCTAATCCAAAACCTACAGCACCCATCGCTATTTTCGACCTATTCTTTTGTAGAAACTTAGAGGTAGCAAAAGTGTCAATTACATGCTCTTTAGCAGTCATAGATACCACCTACTTTCCGTGTATGATAAAAATGATTCGACTAAGCGCCGCTAACCAGAGCGTTATCAAACGTCTTCGACAATTGATTCCTCGCACCGGGGAAAGTTCGCCCCCGGCACGATTAATACAATTCTAAAAGCTTTTTTGCCAAGGCTGAAAACTATTCCCCAACCTCGTCGAACTCTGCATCGAATATCTGTCCAGGCTCCATAGTGGATGCAATTTGAGACATTAACTGAGATGCATAAGAACTTGGGTCCAATGTAAGAGTTAATCTATCTCCTGCTTTATCAGAACGAGTAGAGTGCATCAATTGAAGAACCTTATGTTTCTTCGTCATAATCTTCTCTTTATACTCAGCTGCCTTAGATATTTGAGGGGCTGTTATCTCCTGACCGTTATCCGTTACACTTACAACAACGTCTTCGATGAAGTCACCTTGCATAGCAATTCGGTTCTCTGCTCTGAATAACTGAACATCGTAATCTACTAAGTCTTTAATCAAACTCATATCAACTACGTCATTATCAGCAACATGGAATTCCTTTTGGTATTCATCTACACGTTTCATAATAAGTCCAATCTCAAGAGGACAACGAGAACCACTTGGATCCATTCCTCCATCAAGTAACGGACAAACACTTGCATAAGGACAACTCTCACCTTGGCATAGCATAGGAACAGAAGCATATAGTCCATGTTTTGTGTTGTAAATCTCCATAGACTGATTAATCATTCCTCTTGTCTCATTGGACACTTTCCAAGTAGAAGGTAATACTAATTCATTTGTAGCTCTTACCTTTAACTGTTCAGGTGTCTCTACTTCCATTTGACGTAACTCTTCCATACGTTTTTCTACAGACATTTTACCGCCCTCCTTTTCTCCTGACTGGTTCTCTTTATTGTTAAGCTACTTCTTCCCAGTCTTCTGATAGAACGTCTGATGTAGATGGTACCCATCCTGGTTGCCATTTGCCTTGAGCTGTATATAAGGCGAAATATGGTTGAGAATCTAAATCTACACCTTGTCCTAGATGTTTAGATGTACGTCCATTTACTACACCTGCTTCTAGAAATAATGAAGGCATTAGTACAATCCACTGTCCTTTACCATTCCAACCATTACGTGCTACTTTATTTCCTTCTTTTAATGAGATCAATGCTTGTCCGAAATCCATTGTGATTCCTCCTGTATGTGTTTTATTTGAGTGGATATTATATCGAGGTTTTTAAATGCGGTTCATTTTGAAAAGATTAAAACATGTAAGAGCACTGATTACTTCCCACGCTCTTCTCTTCTGACTTGATACCTAAAATGTACCTTCATGTTCAAGGTAAGCTACAATATCAGCGATTCTTTTAAGCGCGTCTTTAGTAGCGTAATAGACACCTAGTTCATAGTCGTACTCATCTGGGTTTACACAAGCTGACTGTCCAACTACTTCAAACCCATTGTTCATTTGAAGACATACAACAGTGGTCTTTTGTCCCACCCTTGCTGACTCCTGACTCTTTACCCAATGATCAAGTAGGTCTTGTTCAAATCGTTCATACATAAGTCCTTCCATGTACTCGCCCTCCTTTCCTGACTTCAGCCATAACCTAACCAATTTGTCACATTTTCTCAATCAAATACTATTGGCTTCATCACCGGCTCGTTCATTCCTGACTGTAGGCACAAATAAAAAGAAGGTAGTCGTCCGCTGTTGGGCTGTGCCCTACAGATAACCGCCTTCTTTCTTCCTGACTTGTTGCCCTATATAGGCTGGATTTTTTAAAAATTTTTGAGGCGCAAGGTGGTATATATAGGTATTACTTGGTGGACTTTCGATGCCCACCCCCTACTACCGACCCACAAATATAGGTCTAGCTCCTGACCAGTTAAATGAGAGCATACGAAAGGAATTATCATGACTAACACTACTACAGCTACAACAACTCAAGGAACTAACACAATCAAGGGAGAGAACACAACTATGACTAACAACACTAACACAACTGTAAACAACACAACTAAAGGAGAGATTAAAATGACAAACAAAACAGTAGTATTCACAGCAGGTAACTTACAGGTAGTACAAAACGCTTCAGGACAAATCGCTAAAGCATTATTCGGTATGGGTGTAAAGGCTCCATTATTCTCACAATTCATTGGTACTGATGCAACTGCATTAACTGTAGATGCTCGTCGTAACAAATTCGTAGTAACAAATGAAACTGGTACTGAAACATCTATCCAGTTCTCTTCTGCTACTGGTAAGCAAGTAATCGATTACTTAATGGTGGTTATGCCTGGTCTATTCCCTAAGTTCATGGAATCTGCAGAATTCAAAGCATTAGAGAAGTTAAACTTAAAAGGCCGTCTTACTGCTAAGGCTAAAGTACACGGTAAGAAGACTCGTGAAACTGTATTAATGGCAGCATTAAACATGGGTGATATCTATGTAGCATCTAGTGGTGAAGTACTAGGTAAATTAGTAGACTTCGATGTAGAGGAATTAATGGAGAATGTAATGGTTCAAGTAGGAAAAGACGACAACAAGAAGGTAGTACTGCGTGATGATGTTCGCTTCTACATTGCTAAGGATACTAATGTAAGCAATCTAACTAATGTTAACTCTCTATTCCAAAAGATGTCTGGTAGCTTAGCGGCTTACCGTTTTGCAATGGCTAAAGGTAAGAAGACTCAAACAATCAATGTTGTTAAAGAGTACAGCAAGGATGGTATGACTCTACGTATTGAAGAACCACAGAAAGCAGTTATCCTTGATGAAATGTGTACATTCGACGGATCTGCTTCTCTACCATTTGGTGAAGAAGTAAACGGCGCAGTATTAAAAGCGGTATTCTCTGAGGTATCTGTATTACACCGTGAAGATGGTCAATTAGAAGTCGGTTCTGTTGTATCTGAAGAAGAAACATTCTCTTACAAAACGTATGCTAAATCAATGTCTCAAGCTCGTTCTAATGGTGCTGTTGGTTTCAAAACTCTTGAAGATGTAATTACTTACTTCTTAGGAACTGGTCAAGATGAGCGCGCTTATGGTAAAAAGCACAAATTAAATGGTGAAGCAACTGGATACAATGTAATGGATGTTGCTAAGTCTTACAAACGTTTCATGTTAGCAGGTTCTAATGGCCTTAAAGCTGATAAAGGTTTATTAAGCACATTCAGCCACAACCACAAAGTTGAGTTCTTCCCTGCTGGAACTCGTAATGTAATTGGTGAAATTAAACCAGCTTACATCGTAGTAACAAACAACGATGGCGAGAAAATCACAATCGCTTTAGTTGATGATTTCACTGGTCAAATCGCAATGGATCAAGACTTTATGTTAAACGTATTAAATAAAGATAATGCATTTGTAGGTGTTGAAAAGTTCAATAACTGGGATAACAAAGATGCTGTTAAAGCTCTTCTTTCTCGTAACCTTACAGATGGACAAGGATGGCACAATGATCGTATCACTGAAGGTTTACGTTCTGCAGGAGTAATCAATAGCTTTGATGCATTCCAATTACGTATCTCTAACGCAGTTAAAGGGGCTTCATTCCAGTTCAACCCAATCTGTGAATTATTCGATGCTGATATCATCCTTACTGACGGTATGGTTAAATCAGAAGATATCTTAGCTGATATCCAAGAAAATGGATTCCAATTATTCGTAGTTGGACAACGTAAAGATGGTAACGACGGTATCTGGGTTGCATCTCAAGCTACACAACAAATGGGATTATCTGTTGAAGAATTAAAACAAGGTGTTACAAATAGCGTTGATTTCGTTAAGAATTCTATTGAAGAGAAAATGACTGCTGATATCTTAACAATGCTTAATGCAGCTGAGGAAGAAGCAGAAACAGAATTCGCGGCGGTTGACTATGTACGTCTTGCTCAAGAGTTCGGTGACATTCTTGATGAGCAATACATTAAAGATGAGATTGTTGGTTTAGGAGTTAAGAAGCTTAACAAATTATTAGATTCTAAACTATTCACTACTCAAGCTCGTACTCGTTATATGTTCACAGATGTATTCGCTATCTACAATGCAGCTAAAGCAGGTCGTTACACTGCAATTAAAGAAGATGCTGTATTAGGTGCTTATGAAGTAGTTGCACCATCTAAGAAAGATGAAGAGTTCTTCCTAGAAGAAGGTAAGGCATTATCTGTTCGTTTCCCTGTTACAGTAACTCATGAAATTCCAGTTGTAACTGCGGTTCAATCTGCTGAGTATGCTGAGTTTGTTAAACAAGGTTTATGGCAAGGTATTACGTTCTTCGATGCTTTCTCTTGGGTTGTTGCACAACAAGCTGGTGCTGACCATGATGGTGATACTTCAATCATCATCTTTGACGAAGTAATGGTTAATGCTCGTATCCGTAAAGAAGTTGAGTTATACGGTAATCAAGCAGTACTTCCATTCGTTGATGCTTATGTTAAATACGAGAATGGTGTTGCTGTTGACTTCTCTACAGGTTGCCCTACTTACGTAACTGCAGCTGCTAAAGCAAAAGAAACTAAGCCAGAAGCTAAAGATGTAAATGGATTTATCGTTCAAGGTAACAATGTAATCTTCAATCCAGAAGAATTAAAAGGTGAGAACGGTACTGCTCGCCGTCATGATTTCTTAGAAGTAGTTGCTGGACTATCTCAACAAATCACTGTTGATACAATTGAAGCAAGCTTAATCGGTGTAATTGCTAACCGTGCAATGATCTTAACTGACCTTCTTTCTCGTTCAGTATTAAATGCTGCTCAACGTGCGGAAGTTGAAGCTGACTTACTTGCTTTATGTACTGCTGGTCGTTGGGAAATTGACCGTCCTAAACACGGTGGTGCTTACCTATCTATGCCTCTTATCAACAAATTATTCGCTAACTTCGAAGGTCGTTTCTTTGAAGAAGCAGAATTAGAATTAACAAATGAAGCTAAGTTCGCATTACTTGCTGAAGAAAAAGGTATTTACGCTCATATCTTCAGCCCGGTTGTACGTCAAGATAAAGTATCTGGTCAAGCTGTAATCACTGGTTTCGAAGTTAAGAAGCCACAATGGTTAGCATCTCAGAAAGATGAGTTTGGTGTTGTAAACAATGATAGTGCTTATGAGTTTGTATTTAACTATGCAGAAGAAGCTATCGTGGCATTATGTGAGAAGTTCCAAACAGGTCACAGCAATACTGCTAAGAATGAAATTCGTACTCGTATTGCTACACATATGGAAGTTGCTCCACAATCAATTGATGCAGTGAAGTACTATGTTGCTAACCTATACAATGCTTACACTCAAAAAGAGAATGTTCGCGCGGCTGCTGAGAAAGAGTTTATGCACCAAGCTGAAGCTGAACTTAAAGAAGCTGGTGTGTTCCGCAAGAAAAACATGCAATCTCTAACTAAAGCTAAGAAGACTGCTAAGATCCGTGCTAATTACGATGCTACATTATCTCAATACAAAATGGCTCGTGACCTATACAAAGCAGAACTTCGTAAAGAAATGTATGCAACTGCAAAAGAATTAGGTTTAGATGTTCGTCAATTAGTTGGTACTCTATACCTATTAGTTAATGAAGCAAAAACAAATGGTAAAGCTGCTTACCGTAAAGATGGCCGCGAATATCGTTTCGTAGCATCTAACGGATTCATTGCTTTACCATTCGAAGTGTTTGCGGAAGAAATGAACTCTTTAATCTCTGGCCGAGTTTCTGAGACTTATTTCGTTCCACAAGATATTACATTCACTCTTTTACAATCTAGCTTAGTTGAGAAAGTTGCAGCTCCAACTGCAGTTTCTAACCAAGTGAAAGTTCGTGTTATGAACCCGGTTGCAAAAGTAGCGAATAAAACTGTTTCTGTTAACCGTAACGTTCGTGTTGCGATTAAACCAGAACAACAGCAAGATTCTGTTCGCCTTGTAATGTACTTCTTAAACAAAGATGCACAAGTTACTGACGCTATGGCAGTTACTCGTGAAGATGCAGCATACATGGGGTTTGCTCCAACAAACTTCAGCATGGCTGGTATCTATGAAATCCCTGTTACAGAAATCGCATTTGGCGAAGAAGGAACGACTGCTATCGTTCGCTTCTAATAATTAAAAACAATCATTTGGGTAGTGGAGTTAATCCGCTACCCTTTTATTTTATCAGATAAAGGGAGAGAAATGAATATGAATAACAACGAAATCTTTGCAATGTATATGAACACATTAAACCAACAAGCACAGGCTCTTAACCAACAGACACAAGCTTTACAACAAGGCTTAACTTGGATGCAACAATCAAATACTGCACCTGTTCAACAAGAACAGTCTGTAGATGTTAATACATTAGTACAACAACAAATAGATGCTATGATGCCAGCTTTAATGAAACAAGCGGCAGATGCTGTACAACACACAAGTGAAGTGCCAGCACCATTCATTCCTCCACAACCAGTAGTGGAAGATATCGTAGAAGATCCTGCACCACAAGAATATATACTTGGCAACAAACAGTATGACTTATATGTTCGTATCGATAAGCCATGTGAAGGATGTCCATTCGCATCTTCTTGCGACTTAAAGGCATCTCACATTGCACAAGAGTGTGGAATCATGAACATGAAAGAAGCAGCTGTTGATGCAGGTATTATGGAAGTGAAAATTGAGGTAAATGAACAAACAATGACAACATCTTACCTTGTTTATAAAGATGGTCAATTCATTGGTTCTCTTGCTGACAATAGAGAGAACAAAACGATTCGTGCTGAATTAGAAAAGTATATGGGTCACACTGTTCGCGTAATGACTCACTTAAAGAAGAATGTTGCAAACTCTACTTTCACTGGATTATATGCAGAAATCTTAGAAGTAGTTACAGAAGTAAAACAAGCTCAACCAGTTCAACCTATTGTAGTAGCACCATCAATGTTTGATGAATCAATTCTTATTCCAGAAGTTAAATATCCAGAACCACCTACACAACCAGAAGAAGCAACTCTAGACTTAGGTGACATCGTTCTACCGATTTAACAGAGCGGGGATTATTCCCTGCTCTTTTTCTTTTATATAGACAGATAAAAATTAAAGACTTAAAACTAAAAAGCCAATTATAAGGAGAGATTTCGATATGACTATTATGACAACAAACCAATTACTTAACCACTTAAACACAAAGAAGGAAAAGCCAGTTACTAATCCCGTTGATGCTGTAACTGTAGCAGAAGATATTGTAGCTAGCCCTAAACCTGTATTCAATGTGGATCAAACTACTGAACCTGTTCAACCAGATAAGCGTAAGAAGAAAAGAGATATCGTACTAACACCTAGTCAACAATCAGTAGTAAGCAAGATTAAGAGATGGTACTCTACTACTCATGGTTACGGAAAGTTTGAATTAGCAGGATTTGCTGGTGTAGGTAAATCCACTGTTGTTGACTTTATCTTAGAGGAACTTGGAATTAGAGCGGATCAAGTTCGTATGTGTGCACCAACTGGTACTGCTTCTCTTGTATTAAAAGAAAAGACACCTGGATATTCTTGCTCTACATTACATCGATTATTCTATGTTCCTGAGTTAATGAAAGATGGACGTACTCGCTTTGTCCCTTCTGCAGAAAACTTATACGGTGTAAGACTAATCATTGGTGATGAGTTCTCTATGACGGGTAGACGTATGGCTGAGGAAATTCTTCCTATGGCTAAGAAAGCTGGATGCAAAGTATTAATCGTTGGAGATCCTGGGCAACTACCTCCTGTTAAAGATGAAGAGTATTTCTTTGTTAATCCAGATGCAATCCTTACTGAGGTATTACGCCAAGCTGCAGATAATCCAATTGTTGCTTTATCAATGGCTATTCGTCAGGCTACAGAAAATGGAGCACCATACATCTTCCCTAATAGAGACCAGAACATTGGTGGGAAAGTATTTGTTATTAATCGCAGTAGAGTATCTATTGCTCAATATGCAAAAGTAGTTTCTAACGGCGGTGTTGTTATTGCAGGTATGAATAAAACTCGTCAAAGTTTAAACCAAGCTATTCGTTCACACCTTGGCTTTAATGAACCAGTTCTTATGAATGATGAAACTGTTGTAATCAAAGAGAACATTGATGGTGGTAACAATGGTGAGATTCAAGTCACTAACGGTATGCGTGGTAAAGTATCTGAAGTTAAGAAACTAAGTAACGGAAATATTAAGTTCAAGTTTACTCCTGAAGCATTTGATGGACATCGCTATATTGAAGTAAACGAGGATGTATTGTTTGAGAGAAAGACAGCTTCTGAGATTCGTAAGAAGAACAAGGAGCTTAGAGTTCAAGGAAAACGCGAAATCCCATTAGGCGTAGAAGTTCAGTTTGGATATGTTATTACTGGACATGCTTCTCAAGGTTCACAATGGAAGACTGTATATGTAATTAATGAAAGTGGAGTATTTAATCGTGGAGCTGATGGATATAAGAATGCTAACAGATGGTTATACACAGTAGTTACACGAGCAGTAGAAAACTTAGTAATTGTAAGATGATTTGTAGGAGTGGGGATTCTTCCCTGCTCCTGTTTTTATATGTGCGTTTCTATGAAGAACGTAGATATAAGGACGGGATTTACCCGGGCCTTCGGCCAGGGCTGTTGCCCACTGCTAACGCATTGGTCAACCGTATAGGTGCTAACGCACCCTCACTAACGTTCAGGCTAACGCCTATCCTTCCGCCTATTAATAGTAGAGCGGGAATCTTTAACTGGACGTGCCCTCGTAATGGATAGAGGCTAACGCCCTATCCGATAGTGATGTAAAGAATGGTTTGGATATAGAACTGGACGTTTGGTTCTGTACCCACAAGGATAACTCCTTTACCTTTCTTGAGGTAATAATTCCTCTAATTAAATATAGAGTACGTAAAAGTTTAAGTGTACTACTCAAGGGGCTAACTCCCCTACCTTTTTTGATTTAAAAATTTTAATTATGAAATGGAGAGATTTTATTATGACAACTCAACAATTTACACAACCGCAATACGGACAACAGTTTGGACAACAACCACAATTTGGTCAACAGCAACAGAAGCAGTCTGACCCGTTCTGGTATCGTCAAAATAGTAGTTATCTGTATGGTGTAACAAATGCACCAAGCAATATGCAGTTAGGTATTGAGAATATCTCATTGAAACCTGCATCTGCTAACCAAGTGCCACATGGCATTATGTTCAATGGTTTATTACGTTCTGTTATTGGTAGTATTTCATTCCAAGTTCGTATGAGTCCTCGTACACAAGCACCATTCGTACAGACTATCTCAACTGAAAATGGAGTAGATACACAAACAGGTCAAAAGAACTATTGGGAGCACATTAACTTAACTCCACAAGTTAAAGCTCAAATTCTTCGTTTTGCTGAAGCGATGTTGACTGGACAAGCTCCTATGCAACAACAAATGCCACAGCAACAATTCGGAATGCAACAACCAATGGGTATGGGCGGTATGCAACAACCTATGAATTATGGTCAGCAACCTATGTATGGTCAACAGCCTATGGGTATGCAACCTATGATGGGTATGCAACAACCTATGCAAGTTCCGCAGTATGGTCAACAAACTCCTGTTTATACGCCACCTGCTCCTCAGGATATGGCACAGCAAACTGAACAGCCAGTTGAACAACCACAACAGCAACCAGTTGATGCAGGAGACAAAGTTGAACCAACTGTTAAAGAAGAAGATTTACCAATCTAAGAGAGAAGGTATCCCCTTTTCTCTTTTTTTATTTACACAAAAAACTTAAATCCGAAAGGTGAGAATCCATCATGTTAGAAATCACAACGAACGACAATTCAATTTACCTTGCAAAAGAAGAAACAAAAGGTTTAGTTGCTGTAGTAGCCAGAAAGATTGAGGAAGGTATTATCGAGATCACTTATTTCTGTAATGGCGTAACTAAGGTACTTAAATCTGCAAGTCTTCTAGCATCACGTATGATTGCTGGTCTTATGGAGGCTGACTATGCAGAGGTAGATAAAGCGGTCAGAGGTGTTGCTTAATGCAAAAAGGTTTTGAAGGCTTAATGATGTCCAACGTATGGAATGGTCTTCGAATAAAGAAAGAAAAAAATATAAAGAATATGCCCTTACATGTATTACGTGTAGATGGAGGCAGTGAAAAAGTCGTGTTCCAAGACGTAGAGGAATTTGATCTTCCTAATGAATACACCCTAGTGGGAACATGCACCATTAATAATCGGGAACACACATTTGAATATATAGCAAAATTCGGGAGGCAGAACTCTACTATTATAGGGTTCTTGCCTGTAGATGAAAGGAAGTTATCATAATGAAGATTAACACTAGAGAATGGTTAGCAATGTCAAAAGAGGATCGACTTCTTTGCATTCGTTTAACTGTAGCAGACAACATCATGGAACAACGTAAACGTCGAAGAGGATAACGTCCTCTTCCTTTTTTGTATCTAAATATATTTTAAGGAGAGATATTAACATGTTAGAAATTCAATCATCAGTTTGGTACCACACAGTAAATGTACCAGTAAGAACACACAACAAGGAATACGGTTTAAAGGATATTAAGGTGTATCCTGCAAATGCTCTACAGAAGTCATACGGTATGGTTTGTAACTGTATCTTATATTTAGTTTGTGGAACGATTCGTGTAACAATTGCTGAATCAAAGAATAATCCAGGAACAATCTATCTAATCACACCTGGACAAACACAAGTTGAAGTACAAGGCAATCCACAGTACTACGAGAATGTTCAGCTCAGCTATGAGTTGAAGGCACAAGTTTTAAAGTATGTTGAATCGTTAACGAAGCAGGTCTAGTCCCCTGCTTCTTTTTTTATGACAATTAAATAGGAAGATGAGGTCAAAAGTAATGAGCACCTTATTCGAAGGTTATACAAAGTTCGAAAGTAAGATTGATAGTAACAAAGATATTTGCATCACCATTGATGGTATACCGACAGTGATTGAGTATTCCTATCACTCTATCAAACGTAGTAAGCACCGCGTCGTATTCGAGGCTGCTGTCGTAATGATGATTCAGAATGCGTTTGATGACATATTAGATTTACACAACGATGAGAGATTTATCGTAATTGACAAAGAGCTATGCATCTCTGTCATTGGTTCATTAAGAGGAGTTGGAGGTGACATCATAATCAGTATTGTTTCTGTTATAGATTCTGATCAACCTACCAATCCTTATGGCACATACACTATTGCAATTTAAGGAGAGATCGTCATGGAAGGTAACGGTTGGGTTTTATTTATTGGAATGATATTAACGTTTGCTTTATTTATTCGTATTTGTATCACAGCCCCTAACAATGGTTCTGATACTACTGTTAAGAAAGAAAAGAAGAAAGTTGATTCTAAGTTTGAACGAGTTAATCAAGTAGAAGGCATTCTATATGCTGATGACTTAAAGATTAAGACATTCAACATAGGTGAACTTGCAGTTGATAACGTTACAGTCAAGTTGTATAACCACGTAGGTAAACCTGTACAGCCGACTGATATTATTTTCAATGGTCAATCTATATATGCTTTTGCCCCAGTCGGGACATCTTATCGTGAGAAAGCAGAGTATGCTATCCAAGTATTAAAGAACAATGCTAATCAAGGTGCGTTGTCTTTCCGTACAGTGGATGAGATTGAACATATTTTAATTGAAGTAGATAACCTGAATGACTACATCAATGAAGGTAAGGTTTCTCAAATCAGCAATGATGCCGAGGATTTTGTTTGGGTAGGCTAACGCCTACTCCCATTTTGTGTATTAACAATAACTAGAACGGGGAGATTTAATCATGAATAACTTATATGGACAATTCCAATCAGACATACAAGGTGCAGCTAACAATATGATGACTCAATTACTATGTGCAGAGAAAGGTATCGACTACAACCAGTTGATGCAACAAGCTCAGCAAGCACATGTTAATGGTATCTTACAAGCTGAACAGCAACGTCAAGTTAACAACTTGATTAAAAGTCATTACCAAGGGAATAGTGGTTCTATCGTTTCTAAAATTAAAGATATGTTTGTTTCGGAACCTGCACCGAACATGTTCATGCCTATGGCTCCTATGCCTGGGATGCAACCAATGATGCAGAATCCTATGCAACCACAACAAGGGATGACTCCTCAACAGGCGTCGTCCTTTTTAGTTCCACCTCAACCAACTACTACAGAGATTCCTTTAGAGGACAACTCTCGTATAGAAAAGCTTGAGAAGGACATGGAACAAATGATGCAACAGATGACACAATTTATGATGGCTATGCAACAACCACAACAAACAGTGGTACAACCTGCGCCACAACTATAAGAGGGGATCACTCCCCTCCCCTTTTTTAAATATAGGACTACCGACGTCCATTTTAATTTCGACTATCTCCCCTTAGTCAAATGTAGAACTAACGACGTCCATGTCCTATATCACATCTACAACTGTATTACAAGTCTAGACATTACCTAATGAGATGGTTAGGTTTAGTCATCAATCGAACAGGAGCGGATAATCATGAACGAATTAATTCCGGTAGCTATCAACAATAAAACAATCAACACAGATGAAGTCGATCAACTATATAGAGATGACATCGCACTATTGATCCCTCGTGTAGCAGGACAACCTTACATCAAGTCAACTACCGAAGCTGCAGTCAATACCATGTGGAAGATGACGGCAGCTATGCGCCCGAACAAATCCAAGATTTCTTTCGATCAGTTACATACAGGTAAGACTGACGAAGAAGTACATGAAGACTTAATGGCACTTGTAAAAGACATGTCCAACTTGATGCAAAAGATTGTTCATTCGTCTAGCTGGCGTAACGGAGAATTCAATGACTTCGATAAAGTTGAATTCGACAGACTGCTACGAAACATGCAATATCACACATCAGCGAAACCAGCGGTTTCGTCATACTAAGCAAACAGAAAGATGATTATGTGAAACACTTTTCAACGAGAATATCCATTATCAAAGTAGATGACAGTTCTTACTATATAGGACTACAGTTCTATCACTCTGATACTTGGATGACATTTAAACATATATCTCATCGCTACTCTTCCCATGAAGAAGCTGCGGCGTCCTATGACAAACTTGAACGACTTGGTTACATGGACCCTGCTCTATATAGTCATGAACTATATAAGTAGCGTTGGGGCGTTAGCCCCAGACTAAGATGGTTACTATATAGGAGGAAAACATTATGGAAAACAAAAAAGGAAGCATTTTTCAAAGTTTTACATCTAAACAAATTATTTGGGCAGCGGATCTTATTGCGGTGAAGATGAAGGACGGAACATATGACGTATTCAAAGGTCGTCCGTCTTTATCTAAAGGAATTGTTGATGGATTAACTTTTAAAGGGATGTTAGTTGAAGCGAAACAACCAATCGTTCTTTGTGAAGACTATCTAGATAAAGACAAAAACGGACGAGTACTATTCTCATAAGTATATATAGGAGGAATCATATATGAAGAATTCACCACTTTGTCCAGGCTTCTCCCCTGCTCACTCCGAAGCATATACAATGTCATCATTTATCGGTCACGTTGTCGTAGCTGGATATAATCACGAAACAAACAAATACTTAGCTTTCGTCATCGAAGGCGACATTGAGATGGATGCAGTGGTGAACTTGCGAAACCCCCATCTTGAACTATTCATACCAGAACAATTAATCGAGACAGGAAACTCACTGGCTTGGATGTTCAAAGAAGAACTAACGACACCCGGCTTACGTGTAGAAGATGCCTTCTCGCAACCATACAATTTTATTCACTGAGGAGAGATTACTATGCCAACGTTCATCGTCAACATTTACGAACGCACTTGGGCCTTCACCAAATACGAAGTCATCTATATAGATACAGACGGCACCGTCACTCGCAAAGAACGACGTGTCATCAACTGGGTCAACAATCCGAAAGAAGTCGCATACCATCGTGCAAAAAAGATGGTCGAAGAATGGCAACTGGCAGTCGGTGTAGTCAATGCCTTCGTCACCTATATAGTAGACAAACAAACTACGTATAAATTCCCTACAGGGGGCTTTTTCAAAATAGGCTGAAACACCACCTCTCGATGGGGGTGAAGCGGGTCTCCGCCCCTTCTAAGCCTTCTGAATGCCATAGGTTTTGGTGGTGGTCTATCCCCTTTCCTACCTGTACGTAAACATAAAGTATGTGATTCTCCCTATATAGTAGACGTCTATATAGTGGTGTGTGTCTCTGTCTATATAGCAGTAGATAAAGAGAATGTCTATATAGTAGATACACATAATCATAGGGTAATAGTCTAAGTGTTTGTCATATATAGAGAAGTACAAACGCAGTCATATCAAGGGTTTGGAGGTTACTGAATGGATGAAACTGATCATGTCCTATATATATTAGGTCTAGTATTACTGTCTATAGATGCTGTTATGTTTATCTATATAGTTTGTGTAATAGCGTCTTACATGTAGGTCTATATAGTAGTAGATGTGTAGTTCTATATAATCGTTATGTCATAGTGTTATGTCTATATAGGTATGTATATATGAGTCTATACAGTGGGTTATATAGAGAGAGAAGAAGCAGTAGATTTGTTTCCGGGGAATTTTCCCGCCCACTATATAATATATATCATTTCGGTATTTTTCGGTCGATTTCACAAAAAAAAGTTTAGGAGTGTACAAGAATATGAATCTTACACGTAATATGAATTTCACTAGTAATGAACTAAAAGTTATATATAAGAAACTAACTGGTGCTAGACTCACTGAAAATGAACAACGTTTAGCATCTCACTTAGTAATGAAACTACAAATTGAAGGCAAAGTTAAACCATAAGGAGAGATTACTATGTTGGAAGTTTATATAGGTTCTGCACAGCATGAGAAAGTAGCTGCTATGGTACAAGTCTTTATTAATGTTTATACAGGTGAGCATGTAGATGTTAAAGAGTTAGAAGGTCGTGTCTTACATCATACATTCACTGATTCATGTGGAAGACAAGTCATGATGTTTAGGAGGAAATAATATGCAAGAACAACCTATTTATTTAAAGTCGCTACATTCTTATAACTTTCGTCACTCTAAGGAAAATCCAAAGGTAATCGGTTTTGTTATGTTTACACCTGAAGGGTATTCTCCCCGTCCATGTTTTAAAGTTCTATACGAAAGTGATAACTTTGTTGACCATATCCCTCACTCTTCACTTGTTGATGGATACTACGAAGTTGTTGTTAAGGATTAAGTGTATCACAACATAAGGAGGAGTTTTATAATGCCTAACAATTGGTATCACACACCTAATTACAATAATACTACTCAGCTTCCGAAGCAATCGAAAACGAAGGTAGTTGCAAGTGTTAAACGGAAAGCTATTGTCGGAGAAAAGATCGTGATTACTGAAAAACACTTTGCTAGTGATTTTATGATTGGAGATATATTTACCGTTAAGGAAATTGAGAAGGATTCGGTAAATGTGAATGAAGATGCTCAAGGTGTGTACCACTGGGAGTATGAAGTTGTTACAAAATTAGAGCAGGTTTGCGAATAAGGAGGAGCAGGTTATGGATGATGTTCAAAAGTTTGTATCTAAGAATCAACATCAGTTTGGTTATGTCATGCAAGTAGCTAGTGATCAATGGAAGAAGAAAGATCCTACTGGTGCTTTAACTGTTGGTCCTTGTAATTACTATATAGAGAAACATGGTGACTATCATACATTACTTGATAAGTTAGCTAGTAAAGAAGAGATAACTATGCGCGCCCTGGGTAAATCTGTTGAGACTATGCACAAAATCAAGTTTTTCTGTGAAAGAGCTAAGAATTATCAACGCATTGAAGATAAAGATAAAGACATGGATATTATCTTAGAGTTACTAAAAGAAAATGTCTAAGGAGAGATTGACGGCGTGACTAAGATCATAACCAAAACATCTGCACAAGCAAAGATAGAGCGTGCACAGCGAGAAAAAGATACTTCTTGCCCTGAATGTGGTAAACCCTGCCTAGGAAGTGTTGCAACTAGAACAAAAGGAATCTTTTCAGTCAGAGTAGAGAAAAAATACAGTTACAGTTGTATATATTGTGATTGTGAATGGACTACCGGATGGAAGTAAATAAGCGAATTGTTGTGTTGTGATTATCGCTAAGGTAATCATTCAATCTAGGTTTCCTTCTTTGACTTATTGAAGGATTTACCTACAAATTATAGGAGGGAAAGTAATGGTGTTAACATACGCGGAAGAAATTGAACTACGATATCTATTCTTAAAAGGTTTTACATACTTAGTTCGTAATGAAATTGGATCGGTAAATGTATTTGTTAATAAACCACATCGAGATAAAGAAACGAACTATATCCCTCATGGTAAATCAAGAGGTGGTTATGACATTTGGATTGAAACTAAAACTCCTATACCTATAGCAGAACAACGTAGATGCAGAGCTGTTGAATTAGGAGAGTACAAGTTTGTTACTTGGAAGTCTGAACCTATCTTAATATCTGACCTATTAAGTGTAGATAAAGAAAAAGAAGTGTATGTATTACTGTCTGATGGAGATGGCACTATGCGCTCGACGGATATGCCATTCGGAGTTGCCGTTACATCTGAAGGTGAAGCAAAACGATTCGTTTCAGAAGGTAATTGCGGCTACACTCAATCTTATGAAAAACTAACTGTCTTTGCCGACAAAGATGAAGCAATTAACTTTGCATTTAATAAGGGGTGAATAAAATGACTTACGAAGAAGCGATAAAGGCAATTAAGTCGAATTACCCGCCTGAAAGATACACAATGCTTAGAGAAGCACTTGATTTAGCAATTACAGTTCTTGAAGCAGAAAGCAAAAAGAAAATAGTATAGCAATAAATAATGTAGGAGGAATTAATATGAGTCGATTAAGTTTACGTGTAGTAGGTAGTATCATGGGTAACTGTTTAATAATTACCGATAATGAAACAGAGAAAAATGTTGAGGTTATGGCATTACAGTTAAAAGGTATTCTTGGCAGTGAACAATCAACTGGTGAACTCCCCCATGCTGGTTGGACTAAAGAAGGAGAGAAAATTACAATCTATCATGATGATGAAAGAGATAAGCATGAAGTCACATTTACGCTGCAGGAACTAGGCGAACTTATCAAATAAGGAGTGATATTTTGAAAACAATGAACGATTATCAATATGTGTATGAGAATTGGTATTGCGAAAGTTGCAAGAAATCAAATGAGGAACCAGTTCCCTTCTATGTTTATTGCATAAGAACTCCTTTAAGCCAGGTACGGGAATTAAAGAAAATGTTAGATGAAGGTATGAAGCCATAATGAGGAGAGATAAGCTATGAAGTTTAGAAACTATAAGCAACTGTTAACGGAATTAAATAAGACCAAGCAGGTCATTCTTACTGTTAGCTTGTGGACACATAGCAGTAAAAGAATGGTATTCAATGTTCCGTTCGAACAAGTAAAGAATTGTTTGGATCGAGATATGATATTTGAGTGCTCCGACAAGGTGCTTAAGTTCACCTCTATAGATGGTAAAGAGTTTAAGTCTCGATTAAATAGATTACGGATATCTAAGATTGATTCTGTAGAAGTTGTAGAACGACGCCCTATGTCATTTGGGGAGATTGAGGAATTAGTTAAGTCTATTCGTAACGATGTTAAACAAGATGCTTATAATCCGGAAGAGATTCTCCTGCTTTGCGATAAGGTTAGCGAAGTACTGGAGGAAAACTTAACTCTATGGTGTCAAAATGGTGGACTACAAAAGGCACTGAAGATTGCACAAATATGATTAAGTTTATTAAACGTCTTATATGTAAACATAAAGGTCATGATTGGGATACTTACACAGTTGTTACTGGTTATTGGAGTTATGACATAGAACAAGCTGGATATTGTACAAGATGTGGTTATGATACACATGGAGAATACTTAAATCATTAAAAGGGTGTGTTTTTATGAAATTTGCAGATAAAGAAAGTATATCTATCGGTGATAAGTATTGGGTTAGAACCATTACAGACAAAGACTACGAAGTAGAGGTTGTTGGTAATCCCGTGGAAAACATATACCAGGATGTGCTAGTACATTGCAAACGATTAGATAGGACAGATTGTGATATCCGTTTGGAGTTTGTCCGTCATTTATATACAAAGGAATCTATTAACTTTGAAATTGTGAAATCGGATTGTAAATATCCTGTTGTTATCTACTCTCTTTCATACGTAAGTCCTTTAGGAAAGATTCCTGTCATCGAGAAAAAATTAGAGTCATACAAAGGCAAAGTGTTGTTTGACTTACTACTGAGCAATGGTTTTGCCTCTAACAGATATATTGAAGCAGAATTTAATGAAGGTAAGTTTTTAATAGGTTCTTTTCGCGCGGTAGAACCCGATATCGAAATAAAGATGGAGTCTTCCTCTTTTTATTTAAAAGAACCTTCATTATTAGATAATGGGATTCTTCATAACCCACAAAAGTTTTTATTTAAGAAAGGTAAGATCTTGTAATGAGTACTTCAACTACGAATCAAACAAAGGATGTTGTTATCCTTAGAAAAGATACAAACGTTACGTATTCACCTGGTACTCCTAATAAGTTTACCGCTAAAAGACACAATGTTATCTTGCGTAAGCGTAAGGATAAGATTGAGTTAAATATTCAAAATGACGGCTACGATGCGAATGGCCAACGTAAGTCTATTCTAAATGGATGCTTATTAACTAAAGAAGAAACTCAGTACCTAATTGATGAACTTCAAGGATTACTTAATCAAGATACAGTAAAAGAAAAACATCTTAAGGACGTGATTTGATGTCAGGTATAAATAACACTATTCACGATTGTCTTATTAGTGTAACTGGACGTGCACCAGAGCAGGATTTAATGAAGCGAGTTATCCGCCTCCTCCCTGCTTCTATCTTACTATTAGCTGAACACTGGGGACCGAACGATACAGAGTTCAGAGATAAAACATTAATTTGGATTAGTAACAACAAGAAAATGCTAGAAGGTGAACTTTGTGGAATTAACTAAAATCGTAGAAACATTAAAAACATGTAATGCAAAGGTTTATTTAGTAGGTGGAGCTGTTCGTGACTTACTATTAGACATCGTACCAAAAGATAAAGATTATTGTGTCACTGGTATATCACAAGAAGGATTCGAGAGTCTCTTCCCTACTGCTATGTTACAAGGTAAAGATTTCCCTGTTTATCGTATGGATATTGATGGAGAACTTTGTGAAGTAGCATTAGCTAGAAAAGAACGAAAAGTATCTGAAGGTCATAATGGTTTTGTTATCTATGCATCACCTGACATCACTATTGAGGATGATTTAGCCCGCCGAGATATTACTATCAATTCAATGGCTATCGACCTAGAAACAAATAAGTTAATTGATCCATTCTATGGTGAACTTGACTTACGAACTGAAACGATTCGTGCAACTACTGAAGCTTTTTGTGAAGATCCGCTTCGTGTGTATCGTGCTGCAAGATTTGCTGCAGAATATGGTTTCTTTATTGAATACAAAACATCGACGATGATGAATCAACTTAAATCAGAGTTGTTATCACTACCTATTGAACGTGTATTAGAAGAAACGAAGAAAGCATTCATGGCTCGTACCCCTTCCCGCTTCTTCCATGCATTAAAATCTGCAAATGTATTAGATGTTCATTTCCCTGAGATTGATTGCTTATCAGAACTTGAACAGAACTTAATGTACCACCCAGAAGGAAATGTATTTGAACATACGATGCAGGTTATTGATTCTGCTCGTTATCTTGCAGATGAATTACCTGTTAATAGTGAACTAGTAGTTATGTTCTCTGCCTTACTTCACGATGTCGGTAAATATGTAACAAAAGGTATTCACCCTGTTAAAGGTACTCCTACTTATATTGCACATGAAGCAGAAGGTGTTCCAATTGCAGAACAATTTCTTGACCGCTTTAATTTAAAATCTTACAAGAAGGCTATCTTATTCAATGTAGCTAACCACATGGTTTTCCACGACGCATTCACTGCAATGAAGAATGGTAAAGCTGTTGATTTTATGGAAGGTAAATTTGAATACAGTGGTAGTGATTATATAAGAAAACCAGGTCTTCTTCCGAGTGTCGGTTGGGCTCAAGATTACATTACCGTATGTATTGCTGATACAGTTGGTCGAATACGCAACCCGGAGCTATTACCAGCTGTTCTAAAAGTTGTATCTTGCATGTTACGTGTATTTAACACTGAAGGTACACTCAACTTTGACGAACTAATTAGAAAGCTATTGTTCATTACCGGTAGTTATGAATCAGCTAAGAAACTGACTGTTGATTTAGTTATCGCTATTAAACATAAGCGTATCATGGATATGTATGTAGAGAATTCAAAGGATATCGCCTGCCTTCTTGATATTGAAGAACTAAAGAAAACATACAAAGGTGAAAAGTTAGGTTTAATGATTCATAAGGATAAACGTACACAGCGCACTGTCATTATGAAGAATGCTCGTGAACAAATGTCTAACTATGTGGGGAAAATGGTATGAATCAAGAACTAACGCCAAGCGAATACTTTGAAATTATAAAAGGCAAAAAGAATACGATAGATGATCAAGAACTCGTAAACATCTATGATAACTGTCTTACTCTTTTGAACAAGTACAAAATCACTGGCCAAACTAAAGCTATTAAGAAATTAATCTTTCATTTAGAAACAATTGAAAAAGAACGTAGCATTGTGCAGGCTGGTATCGATACATTTGTTTACCGTGATGACATCGAAGAATTTATCGAGAACATTTCTAAAGATACAGTTAAGATTCAGGATCTTGAAAGTTACGAACGAGAAATACCTGATGATGTTGTTGCTGTTCTAGAGACTGTTAAAGATAAGTTCGACCAGTTCTATGTTGTGTTTACGGATTATACAGGTAAGGTTGAAAAACAAGTAACAAAGGAACGCCGCGACAAGGACCCTATCCTCTTCGGAACATTCCAAGATGAGAAAAGTAGAACGGTTATTGACCGTTTCTATTTTATTGGCGATTGGGAAGATGAGTATTGTGACCTTACGTTAGATAAGATGGTTAATAAAGTACAAACTTCTAAGGGGAAAAACATTTCTATGACAATTAAAACCCCTACAGATATTAAAGAATTAAAAGAACAGCTTTCTCTGCTAGAAGAACATGAAAACCGCTTTATAATGGGCAATAAACAAAAAACCGGTTTCTTCCAGAAGATATCTACGTTCTTCTCTAAAAAACATTGAAAGCAAACATAGATTTAACAGCTAATCAAGATTTTAATAAACCTGCTCAAAGAAAGCCTTGGTTCTTATATGAAAAAACACTTTCTATATTATCTAGTCGCTTAAGTAAACCTATTCCCTGGGATCAAAACGACATCTTTTCGATGTTAGGTTCAACTCCGAGAAATAGTTTGGTGCATATTGGTAACAAGGAAGCTATTAAGAAAGAAAAGCGGTGGGCTAAATTTGAGCAAGGCCTATCTTGTGAATGTTGTGGTAGAGATTTATCGCTTATGCCTTGGAACATGACTTATAACTTATGTACTCCATGTGATGAAAATCTCGACATAAGTATGAATGGACGAACGGCTATCTTGAATTTATAAAGGGGAATTTACATGAGAGCACTTATTGAAAACAATATGAAACTACTTATAGAAGAAAAATTAATCCGTACTGATGTAGTAGATCGTGCGATGGTTAATTTAGGAGGTTAATAACGTATGGGTGATTTAGCTGATGATTGTTATGAAACAGCCATGCAGGAAATGTTTTCTATCAAGGAAGCAGTTACTAAATATACTGTAAATGTTCCGGACCAAAAGGTTATTGATGATATCATCCAATCTTTTAAGGATAGTCCAGTTGATAAATCAGATAAGCATGAATGCCTAGCGCGGGACATACTGGTTACAGTAGCTAAAAGAAAAACACTAAGCATTAAGCAAAAGACCCGTTTAGTAATGGTATTGGTTGATCGATACACGGTGGGATATGAATGTGACTATGATTTATAACTCAAGGAGGGCTAACGCCCTCCCCTTTGTTGATTTTTATTCTATTTACTAAGGAGAGATAAATATGAGTACAGTAATTGAAGGATTAATAACACCAAACACAATTGAAAACACCGTTGAAACAATTGTTGATCCATTAGTTGAGAAATACGATTTAGAACAGGTTGAAATTAACTGGTCAGAAAAATCTACCTTAGCTAAAACAAATGAATTTGTGGCTTATTTTAAAAAAACGTTTAAATCAGTTTCTATTACGTAACGAACGTATTGAAATAGCACATGAAATGAAACATTCGATTGCTGGTGGTTTTCTTTCAGATTCATATATGAAGAATGTACCAGAATTAAATAATGAAGAATCTTATCTCGTGACTGAGAGTAAATATAAGTCTAAAGATATTGATGTGTTCATGGAAGTTCCTGTATCAGCTTTCAGAGGATTAGATATTGAAGCATTTATTGAAGAAATACGGGAAGAATTAAAAATAGCTAGTGGTAGTCCATTCTCTTGCCCTACTTTCAATATTAAGAAGTTTGAAAGAAACTACACATATGACTTTATTTCCGTTCCGTATATCTTTGAAGTAAGTATCGATAAGATGACTAGAATCGAATTAATACTATGTCGTGATATAGAACGGATTATGGATTTTGATATCTCAATCAGACACTTCTTTAATTTTGGAGGTACAGAGGTTTATGCAGCGAAGTTTGCTATTAAAGACATTAAGAAAAAACGATTGTCTGTAGTGTGTCCAATTACACCTAAGAGCACATTGGTTCGTCTATTCTATTTCAAGAAACGCTATGGTTTTTCAATTCAATATACTGCTTTTAATATATTGACATGGGTATTCAAACAAAAAGGTAATACACCTGAAGAACTAATAGAATATGTAACTACTGTTGAGAAATTTAAATATGACTTTGCTCTTAGAAGCTATCTGTATAACATGGTTCTTGTATATCTTGAGGCATATACGGAATCTGCAGGCGGAAATATACCTCGAAAAGAATTTGCATCTCATGAACTACTCAACGTCTTAGCCAATGAAAAGATGTATCATCATAATGTATTTGTTAATGACAATGTATCGTACTTCGGAGAATTCAAAATGAGTTTCCCTTACTCTGACTTATTCCGACCTATTTATAAATTTGTCGCTAACAACTCTCTTTATGATGTAATGTTTGCAACAAAATTTCCACATGGCTTCTTCGGTAAGTTCTACAAGTATCTGAATATGGGCAATAACTTCCCGACTTTCTTAGATGAACATGGCTTAGAGTATCTTGAAGTGCTAAAAAAAATGCGTGTACTCTCCTTACGAATTAATCATGACGTATGTGGAATATGAAGAAACTAAGTCCAAAGAACAAGAATTACGTGATAAGCGAAAGTTTGAATTAGAACTACGCAATCTATTTACGCTTACTAGTGACCAAGACAAGTATCGTTATCTTAATAAAAAGTTTATCAGGAAACTTAAAGCTGGTTATCAATCACACCAAACCCCGCTTCCAGACTATTGTAATGAAGAAGACATTCCTTCTTTCTTAAAATTAGCTAAGCCGGAACCAGTTGAGTTTTATAACGTAGGGGCTCCTACCCCTATAGATGACGACAATTTACCATTTTAATATATTATTAACCATGTGTCGTAACTCTTTCTCAGCCATATACACGGTTGACTACACCTACCCATGCGGGGAGACGACACATCTAACAATAAAACTTACATTCTAGGGGAATAAACTATAAAGTAATATATTAACCTAGAAAGATTATATTCTAGGGGAATCTAATAAATGGTATTAGATTCTCATACCTCCTCCCCTTCCATATTTGGTTGGGGTTGTTTAATTTATCAAATAATTATCAAATGTTTGGGGGTGTTTATATTGACAAACAAATCTATTAATCAAACAATATATAGAATCGAGGTGAGCTGTGGTGACCCATAGTGAACATGTTGCACTTGGAGACTTAGTTGTAGTTGACACTGGTGTCCTTGGAAAGTTGGTTTACAAAGTAACTAACGACTTCCTTCATATTAAACTTGAGAATATCGACAATGGCTTTGAATACAATGAAGTTTTCAAAAGTCTTGGTGAGTTAGATGAATTCATTCGTAAGTATTCTAGCAATATACGATTAGTTTCTTTACATTAAGAACATATCCCGGGACACATTCTCATATACTCTTAGTAAAGAAAACTAGGGGGATACATATGAAAAAGAAAAAGCGTGTAGGTGAACCAACCAATAAAAATAAGCCTAGAAAAACAGATGGACTACCTTCTAAGAAAAAGAAAGTAAGATCCGGGGCTTATTGCTAGTTATTATATATTAATAAGTTATATTACTCTAGGTGGGGGCTATCGCCCCTACCCTTTTTGTTTTCTATGAACTCAATTTCTATTGTTATTGTTTTATTCAAATAGCAATTGCGTTTGCAGAAAACTAAACCTGTCATCATGTTACGACACTTTTTAAATTATCTTAGGAATGTGTCCTAGACTTATTGTTTTGGGGAGGAGACATCTGTTCTGTTACATGTCAAATCCAAGTTTCTTGTAAAACACTATTATTTTTTTCATAGAGTATTTATTAGTCAACTTCTATTGACTTTCATACTCAAGCCGTTATATTTGAAAAGCTAAAATTATATTTCCGGAGGGATTATTAATGGTAGAACTAAATGAAAAAGAGCAATTAGAAGAATTAAAGGAAAAGATCGGTGATATCAAAGCCGATATCGCTAACTATATTGAAGATAAGTTCGATGACATCTTTGCATTAATCAATGGACGCATTGAAGAACTATGCGATACAGAGCATGATGATGATTTCTCTGATGAAGAAGATCATGAAGAATATGAGGAGCGCGACGTTCGTGATGAACTAACTCATGAACAAGAAGAACAAGCTGCAGTTTTATCACAAAACATTGCTTCTCAAATTCAGCAAACTAATCAAAATCAAGAAAACAGTGATGAAGACGCACCAGTAGTAGTAATCAGCTCCCCTGCTCCATCTTTAGCTGAAAATATTAAGAAACAAATCGATGAAGTAAAAACAGTTGCAACAGAAACTCCAGTAAGTCTTACTGAACAAATTGCACAACAAGTTGCTGATAAAAACAACTTAGCTGTGGTTGCACCTGCTATGTCTGAAGGTCCAGTTGATATTCCTCAACCTGCTGAAGGAGCGCCTCGACCATTAGGTCAAATTATTGAAGAACTACGTAATAGTGTAAACACTGGAGTTGATGCAACTTCAGTAGAAAAAACAGAGCAATTAGTAGAACAAGCTGCTACACAAACTCCAGATGTTAATACTATAAAAGCATCAGGATTAGCACAAGATATCAAAGTACAAGTATTATCTGATTCAATAAAAAAGCAATTATAATAAACGATGGAGTTGATGCAGTAAAGGAAAAGATCACCTAGGGGAAAGGTGGTCTTTTTTGTTATCACTCATACATAAAAATTAAGGCATAAACATAGAAAAAAGGGACAAAATGTGGATAAAATACACAAACTTGAGACTTTTAATATACAGAGAGAGAATTTAAAAGGAGATGTTAATAATGGAATATGGATTAATTGTTACTGATGTAAAAATGAAAATTAAAGATGGTAATGGCATGAAAGCGATTTGTAATATTGTAGTAAATGGTATGTTAGCTCTAAATGATATTAGGATTGTAGAAAACAGAAGTGGGAAATTAATGGTTGCAATGCCTTCTAAGAAAATGGGAGATGGTAGATTCAAAGATTTAGCTAATCCTGTCAATGCAGAAGCTAGAAGAATAATTGAAGATGCTGTAATTGGTGAATACAACAAACTAACTTCTTTAAGCAATGAGCTGTTTGCACTTATTGGCTAATACTATAAATAATAATAATACTAATAATATATCTATCACTATACATAGCAATGAAACTTGTACACTTACAATTGAATATGTAATGTAAAGCAATATTTATATAACTGGTAACAAGCCAGTCGGGATCAGTATATTGATCATCCAATCAAACTAGTAGATTCTAGTGTTTTTAATATTTTTGTAGTGGATTATAATGTAATACACGTTTTTTTTATTAGTTTTTTAGTTAGATATATTGGCAATGTCGTACTCACAACATACAGATCTTTACCCACCATGATGAGATACACCCAACACGAGGAGGAAATAAAATAATGAAAATGAATACAAAAACAATCGTAGACAAAAAAATGCAGGCTGGAATGAACGAATTAGTACTTGAAATGAACTCTTTAAAAGATGGATTAGACATTACAACGATGACAAAAGACATTTCAAGATATATAGAACAAAAAGTGGTTGGTACAGGTAGAAATTATAAAGTGGATATGTATGCTTTAGCTGAGAATGGAGTTTTAAAATTCGAACAACTAGCTTCTTTTGAAAATGGTTTAAATACTGAACTTATAATGGGTAATAAGGTAGTCACAAACAAAGAATCCAAGTATGTACTTGTTGTCCAATGTAAGATGAAGCTTCATACTATCAACAACTTCTCGAAATTACAGCGACTGGTTTATGAATTGTATGGTTCGAATCCTGAAGTAGCAAAAAAAGGATTGGCAGCAATGTCACCAGAGGAACGATCCGTTATGGATGTAGCTCTTAAATATGAGCGTTGATATAGGGGGGTGTTAATTTTTACCCCCCTCCCCTTTTTACTTTTGAAAAGATACACTTTATTAGCCTAGAATACACTGTTTTCTAGTGAAATCTAGTATTTTGTAACAAAAAAAAGAGCCTGGGATTCCTCCCAGGCTTCTTTTAATTATTTACGTCTACCATATATACCTAGCATAGCAGATGCTGCTGCTGAACGAGCACTATTTTGAGGAGCTTCTTGCTCTTCTTCTTGTTCTTCAGTATTATCTATAACCTCATCATTATCTTCTACAATCTCTTCTACTTCTTTAGGTTCTTCAACACTTCGTTTTACTTCTTGTACTTCTACCTGTTCTCCACCTACGTAAACTTTTACTTCTTCAGCGTTATTCTTAGCTTTGTCTATTTTCGCAGGTTTAACTGGCACTGGAATAGTTTGTACTTGTGTTACTTCAGGTTCAACTGTCGCAGAAATATATTCATATGGATTAGGTGGCATACCATTACGTCTAATCATCTCTTGATACATTAGACTTTTAATCCATCCACTAAAATTTCGAACACCAACACTCTGAGCGTAGTCATATAACTTAGCATCATTTACATTAAGAGTATTGAAATAAACCGTTTTATGTTGCTGGTTATCCGGTTTTTTCTTTTTAGGCTTATTAGTACCTTCGTTTTTAGCCAATTAAATCACCCTTTTACCGCAGTAGCGAAGGCTTCTTTAGCAATAAAGTAAAGTCCTGCCGCATTTGCGTATATTGGTTTTAGACTCTTACTCTTTCTTGATAATGCTAGCTCAGGTTTCATAATTTCCATTCGATAGTTGTTGTCTTTTAGTTCGTTAAATGCATCTGCTAATTGTTCTGAATATCCACCACAAACATGAAGTGTTGAACCTTTTGGCCATTTTAAAGATTCAATTGAACCTTTAACTTTCTTTGCAATCATTTCAGCTGTTCGGTTAGCGTACATATTCTTATAGAATTCTACACCATTATGTATAGTATCTGCTGCTGTCGGTACAAGGATACCATTAACAAATGCTGCAAGATTGATAGTTTGCGAGCCAGCATCAACAACATAAACATTTTGAGATGTGAATTCATTTGAGAAGAATGCAGCTGCACCTTCTGGTAATACGATAATATCTTTAATACGAATATTTAAAGGAACGTCATTGAATGTAACTTCAATTGGGTTACCATTGTTTTTAAATCTAGTTTCAATCTCTTCTAGTTCTTCAGATTCAGAAGCGCTTACTAGTGGTGTTCCATAAGCTAAATAAACGTTAATATCTTCATCGTCGAACTTCTCATATTTGTCTAAGTATAGGCAAATTCCACCTAATGCGCGAATAAATGCAGTTTCATCATTTTTAGAACCAGTGCTACTATGGCTATCAACGCCTAGTGGATTGAATGTTTCAATAAACTTAGCATGGTCTCCTAAAATATATCTTTCATTATTAACTGCTAATTCAAATCTGTTTTGGATCCCTAGTGCATTTCCGAATTTCATCATTTTTGGTGGCTCAAGGATAGTAATTGAAGGGAATGATCCTTCTCCTTTAGGTCCAACAATTTTAACTGCATTCAGACCTGCATCTACTCCAAGTATTAAATTTAGTGTCATAAATCGAAACTCCTCTCGAAAAACTATTATTATATGTGTTCGAGATTCATTTTAGCACACATTACCAACAAAATATAGTAGATTTCCCCGACATTTTATGATTTTTTATTACATTTTAATTTATTCTAGGGGAATCCACTTTTTATTTTGCTTCACGCCAATTGTATACTGCTGATTCGTTGCATTCAAAAGATTTCTGGTCTTCTAACTTTTGTTGTTTCTCTGATTCATTTTGGCGCTTCATAGCATTTTCTCTAATACGGTCTACTAGATTATTAGCGAAAAATGCTGGTTCATATTCGATTACTTCACCTTGAGATAAATACTTTTTAACGTTCATAGCATGTCTACCTATGGCGTTTAGTACATCTACCTTATGGAATGATGCAATTTCAGCTTCTGCAAGTGTTTTCTTTACAACGTTAAGTGCTTTTAAATCTGGACATATTCTAACTTGTTCAAGTATAGAATCTAATAAGGCATAATTATTGCGTCGAGAAACGATAGTCTCTCCTTGTTCGTCTTCTAATGGTTCTTCCTCTGTTTTAGATTTAGAAGACTTATTTAAGTTGGGGTCATTCTCGTTGGGATAAATCTCACTAGGATAAGGATAACTAGAATAAAGATCATTAGTGTGTACTTTTTCCTCCCCTAGGGCTGGAATATCTTCATCCCCTGGGGGAGGAATTTCTCCGTCACTAGGGGGTGTATTTTCTCCTACCCCCGGTACCGGAATTTCTCCCTCCCCAGGGGTGGAATTTTTACTACCCTCTTTTTTCACACCATACTTATCCTTAGCAGCAGCTATACACTCTTCTAGTGTTTTTAATGGTTCTTTCTTCTTTTTCTTACGCATCTTAACGTGCTTGTAGTATTCTTTTTCACCTAGAAAATGCGCTAGCGACGCTCCACTAGAATCTGGTTCATTCAAGTAGATTCTGTTAGCGCCACCATCTACTGCCTCTGTTGATACTAATTCCTCAGCTATAAGCTCGTCCATGAACTTAGTAACTGTTTTGTTTGATATGTTTAATGAGAATTCGATTTCCTGATTATCTAAAATACAGTAAATGTCACCTTTTTCATCTATAAAAGCAGGAGCTTCACTTCCATTAGCTACTGACATCTGTGTTGTGTATATAGATAAATTGAATCGGTCTCTTACTAGCATGTATAGTAATTTAGCACCGCTACTTAAGTTCTCGCGGTATTGTTTCTTCCAGATAAGTACCTTAGGTAATTTGTAAAACTCTTCGTTTGTTACGTCTTTTATGTTGATTCTTTTTTTAGACATGAAAAAAGCCTCCTGATCCATTAGTAGTTTAATAGTTTACTAGGGACAAAAGACTAAAAAAGGTTAAGAACCGTATTTTGTACTATTGAAGATGATAGTTTTTCATGATACAATAAGTACAAATCGAAATTTTATTTTTTACATTACAATTTTGACTCGAAACGAAATTGTATGTGTTCTTGTTTTTTTTAGTTTTTTGTCCTAGGCTGCGATGCGCGAACATCGTGGCCTATTTTTTTGTATTTTTAAGGTTAATCTATGTAAAATTTGTCGAATAGGTATTGACAAATTTGATTTAATACTGTTGATTTTCCTTAACTTCATCATACAAGGGATAAAAAGCGATTGCAATAACCTTTTTTGTGATTATTTTCCTCGGTTTTTTGATGACAAAAATGTCATTTTAGCTAAAAAAACCATATTAACATCGTTGATGTATTATTTATTCGACAAATTAGGATATGTTTTCATATGTCACATGAATGAAATATGTCGATAATGTCATTTATCTGAAAGGTGGGAAAATTTAATGAGATACGATTCTTCGTAATCAGGTAGGGGCGTTAGCCCCTACTTTTTTTGCATTCCCTGATGTTTGCAAATACTTATGAAAGGTGGTGGTGCTTTTGATAAAATTACTAGCATTTTTCAAATCAAGTGCTTATGTTACCTACATTAAGCAAACATCAGGAGGAAGTATTTTTGGAAAACCTTAATATCACTATTTACACAATTAACAGCGCAGAAGGAGAAAAGGTTGCAGAAAAATTGGCAAAGTATGATTTGATAGCAACAATTAAACACATTGTACGAGATCGTTTTACTTTTACTGAGTTCAAAGCTTTGTTAGCGTTAACAGACGATGGGTTAGATGATTTATTAACTCAACGTGGAAGCACAATTGATTTCCTTACAGAACAAGGGATTGAACTTGATGATTTAACATTACGTGAAGCATACAATGTTATTCTTCAGAATCCGAAGTTGCTAAAAACAACCATCTTGACAGATTGGAACAGGATTGCGTATGGTCTAAACGGCGCAAAGATGTTCCTTCCTCGACACGTAAGAAAACAAGAGCAACTAAAGATGTACGCTAAACCAGAAGCACAAGTCGAGTACCAGGAAGCTAGTTGAACATAAAGGGGAGTTGATCCTGTGCAACAACTTACTAATAAACTCGACTCAACTGAAATCTTTCAAACCATTTCTAAGACTAGTATGGTTGAAGATATAATCAACAACCTTGTTAGTTATCCAACACTACATGCAATAAAGATTCGTAAAGGAGCATTCAGCAACTACGAGCAGTACAAAGTGTTTTTGGAGAATGCACCAAAGTTTAAAAATCGTTTACAGAATTATTTTGCATTGTATTGTCATAAAAATGGATTTGCATCCAAACTTAAAGAAGAATATATCTCCGTTAGAGGTTACTATGTTGAAAATAAAAATTTTCTTGTATCTCTAGAAGGGGAAGAATTGATAACTATCTATGCAGAACTAAAGCCAGTAACAAATAAGGATTCTGTAGCAGGTCTTTATCATTGGGAGGATAAGTTGAATGAGTTACGAACTGATGTTAGTACCAATGGACTATAAAAAACATCTAAAAGGTGAAGGGTCAAAAGCTACTTCTAATTGTATTATGTGCGATTACGAACTTGCTTTAATCGATAAATTCACTAATGTAGCGGGTATGCCACAATCGCATACGGACTATGAAGGTATTTTTAGTATTTGTCCGCAATGTACAACACCACACTTAGAGTTATTAAGCGGAGTGGTAGATTTCAAAGGACCTGTTTTGATTGGGTGGGAATAAGCTCACCGCATCAGCGGTCTCTTTTTTTTGACCTATTTTAGTGGATTCTAGTGTATTTCGGGATAAAAAATTAGAATCTGGTCTATCGTAAAAAATCTCAAAAAAAATATATCAAATTCGAAAAAAACTATTGAAAAAACCAAAACTAATGGTTTCGATGGAGGAGTAATTAAATGACAAACATGTTAGATGTAATTTATGCAGATACAAAATTAGAGGTACCAGCTAACACTGATATGAAGGCGTTAGAAGCAGCGATGATTGAGAATTTTCCTGAATTGAAGAATCCAACAATCACGCGAGAAGGCAATACAATCACTTTTACAGCTAAAGCAGGTACAAAAGGAGCAGATAATATGGAAATGTTAGATGTAGTTTACGCAGATACTAAATTGGAGGTTCCAGCCAACACAGACATGAAAGCATTAGAAGCAGCGATGATCGAGAACTTTCCAGAACTAAAAAACCCAACAATCACTCGTGAGGGGAACACAGTAACATTTACAGCAAAAGCCGGAACTAAAGGCTCTGACATGCTAGATGTTATCTACGCAGATACGAAGTTAGAAGTACCAGCGGATACTGATATGAAGGCTTTAGAAGCTGCAATGATCGAGAACTTCCCTGAATTAAAGAACCCTACAGTAACTCGTGAAGGGAACACAATCACATTCACGGCTAAAGCAGGAACTAAAGGCTCTGATATGTTAGAAGTTATCTATGCGGACACTAAACTAGATGTACCAGCAGATACTGACATGAAAGCACTGGAAGCAGCTATGATTGAAAACTTCCCAGAGCTAAAGAATCCAACTATTACTCGTGAAGGAAACGTTGTTACTTTCACTGCAAAAGCAGGTACAAAAGGTAATGTTGTTCCGTTTGTCCGTAAGTTTGCTATTGGTTTAGCTAAAGTAGCTTAGTAGATTTAAGGGGAAACTAACATTTTTTCCTTATATCCACTAAAAACAAATGGAATAAATTATTTTCTAGGGGAAACTAGTTTAATACACTGGTTTCCCTCATATTTTGTTTGAATTTAATAGATTGAGAGGTTTGCAGAATGGAAGAACCAGTTGTTTTAACTGTTCAAGCTGAATCTGTTGTTGAAGCTGAAACCATTTCAGAAGACAAAGTATCTCCCCTACTTCCTTTACCAATGCGAGTTATGGAAAGTTTTGAAGCGGTACAAGAGTCTAACTTCTGGCCATCTGAAGTCACATCAGTAGTTAGTGATTTAATGGCACCATCAACATTCGAAGAGTTCGGAGCAATCTTAAATAACACAACATCAAACTCCATCAATAGCATGGATCAGAGCATACAGGCACATAACAAGAATTATCGTGGATACTTATCCGAACTTGATAAAACGCCAAATGTCTTCTCCTTCGATGTTGATTATATTTAATGGGAAAGGAGAGTTTGGATGATTATTAATAATGATGTCCAATTTCGAAGAGGAATATTCAATATATTATTCACTTTAAAAACACATGTCAGAGATAATGAGTTTAGTGAGATTATTGAAGAACTTCAGGGAAAACTGGAACAGCTTCCTACTAATGACTTAGAACAATCTAAGCAGTTTTTCTTTGAGGTAACAAATAAAATAATGCAGGGTCTTTCGGATTACTACAACATTTCCCATGAACAAGTTAGTGGCGATGTGGTTCATAATGACGTATTCACTTTAAAAATGGACGAAAACACATCAGAAATGATTGAGACCTTTGCTAAATATAAAAACATGGCTCGTTTTAGAGATTCATTTCTTCAGTCATACAATTATGATTTCTGGAGAAGGTTTCGTGCTAATTACTACAACCCACGAATTAGTGACGTATGTACAGCAGGGGAAGATAAAAGTCTTGTTTTTAGAACCAATGAGATTCCAGCTATAGGACCGTTATTCCTACCAAAAGACAGAAGTGGTAAGCCTGTAGGAGTTACTACGGAATTCCAGTATTTTAGTAGTTTAATAAGTCGAGTGAACTCAGAAAAGAAATATATCGATGATCTTCGTGCAGATTATGAAGTATTAAACAAAGCAGTTAAGGCTTTTGATGAGCGACTTCAAGCATCTCTTCGTGAAGAACATATTCGTTTTGGAATTATTCATCTTAAAGAGATTCTTTCCCAAATTGTTATCCCAGTTGCGTTGATTGAGGATGATGAATTACGTGAACTATGCAAAGAACATAACCGTCAGGTATTTGTTAAAACACCTACACTAGATGAGTTAATGTATATTGGTTCGTCCGTACATATCTATTCGTCGCACGATATAAGCGATGATTCTAGTTATGTAGCTAAGCCAATTATGATTTCTGAAACACTTCCAACTGATACGGAAGAGTTAAAGTATCTAGGTGTTGGTCAATACACGGGTTATGACGATGAATCACCGCGTAGTTTAGAAGGGGCAAACCCATTCATTATCAACAACAACATCTTTGTTAAGGCTTCTTATGAAGACTTCCTTGCACTTATCCCTGAGGAATTAGTGGAAGATATGGGAATCTGTAAGAATCTAGTTGATTCTTTGGAGAACCCAGTGGAAGATATTCAATTAGAAGAAAATGAAACTCTTAAGTCTATTATTGACACTATCAAGGAAGATCAAACATTGGATTATAAGAAAATCATCGACGATTTCATGGCTTCTTCTACATATTTCGAGAATGAAGAAGACAAGGAGACAGGACCAGTGTTTATTCATGCTGCTGAGTATCAATTTGAGAAAAGCAACCTTTCTTTCAATAGAGAACTTCTAAAGAAAACGGGTAGACATCCAAATGGTTATCTTATTCTTAAAGATAACACAGGCAATCATGCGGGCATTCGAATAAATGAAGAGGGAATAAGTGAAATTTATATCAATACTGATATTGATAAGATATTTAAAGCCCTTCAATTGAACGCTGGACTCTACACGATTTATTCTTTCAGACACAGAGACATGTCAAGGCAAAGAGCTATTCTTACAATGCAACATTACACAGGATAACTTGGAGGAGAAAATATGGTTACATCAAAAACTACGATTGTCTTAGAACCAGAAAAAGTAACTGTAGAAACAGTTAATAAAGATGGTATTAAAGCAATTAAAAATACAAACATCGAAACAATTCAGCAAATCTTCATGAAAGAACAAGCAATGGAAACACCGTTACTTCCTTCTCAATGGGGAGTTGTTAAGTATTATCGTAAAAATCATTATGAAGGATATGTACTAACGACACCTCCAACAGAGCGTGTAGTTAAATTTGATATCGGACGTAGTAGCGAATTACCTACTGAAGTTACGCTACCAATTCCACCTATGTTGTGGGTTTTTGAAGTAATGACAGATCAAAGTGGTAAAAAGAAACTGACTCATTCAATGACTTACGTTATAAAGCATGAACTCCTATCGTTAAAAGACAAGGTGTTCCACGCACCGTTTTGTAACATTGGTATTAGTCATGGGATTTGTTGGGGCAGGACTTTACCTGAGGTACCTATCCCTAAATCAATTCAAAGCATTCCGGCTCGCTTCTTTTCACAGCCGTTTAATTATGATTTATCAGGAAACCGTGTAAAACCATTTGAATGGACACATCCGAATGGAAATACAGAAGACACAGAATGCGCTGTTTACCACATGATGAATGAAGCGGACAAATTAAAAGCAGCAAAAGAAGCAGGGGAGGCGTACTCTTATCCATTTGACTCGTTAAAACCAGCTGGAACAATGGATGTAGACACTGCAATCAAAACATATTTACCGGGGATATTCCGTTAGTTTCTAATGGAATATATGTTAATTTATTAGAAATTAATAGATTCCACTAGATTATAGTGTATTACCATTGTTAGTAGGGGAATCTGTTGTTTTCTGATTTATACTAGTGTATAAAACTATCTTTGATAGAAATAGAAAAGAACGGGAGAAAAGATAATGACACTTAATCTTACAAATCTACTAGCGAGTCAAGTAACAGGGTATCTTGCTTACAATGACCATTACAACACAGACACCTTGAAAAAGATTAATTACGTAACTGCGGCAAACGGATTATTCCGTGTTGAAAAAACACCAATTGCTATTTTTAAGGTAAAGGTTCAGGAATATAAGAAACCAATTCCAGGTTTAAAAACTATGGAGGAAGGTCCAGAACTTATTGCTCCAAAGATTCCATTTAAGTTTTTACAGATGGCACTTAGCTTCTATTTAGATGTTTATGAAAAAGATAAAACAGAAGCATCTTTATTATTCTTCTGGAACAAAGACAATAAACGTTTACCGGAAGTCTATTCTGATAACTCACCAGTTAAGGGCTTAATATCAGAAGGAGAACTAGTTGTATATGTACCACGCCAAGAAAACCAAGGTGGTCTTTCTGAGTTTCATAAAGATCCTGTAGTGGATTGGTTAAGAACTAATCTTTGCATTCTTTGTGAAACACACAGTCATCATGTTATGAATGCTTATTTCAGTGGAACTGATGATGCAAATGAAAATGCTACTCAGTTTTATGGTGTTTGGGGACATATTACAAGTCAGCAACCAAAATTTGCGTTCCGTTATGTAAGTGGAGAAGCAAAAATTGAAATTAGTCCTGATGTATTATTTGAATGGCCAATGGTAACGACGACAACGACAGAAGTTATTACTTTTGAAGATGAAACTTTAGAACCATTAACTTCTATCAATCAAGAACATCATATGTTTAAAGGACCATTCAAGAAACTTGAGTATCCTACTGAATGGATGGAGCAGCATACTGCAAAAAGAGTTGTACCAGCATTACCAACAATAGGCGGACGAGGAACCTTTCCCCACAATAGAAGTTATGTCTCCCGTTTCGATGGACGGCTTGACCAAATCGGATGGGATTTTGAACACGATCCGAATGCATTTAACCCAGCTTTTGAAGAGGATCTTTCTTCGAGATTAATGTCAGGTCATACAATTACAGGTTCAAGTTTCGAAAACGCTGAAGTAATTCAATTCATGAATTTACCTGATGAGAAAAACAAGTTAGATATTCGAGACAATATTTATGATTTGTGTTCAGAATATGAACGACATGGTTATTCACAAGTAATTGAATCTACCATTAATGGTATGAAACAAAATGCAATTTAATAAATGTGTGCGGGGCTAACGCCCCGACACTTTATGCTATACAGGAAGGGAGAAAAATAATGGCATTTCAATTAAATTTAGAACCAACTTTTACGTTAAATACTAGCTATCAAATGGCAAAAGTTTTTGTTGTTGTTGGCGCTGGTGGTACAGGTGGTTATTTTATTCCAAACTTAGCACGACAAATTTCTATTACTAATAAACTACGTCGCATTGAGCGATTACCTGAACACAAACTGCTTATTATAGACCAAGATGAAGTTAGCTTATCTAATCTTAATCGTCAAAACTTTGTTGAAAAAGATCTTGATAGTAACAAAGCAGAAGTTTTAGCTACTAGATATGGAGTTGCTTTCCAGACAAATATTCGATTCCTGGACCAATACATTACATCTACTAAGATGTTAGAAGACATCGTAATTGCTAGTTGTACTGACATTAACACTCAAATTCCAGTTATTGTTGATTGCGTGGATAATAACAAAACTCGTGTCTTCATTCATGAAGCAGTTCAAAACTTAAAGAAAAAAAGTTCGTGGTATATATTCTTTAAGTAGTGGTAATGAATTCTTAAACGGTCAGGTTGTTTGTGGTTTTGTTCCTGGAAAAGGAAGTAGTTCATCTTCACTGTATAACAGTTCTTGGTTCCGCACACCAACAGTTACAGAAATGTTTCCTGAAATTCTTGAAGGTGGAGATAAGCTTCCAACTGAATTAAGTTGTGATGAAGCAGCTGTATCAAATCCACAAAATATCATGACAAACATCAATGCTGCTACTGAACTATTTAAGTTTGCCAATATCTTATTAACAGCTAATACAGAAAACGAAGAGCTTCCCGGCTTAAAATACTTTGCAGTTACTTTTGATACACAGCAAGGTACTACTCGCACGTTCCTAAATAAGAAGAGTGTAATCGATGAATTTATTGCTTAATTCAAATCAGCAGATGGCTCAGGATTTTAGCCATCTGTTTTTTTCTTTTGAAGAACATATGGAACGCGGGGAGCAAGACAAAGCAAAAGAAATTTCTAAAAAGCAAGATATGCTATTGAAAGAACTTAAGGAAAATGGCTATGATGTAGGCGCTTTGTTAGAAGAGTTAAAAACAAGAAAATCATTTAGAAAAAGCTATGAAACTATTATTGTTTTTACTGATGGTGGTGTAAGAAACAATCATGATGTTAGTCAAGAATCTATCGCTGCAAGTGCTTTTGCAATTTACGGTGATCAGAAGATGTTAACACACGAGTCTTCTTTTATTGGTAACTCAATTCAATTACCTTCTGGTGAAAAGATTGATATTAATTCTACATTTGCTGAGTATCATGGATTACTTCAAGCGTTACTATTTGTAGAGAAGTATAGAGCTTCAGCTAAAAGAATAATATTTCTTACTGATTGTGCATCAATGGTGCAACACATTCAACAAAAACTACCACAACAAAGAGTATTTAAAGAATATGTTTTAGATTTAATTAGTAAATTAGATAGTATCCCTAATGTAGAGTTAAAGCACATACCAAGAGAGCATAATAAGATCACAGACGGGCTTGTTAACCAACTCTTAGATAAATATGAAAGGGGCGAATATACATGCAACTAACAAAAGAAGAAGCAGCCAAGTTAATGAAACAGATTCAACCACATATTAGTGGATTCTCCTACAGTCTTCAGGCAAATGGTGAAGATGGACAGGATATAGTTTGTGGTGGAAGAATCAAACTTGTTTTTGACATGTATAAATACAATGACCAAACAGAAGGAGATCTTTCCTATGTAACAATTGAAGATGGTCTTGGTGAATTACTAATTCTAGTACCTGGTGTTTTATGGAGGAATCTCGGCGCCAAGAAAGGTGACATTGTTATTGCAAGTGGAAAATTGTTTGCTCTAAAAAGAGAATGTAAATTTAAATCAAAAGCAGGTACAGATATTATTGTACCGCATGGATATGAACCTCTGCGTGTGTTAGTTAGAGAGATTAATATACTACCGGAAGAAGGCGCTGAATAGCGTCTTTTTATTTACTAAAAATTTTAAGAATACTATTTTCTCCCGACCTATTGACTTTTCGATTTCAAATGGTTGTGTTTGTACAAGCGAAAAAAGAATAACGGTCGAATGCCCTTAAATCGACTCGAAATAAAAGGTAAGGTGAGCTGAGCCAATGCATAAAATCAGCGTACTCTCCATCAGTCAAGGAATTTCCGCTGTTTACGTCCGGGAGAGGAGTCTTAGAGAGGTGACGACTACCTCTTGCAAAGAAAGGTCGGGTGGAGTCCTGGTTCTTACGAGAACGTAGCTTACGGACAATACAGTGTTGGGCAGGATTAACATTGTGTTCGTATGAAGGGAAACCTTATGTAAAAACAGCGGTGACTCATAATCTCTCAGGTACTTATACAAAAGTAAAGTGTCATTACATTTATCCTATCCTACATGTTGAAGTCTTATCTTCGGCAGTAGGGTAGGTATATTATGATCTACTACAACTCGGCAGCTAACCAAAAGTGTAAGTACCTGAGTAGATGTCACCTATAAAGTTTTTGTCATCCATTTAGGTTATCGACTATCTCATAAACGACAGTCATCAAAGACAGAAAGACAGTCGGTAATCTAAAAGACTACAAAAACCAAAAAACAGTAAACCAAATCATGAGGGAGATGAACAGGTTGACAACTGAAGAATTAGAACCGGTAGAAGGTATTATTCCGGATGTAGTACCTGATGTAGTTATACCTGATGTATCTGATTTCCTTATTGGAGGAAGTAAGTACATCTTAGATCCTAGTACATTAAAAACACAAGAAGACGTCCTAAACGTTATTAAGCATTTCTCAACTAGAGTAGAGCTTCATGTGTTTGACATTGTAGGTATCGAACACTATGTAAAACCAGTAACAAATAATCAAACACACTAAGAGATAACTCAGGAGGATTTTAATTATGAAAACATTAACTTTAACTAAAGAATATATCGAATCGGTAGCAAAATCTTTAATCCATGCAACTCCACAAGAAGTATTGGACTTCAAAGCATTAATGGAAATCCATCCACAAGGCGAAGAACTTGTTGCAGCACTTAACGAAGTAGGTCCTCGTCTTATTGTTGAGGCATTACTTGAAGCATTATTTGCTGATGTAGAAGAAGCTGTTTGTGAAGAAGCGAAACAAGAGCCTACACCTAATGCATCATCAGTTTCTCAATTCACTGCTCAAGAACTTTCTAACTTTATTAGTCAACAAGCTCCAAAAGCAAAAATCGAACCAGTATTTATTCCTTATATCAAACCAGAACCACAAGTTGATATTTCTGCTTCTATTAAAGAACAAGTTGCTTACAAAAATCTGGTAGAGGGTATTAAAGCTCAAGCTGAATCTAAGCCAGCGTTTGACCTTTCTGCTTCTATTAAAGGACAAGTAGTAGAGCAACAAGCTGCTAAAACAAACGAAGAAAAAATCAAAGGTATTCTTAATGAAATCGTTGAGGAAATCATCAATGAGGATGCTGCTAGTGAAATAATTAGCTTAGATCCTAACACAATTAAATTATACGAAGTTGCATTCTCTACTGTTTTCTTTACAAAAGCAAATGTATTAGGTTTCGCAGAGCCTGTAGAATATGCTCACGAATACACAGCATATATCTTATCTTCACTTGCTTCTTACTTAGTTGAAGAAGAAGGATTTGAACTTGCATTCAATGTAGTAGAAGGAAAAGTGGTAGCGGGTTTGGTTTAATACCGTACTTACGAAGAAAATATGGGGTAGCTACGGCTACCCTTGTTTTTCTGGAAGGAGAGAAATAGATGGATGGTAAGATTCTTATCCAGACCCTTTTGTATGGGATTAATCAATTAGCAACAAAACAAGTAACACAAATAGACGCAGGTAAAGACATTCTTATTTCTTCTATGAAGATTTTAGATATTGGTAAGGAAATGGTTATACCTAAACTTTTTCAAAAGGAAGCTTCAGCTACCTACAATATAAACAACAATAGAGTAGTTAGCGATATGTCTTTGTTATCTGAAGTACTGACAGCTTTTCTAAGAAAGAAGAAAGAGTTAATCGGGTCATCTAGAATAGATAGCTCCGAATCATTTAAATATCGTCGTAACACAGGAACTACTTTACCTTTGCAGTTCCATGACTTTTTTATAGTAGAACAAGCGTATATGTATTCGTTGGCGTATCTTGACTCTTCAGATGATTATGCCTATGAATATGATGGGCTTATAGAGCTAGGCGCATTAGTTGCAATCTATCTATTTGAAAATATGACAAGACAAAATGAGTACTACCTTCATGACTCTTGGGGTAATATGGATGAAAATCCAGGCGGTCTCTATAAATTTAAAAGCAATACAAACGTCAAGGATTATATTGAAAGTATAATCGAAGATATTGAGGGTATTGATGAGCATGAAGAAGACGAGGACGAAGAAGAATGACGATGACACTAACAAATAACAAAATAGTACCTTTCGCGCATTTACATTTACATACACCAGAAGGTAGTTTGTTAGATGGATTCTGTCGTATTGATCCAATGATAAAATTAGCTCAAGAATTCGGTATGGATTCAATTGGTGTAAGTGATCATGGTACATGTTTCGCTCATATTCAGTTCTATAAAAAATGTAAGGCAGCTGGTATTCATCCCGTTTTAGGAATGGAAGGATACATCGCCCCTAGAAAACAGTGGAAAAAAGCAGATTTTGATAGAATCAACTACACTGATGTTGCGTATCGTACAAAAGAAGAACTAGCGAAATTAGAAAGTGAAGGATATATAGCTTTTGAAAAGAAGCAAAGAGATTCTTTCACTAAAGGTAAAACTACAAAACCTGAACACGTTGAGTTCTTGGCGAAGTTAAATGAAAAGGATCCAGCAGCGTTTGATGCATTAAAAAAATCTACTCGTTGGTATTTATCAGGAAAGCAAGATGACAAACAAAAGCGTTTATTTGAATGGTCTCCTAGAATAGCTCACTTGCTTATGATTGCTAAAAACAATGAAGGTTATAAAAACCTAATCAAATTAACAACGATTGGTTCTGTAGAAGGATTCTACGGGAAACCTCGATTCGATTATGGTGACATTAAGAAGTATGGTAAGGGAATTATCGCAACTTCATCTTGTCTTGGTGGAACAATTCCACAATTAATTCGTAGAGGTAAATTCCGTGTTGCAAAGAATCATATTAAGTTCTACAAAAAATGTTTTGATGAATTCTATCTTGAAATTCAGCCTAGCACAATGCAGGAACAAATCCTTGTAAATAATATTTTAATAGAGTGGTCGAAAGAATTAGACGTTCCTCTAGTAGCAACTTCAGATGCACATATGTTACGTCCTGAAGATCGTCCAGTTCATAAAGCAATTACTTCTATTAATAAAGGCAAAGATGAAGATGAATCCGATATTGATGTCTATGAGCATTGTGTATTCTATTCTGCCGAAGAAATGTTGGCGATGGGAATGCCTGAAGAAGCATTGATTAATGCTTATAACATAGCTCATTCTTGTCATGTTGATTTAGATGAATCAAGCATTAAGTATCCAGAGTTTGAAGTACCAGATGACTTCGATTTCGATAGTTATTTAGCTCATATTTCAAATAAGGGCTTAATGGAGAAAATTGCAGAGGGTAACTTTGTAGGGAAAAACTTCTACAAAATGTATAGAAAATATAAACGAAGACTTGATTATGAGCTAGAAGTAATTAAAAACAAAAACATCAGTGCTTATATGTTAATAGTTTGGGATTATATTAACTTTGCAAAACGTAATGATATTTTAGTAGGTCCTGGTCGGGGTTCAGCTGCAGGTTCACTTGTAGCATACGTAACAGGTATTACTAACTTAGACCCGATTCGTTACAATCTGTTATTTGAACGTAAACTGATTGCGTTCGTTAAATTGGGTGAATTCAGGGGAAGCCTACGTGCTATGAAGCATATGGTAATCCTGAGCCGAGCTGCATAGGGATATGCAGAAGGTGCAACGACTAATCGTATACCACTAGAACAGTGATGAAGCGGACACGAGCGCCCAATACAAAACATTGATTTTTATATATTTAAGTGGTTATCGTGAATCCAGAAAGTCCAAGGATGGAGACGATATCATGCCAACTATGAAAACATTAACTTGTGAAAACTGCGGAAATGAATTTGAAGTCTTAGCTAAAAGAAAAACAGCTCGTTTTTGTACTAAAGGGTGTTCAATATCTTTTAGACAAAAAATACATGATCCTGATTTTATGAGTATCAATGATGAACTTCATTTTTATTTGTTAGGGTTGATTCTTACAGACGGTTGCATATCTAAACAAGAAAATAAAGAGGAGAGAATGACGCTTCGATTATCGGATAAACAAATTGTTGAAGAATTGCACCCTTTGATGTCACCAGACAGAAAACTGTATGCAAACAAACCGTATAAGGAAGAGCACAATGTTTCTTATGCCATTGTTAGTACGAATAAAGAAGCAATTGCAACTCTAAAAGGTTATGGAATAGAGCATGGAAAGACTTATTCAGTTGAATACCCAAAGATAGCAAAAGAACATACACATCATTTTATTAGAGGATTATTTGATGGTGATGGAAGTATCTTCACAAATGTTGTAAAGCAGAAGAAAGCTGATGGTTCTATTCTACATAGACCATACAAGCACATTTCGTTTACAACCGCTTCTATTAATTTTGCAGAAGGATTGAAGTCAGAACTAGAATCTTTTGGATACCATCCAAAGATTACAGAAGACGTTCGCGGCGGTAAATTCTATGTGAAACTTTATAGACAGAAAGAAATACAGTCTTTTGGTGAATGGATATATGCAGATTCACACTACTACTTAAATAGAAAGAAACAATCTTTTGTAATGATATAGTCTGAGCTGCAGGGAAACTTGCAGAAGGCAGGATAAAGAGCCTGTCGATAACAAAACTGTTCATTAATCCGGAACGCCCTGGTTTCCCGGACATAGATACCGATTTCGATTACTTAAGACGACATGAAGTAATTGAATATGTAACTAAGAAATATGGTGCAGATAAAGTAGCACAGATTGCAACATTCGGTACTCTATCTACTAAATCAGCATTAAAAGATATTGGTCGAGCACTTGGTATTGATCATAATGAAATTAATGAACTAAACAAATACATTCCTTCTCATCAAGGTAAAGTAATGCCTATCTCTGAAGCTTTAGAAGAGATTAAAGAAGTAAAGGCTTATGCGAAAAGGTATCCAAGACTATTCGAATTAGCTTTAGAAGTAGAAAGTATGCCACGTACTCAAGGTATTCACGCTTGTGGAATGCTAATAACTGCTGAACCAATTACAAATGAAGTAGCGCTTGTAAGAGGAAAAGGCGGAGAAAGTATAGCGGGATATGATGGTCCTACTTTAGAAGCTAAAGGATATATTAAGTTTGACTTCTTAGGACTTAAAAACTTATCAGTAGTTGAACTTTGCCGAAGAATGGTTGAGGATCGATACGGGTATCTAATTGATGTAGATAATCTGATACCAGAAGATCAAAAAACATTCGATATGATTCAAAGAGGAGAAACGGATGGAGTATTCCAGATCGAATCTGACGGAATGAAGAAAATGTTTATGGGTCTAAACAAGGTAGATTTTGAAACATTAATTGCAGGTGTATCATTATACCGCCCAGGCCCAATGGATTATATTCCGAAATACACTGCATTGGCGAATGGTCATGAAGAAGTACCTCAAGTACATCCTGCTTTTGATGAAATCACACGCAATACGTTCTCTATTATGATTTACCAAGAGCAAGTAATGCAGGTTTCTACTGAAATGGCTGGATATTCAAAAGGGGAAGCGGACGTTCTTCGTAAAGCGGTCGGCAAAAAAAAGATAGAAATCTTAGAGCCAGCATTAGAAGAACTTCATAATCGACTAACGCAAAATAACGTACCGACTCAGGTAGCTACAAAGATTTGTGATGATATACGTCCATTCGCTGGTTATGCATTTAACCGATCTCATGCTGCATGTTACGCATATATCGCTTATCAAACTGCTTACCTTAAAGCTAATTACCCTCTAGAATACATGACTGCATTACTTCAAGTATTCTATACAGAGGAAGATAAGGTTGTTAAATTAGTAAAAGTAATTCGAGATATGGGAATTGAAGTATTACCTCCGGATATTAACCGTTCAGAAATTGGATTTACGATTGAAGGAGAGAATGCAATTCGATTTGGATTAGGTGCTATCAAAGGTCTTGGAGAAGCAACACTAGAAGCAATTATTGAAGAAAGAAAACCACGAATGGCTCCTGCTGTTCGTGATGAAGATGGATTAGAAACTGTAATTTCAAAAGAGGAAGCAGATGAAATCGCAGCTACTCCTGATTTAGGGATTGTAGTAGGTTCTGTTGCTGTTGGTGGACCATTTACATCAGCACAAGATGTAATAAAACGTATCCCTAAGAAGAACTTCAATAAGAAAGCTATCACATCATTATGTTATTCAGGTGCGTTTGATGCATTAGCTGAAGGGCTATGTAATAACCGCTTTGAGTATTTAGCCCATATGTTTGATATTCGCGGTGAAGCACCAGATTCAGAACTAATTGAACAAATTACAAAATATACAGACCGTATTAAGTTCGAAAAAGAACGTGAAGTACTTGGTCTATATATTAGCGGACACGTTCTCGATCGACTAGCTGAACCTACAGATTGGGAAGGGCTAGATGATGCTACTCATACTACAATGGTAGCTCTTACAGAAGCACGCGTTATACGCACAAAAAAGGGAGACAACATGGCTTTCTTACGAGTTGATACATTAGAGGGTGAACGTAGTTTAACACTGTTCCCATCCCATTATGAGCAGGTAAAAGAAGGCTTAGTCGCAGGAATGATAATGAAGGTTGGTATAAAGGGTCAGATGAACTGGCAACGAAACCAAAAAGACTTCATTATCAATTCAATTACGATTCCGAAGAAGATTAACAAAGATATTTGGAAGCGAATTGAGAAAGATAATGTCCAAGTAGGAGCGGCGTAAAACCCGCTCGTACTTATTAAGAAACGGAGGGGAATTTTTATGACAAAGGTAGAGAATAAAAAGTATTTCGCAAAGGAAGTAACTAGTCTACTTAATATATCTAACAGAACATTATGTAGATATTCTGCTCTTTTAGAAAAGTATGGATATGATTTTGGTAGAAATAAATACTTGCATCGCATCTACTTTATTCAAGACATCGCGGTTTTAAGAGAAATACATAATGCTAGATGTTTAGAGAAAACAATAGAAGAAACAGTTGCTGAAGTAATTAAAGGTAAAGTCGTAGCAAATACACAAGAAGCTAAAACTGTTCAGTTAGTTTTACCGTTATTAAATTCAGCAGGAGAACCTGTTAAGAAGTCAACAAACAAACAAGATAATGTCAACACAGATAAAGATGATTTCTTACGAATTAAAATTGGTGAAGCTTCTATTGAAGTAAAACCAGGTTTTGATCCGGCATTTGTTAGTGACGTAGTAAAAGCACTTTCTGTAAATATCTAAAGAATAAAGCGGCGTAAAAACCGCTTTTATTTTTATAAGGAGAATATCTATGAAAAAATCAATTGGTATTGTATTACTTGGAGTTATGCTACTAGGAGCATGTGAAAGTTCAGCAGGTGCTTCATTAGGTAGGTTGAAAGTAATAGGAGAAGATAAAATAGCAAGTGATATCACTATTTTTGAAGATACAGCGACAGGCTGCCAATTTATGAATACAAACCAAGGGTACGCTGCTTCTATTACACCTATCTTAACACCAGAGGGTAAACCTTATTGCCCGAAAAAGTAATTCACACAAAAGAGAAATATGATGTTAACATAAAGTACTTATATACTAGGAGGGTTTTTACATGTTTGATTTAAGAGCAAGATATCTTCACTTAGTAGGCGAGCTTACTATGCTTAACCACCACTACTACACAATGGATAAGCCAATTGCATCCGATGCAGAGTACGACAGACTTTATGATGAATTAGTAAAGATAGAAGAACTTCATCCAGAATGGACAGTAGCTCATTCTCCTTCTAATAGAGTTGGTGGGGAAGTTCTTGATAAGTTTGAGAAGAAAGAACATACAATGCCACTTTACTCATTAGAGAAATCTCAAACTTATGATGGAGTTCGAAAGTTTGTGGAAGATGTTAAGCGTGAGTTTCCGAACGCTACATTTACTATAGAACAAAAGATGGATGGATTAGCTAACGTTTTACGTTATAGCGGTGGTTCTTTTAGTGAAGGTAGAACAAGAGGTACTGGTAAAATAGGAGAAATTGTTTCTGAACAAATTAAAACAATCCGTTCTATTCCATTGAATATTCGATTCCAGGGAGTAATTGAGCCACGCGGAGAAGTGTTTATGCCTATTTCAGGATTCGAAGCTTATAATGCTTCCTTACCAGAAGGGGAAGCACCATTAAAGAATCCAAGGAATGGAGCTGCTGGTGCTTTAAGAAACTTAGATCCACGAATTGCAGCTTCAAGACCATTAGATGCATTTTGGTATGACATTGCTTATAGCGAAGGGATCACGTTTGAAACTCAAGCAGAAATGATGACATTCCTTCAAGAACAAGGATTTAAAATCAATCCGTACTTCTATGTAACAGACTCTATTGATGTAATTATTGAGAAGCTAGAAGAAATGAAAGAAGTTCGCCCTACACTAAACTGGGATATCGATGGAATGGTTATTAAGGTTAACGAGTTACATATTCGTGAGGAACTAGGTTATACGTCAAAATTCCCTAAATGGGCTATTGCATACAAGTTTGAAGCGGTTGAAGAAACAACTACTTTAAACTCTGTTACATGGGAAGTAGGTCGCACTGGTAAACTTACACCACTTGCTCATCTTGAGCCTGTTGATATTGGTGGAACTACTGTAACAAAGGCTACTTTAAATAACTATGATGACATCTTACGTAAAGGCGTTAAGGTTGGAGCAGAAGTATTTGTTCGTCGTAGTAATGATGTTATTCCTGAAATCATGGGAATCGTTGAAGGTAGTGAAGGTACTGAAATTGTGCCACCTACTCACTGTCCAGAATGTGAAACTGTATTAGTTCAAGACGGTGCTCATCTACGTTGTATGAATATTGATAGCTGTAGTGCTCAATCGGTTGGTAAATTCACTCACTTTGCTTCTCGTGAAGCGATGAATATCGACTCTTTCAGTGAGAAAACTGCAGAACAATTATTTGAAGCAGGTTTAATTCGCAATAGCTTCGTTGATCTATACCGATTAGACAGAAACGAGTTATTGAAATTAGATAGATTTGGAGAAAGAAAAGCAGACCGACTATTGGCTGCTATTGAAGAATCTAAATCAAGAACACTTGAAGCGTTCATCTATGCATTAGGTATGAGACATTCAGGAAAAGGAACTGCAGAGCGACTTCTACGTTATTACAACAATATTGACGATATTGCTAATGCATCTGTAGAAGACTTAATGAGAATTGAAGATATTGGTTCGGCTGTAGCACAAAGTATTTTTGACTACTTCCATAACGAGCGTAATCTTCAAATGATTGAGGAGTTAAAAGCCCTTGGTTTAACACTTACACATGTAGCTGCAGTGTCTTCTGGTAATCAATTAGAAGGTAATACATTTGTTATTACAGGTAAGGTATCGCGTCCTCGTAAAGAAATTGAAGCGTTTATTAAAGAACATGGTGGTAAAGCGTCGGGTTCAATTTCTAAGAATACGAATTATCTTGTTGCAGGTGAAGCTGCAGGAAGTAAATTAGCAAAAGCACAAAGTTTAGGTGTAACTGTTATCACTGAAGAGCAGTTATATAAAATGGTTAACGAAGGTTAATTTAGTAGGGGCTAACGCCCCTACTTTTTTTGTTGTCCATAAAATACTAATTGACAAAACACTTTTAAAAGATTGTATTAACTAAAGCGTTTTGGGATTAAGTTTAATAGTTGTAAATTTTAATCTGACAAATTAAAATCTCTTAGCAAATGAGCAAGAGAAACACACTTTTAGAGAGAGAAATGTGCATCTGGACCCAGACGGCCAGTAACAGCTGGTGCTGCACCCATCTCTGGGGCACCTGAAGCTAACCAGGAGGAGGCTGCGCGACATCTCAGGTCCAGGAACTGGAGTTAGATCCAGAGAACTGCACCATTCTTCGTCAAATAAACGAACATGCTTTCGAAGAACTATTAAACAAGAAGATAAAAAAAGAAAGGGTATTGATATGTACTATACACACAACACAAAGAATCAAAATGATTCAAAGTATCAGCGTTTTAGTACTACCAAATTAAAATCCGAAGAAATAACAATTGAGCAGTACCGTGAGTTCGAAGCAATAAATAAACAAATACTCGGACTAACAAAGAAAATAAAAGACTGGTTAACCAATAATCAGTCGGCTATTAAGTATTCGATTTTTAATCTACCTAAAATGACTGGTGGATTTAGAACAATTAAAGCACCAGAAGAAAAACTCAAATCTTTTATGAGAGAAATTAAATTTGATTTAGAAAGCATTGGTATAGTACCACATGATTCAGCTTATGCATACATCCCAAACCGTGACTGTTTAAAAGCAATACAATGTCACCAACGGAATAAATCAAATTGGTTTCTCAAAATGGATTTAGAGAAATTCTTTAACAATTGTTCTGAACAAGTTATTACTATCCAATTAAAAAAGCTGTATCCATTCAGCTTAATGACTGAAACAGATTATAAGAGTTTTATTAGTAGTTTATGTGGTTTAGCTTGTCATGAAAATGAATTACCGCAAGGAACTCCGCTTTCTCCGATACTTACTAATTGGTTGATGATTAGTATAGATACTCAAATCAACAACGCATTGGCAAAAAGAAGTGGGGAATCCTTTATTTACACTAGGTATGCTGATGACTGTGCGCCACGAAAGTGTGCGTGAGTAGCTAGGCTACTCAAAGCAACTATGCTGTACAAATGATGACGGTGGGCCCGTCGAAGTCGCCATACAGGTGGAGATTTCAAACCACCTTAAGGTGCTGTAGTCAAAAGCTATGGTATTGAGCGTTAAGGAAAAGGCAATCAAGAATTGTCAGGTGAGTGTTATGGAGATGAACGAACATGTGAACCACTTACGGAAATGTCGAAAGCGTAGAGATTCCATCAAAACTAGGGGGTAGTCGTTAACCTAGGATAAGCTTAGAGGAAACCTGTTTACTGTCTAAGTGGTGGGCGGCATAAAGGTGGCATGAACATAACACAGGCATTTGTGCGGAACGTGGGAACCTACGGACTGATGTTAAGGGAGTATTTCAAGTGGAAGAACCACAAGAAAAGAGTACCGATGCAGTCATAGGGGCAGATTGGATTGTAGTAGTGAAGAAGCCTCTGTAATGGAAGTGGAGCGAAGAATCCAGGTTATTCAGTTTCAAGGATAAGTCAACTTTGAAAGGAGGAGGAGCTTATGCAAGAAACAAAACCGTTTGGTATTTCAAAGAATGTTGTAATGATGGCATTCGAGCGAGTAAAAGCCAATAAAGGGACATATGGAATGGATGAACAGTCCATCGAAATGTATGAAATGGACTTGAAGAATAATTTGTACAAATTATGGAATCGTATGTCCTCAGGTAGTTATTTTCCAAAACCAGTGAAAGCAGTAGCTATTCCTAAAAAGAATGGAGGAACCAGAACACTAGGTATTCCAACAGTTGAAGACCGAGTGGCACAAATGGTAGCGAAACTCTATTTTGAACCAAATGTGGAGAGATTGTTCTATGAAGATTCTTATGGATACCGACCAAATAAGTCAGCGATTCAAGCAATTGAAGCGACACGGAAAAGGTGTTGGCGGAAGGATTGGGTGTTAGAGTTCGATATTAAAGGATTATTTGATAACATTCGACATGACTATCTAATTGAAATGGTAAAGCGTCATACCAACCAGGAATGGGTTACGCTCTATGTACAAAGATGGTTAATAACACCTTTCCAAATGGAAGATGGAACCTTAATAGAAAGAACGGCCGGCACACCGCAAGGTGGAGTCATCAGTCCAGTTCTTGCGAACTTGTTTCTCCACTACACATTTGATGATTTTATGGTAAAAGAATTTTCAAGTATTCCGTGGGCAAGATACGCAGATGATGGAATAGCACATTGCACTTCATTGAAACAAGCAAAATATCTTCAACGAAGACTGGAAGAAAGATTTAAATTGTTTGGATTAGAGCTAAACTTAGAGAAAACGAAAATTGCCTATTGTAAAGATGATGATAGACAACTGAGCTATCCGAATACCTCTTTTGATTTTCTTGGGTATACGTTTCGACCAAGGCACGCAAAGAACAAACATGGAAAATTCTTCACAAACTTCTCACCAGCTATTGCCGATAAAGCTAAGAAAGCAATTAGAAAAGAAGTGAGAAGTTGGCGACTACAGCTGAAAGCAGATAAAACATTACAGGATATTTCCAATATGTTTAATAAGAAAATCCAGGGATGGATCAACTATTATGGGCATTTCTATAAATCAGAAATGTATAGTGTATTGCGGTATATCAATAGTAGCCTAATAAAATGGGTTCGCCGGAAATATAAGAAGCGAAAACATCGAAGGAAAGCAGAATATTGGTTAGGCACTATTGCACAACGCGAGCGTAAATTATTTGCACATTGGAAATATGGAATACTACCGGCAACGAATAATGGGAGCCGTATGAGCTGAGAGGTTCACGTACGGTTCTGAGAGAGACTTAGGGGGAAGTTCCCTAGGTCTACTCACTTGCTAATTAGTAGCAAACAACCATTTAGGCATAAAGAAATAGTTGAATTAGTTAAAGGAATATTAACCCAAGAAGGAACTCCATTCACTATTAAGGATTCAAAAACGAGATATGGTTCAAAATCGGGAAAGAATTGGAACCTTGGCATTATGTACAACAAAGATCATAACCTTACAGTTGGTCATAAGCGTAAGCGAAGAATTAAAACGATGTTATTCCAATTCTATCGAGGACAACGAGATAGAGGATATGCTTTAGAACTTAATGGAGAATTAGCATATCTTAAGAACATCGAACCGGACTATCATGACTACTTAATAGGTTTTATGAATAGCAAATACAGATTCAACTTCAAAAAAGCTATTAACATAGCAATCAAACAAAATTGATTCCCAGGGGTGCTAACGCCCCTCCTTTTTTTGAATTTAATTAAAGGAGAGATTTAGCTATGACAGAAAAAATTACAATCGCAGTAACTGCACATCGTCCAAATAAATTATATGGGTACGATTATTTTTCACCAGGTAACCTTGCTATCGCTACTAAACTACGAGAACATCTTCTTTCCCATTTAGATCAAGGGAAACAGGTACACGCAATAAGCGGTATGGCATTAGGAGGAGACACGATTTATGCGTTAGTCGTCCTTAAATTAAAAAGACAAGGATATAACATAACCTTAGAATCGGCTATTCCATGTACCGCACATTCTAGTCAATGGCCAAAACCATCGCAAGATCAATGGAAAAGCATTGTGGAACAAGCCGATGTTGTTACATATGTTAGCAAACTACTGTACAAGCCTTATCTTATGCAAAAGCGTAATGAGTATATGGTGAATCAATGCGATGAGCTGATAGCTATATGGAATGGAGAACCAAAAGGCGGTACTGGTAACTGCGTAGATTATGCCATAAAGAAGGAGAAGAAAATGGTACAAATTAATCCGAAAGAACTAATCATCCAACATAAAGGTGATATCTTGCGTTCAGATTGTGACGTAGTAATGCATCAAGCCAACGCGAGATCTACGATGGGGAGCGGTATTGCTAAGCAAATCCGAGCAGAATTTCCGGTTGTATATGAGGTCGATCGTTCATCACCTCTAAGACCTGAACAAAAGCTGGGAACTTTTACTTTCGCTAATGTCCAAAACAATGGGAAAAGTATTGAGATAGTTAATTTGTATGGTCAATTAAACTATGGAGCGGATCGAAAACTTTATACGGTTTATGAAGCACTTGAATCTGCTTTATTTAGTTATTTGGCTAATCGATTAGATAGAGAAGGTAACCTATCTCATTTAAAAATAGGCGTACCAAAATATATTGGATGTGCAAGAGCTGGTGGAGACTGGAATGTAGTTAAAGGTATACTAGAAAAGGCTACAAAACATTTCAATGTATCAATTCACACGTATGAATTTGCTGCATAAAACAGAGGTGACGCTAGATGATTTGCATATATCGTTTAAGAAACAAAATAAATGAAAAGAATTACATAGGTCAAACAACAAACTTTAAAAGAAGAATGATTCGCCATAAAGCCGATTCAAAACATCCTGAGCCAATTTACAAAATTCATCGAGCAATTAAGAAATATGGAATAGATAATTTTGAAATAACTGTTCTTGAGGAATGTACGGAGGAAATGCTGGATGAAAGAGAAATCTATTGGGTTTCTCATTTTGATTCTTTCAATAACGGCTACAATATGACAGGTGGTGGTAATGGTTTTGGGATTGGAGAAGGATCTCCTTCCTCTCGAATCTCAACTCTAACTGCCAAAAGAATAATTAAAATTAAGTTGGAGACCGTAGCACCGTATAGAGAAGTCGCTAATTATCTAAACTGTACATTAGGCACATTTAATAACGTTGGTAATAATTCATGGCAATATTTAAACAATCAAATTGATGATTTTTCCGATGAGGTTGTTGAATATTTTCGTAACAAGTATCCAATAGATTCTCTAAACATATTAGTATTTGACAATCGTACTCTTGAGTTACTAGGAGAATATGAATCTACAAACGATATAATTTCCGCCGGTATTGTGGAGGTCAGAGGAAAGTATGATCAAACTAGTATATCTAGAGCTATCGCTACTAAATTATCGTTTCAGAATAAAATATTTATCCATAAAAAAGATTATTCGGAAGAATATCTCAAAGAGATTACTTCTAATAATCGCCAAAGACAAATTGATTGGATAGATGTTTACGCTGAAGATGGTCAGTATATTAAGCGTTTTTCTTCCCGTAAAGAGATTCGAGACGAGTTAGGATTAACCGCTTCTCAAATTAGTAATGGATTATATTTACCTAATCAAGTTGTAACAAAGGGGTTTATTTTAATAACCAATGTTCAACATGACGAAGGTGAAACTATTGAAGCAAAACTTGAAAAACTTGCCTCATTTAGTCACACTAGTCCGGAATTTGCGGTAATTAAAAATGGTGCTGTTTTGGAGACGCTTAGAAATCAGCAAGAATGTGCTAAAAAGTACAATCTTCACCAGTCTCGTATTTCACTTATATTGAGAAATGGTAAAGGAACTACTGGTGGATATACGTTCAAATACGTAGACAACGAGGAGGAATAGTTAATGGACAGCATTGGAGATCGCATGAAGAGATACGAGAATGCATATCGCATTAAGTTACCTGAAAGAATGCCCGTGATTGTAAGGATTGATGGAGCACACTTTCATACATATACAAAAGGTTGCGCTAAGCCTTTTGACCAGGATCTAGCAGAAGCATTTTGGGAAACATGCAAATACTTAGCTCAAAACATTATGGGCGCGAAATTAGTTTACCATCAGTCGGATGAGATTAGTATTCTTATTACGAACTATGACAAGCTTACAACTCAATCTTGGTTTGAAAATAACCTTCAAAAGATAGCTTCTGTTTCGGCTTCTATGGCAACTGCAAAGTTTAATGAAGTTATGAGAGAGAAATATCCGGACAAACCACTTGCTACATTTGATGGTCGCGCACAGGTATTGCCACAAGATGAGGTTGCAAACTATTTCATTTGGAGACAACAAGATGCTTCAAAGAATAGCATCTCAATGGTTGCTCAAGCTAACTTTCCACATAAGCAATTGCAAGGCCTTAATGGTAAGGATATGCAGGATAAGTTAATGACTGAGAAAAATATCAACTGGAATGACTTACCTGTATGGCAAAAACGTGGTATATGCATCATTAAAGAGTTCTACGAAAAGAATGGTGCTTTAAGAAGTCGATGGTCAGTAGATCATGAAACTCCTATTATTTCTAAAGACCGCGAATATGTTGAACAATTCGTTTACTTAAATAGAGGTGCTGCAGCATGAAGAAATTAATCGCAACTGTATTAACTGTAGGATTAGCAGCAACCATTTTAACAGGATGTAACAATGATCCGTATATGCAGAAGCAGGATGACCAAATTATAAGTATCGATTATAAGATGCTAGTAAAAGACAAGCTTTATTACATTCCGCATGAAAGAGGAAAGGCTGATCTTCCTCCGAGATATGAAAAACTTCTAACAGATAATCCTAGCTTAGAAGTTATCAGTGTTTCTACAAATACGAATGAAGATAGTCAAAATAGTATCAACGGTTACTACATCTTTACAAAGAAAATCAAAGAAAATCAAGAGCAATAGAGTGGGTGAAGGCCTGCTCTTATTTTATTTATAGAAGGGAGAATTCAATTGGATATCTATATTAATCCTCCAAAACGAATCGAGACAACAGTAGATCAATTTAAATCATTTACGTATTTTGAACTATCCTCATTTTTTATTAACCATGGAGCTTGTGTACAAGACAATGGCGATTCGTTTAGAATCTGGACTTCAAGATACGAATTAGTACATGCGTGTATGAAGAACCACAGATTTAGAGGAATAGACTGGTACGAAAAAAGTAATGTAGAACTTTATTTTTGTGACATTACAGAGGATAACTTAAAAGGACTAATTAGAAAGAGTTATGAGGATTTGTTTTTGAGATAAAAATCAATAATTACAGAAGGGGGAGAATGATAGAATGAATGACTTACAAAACATAGGTTGGCGGCGATTACTGTTAAGCAAACAAGAAAAATTCCTAGTGGATTTAAAAACACTTGGTAAAGAAAAAGATAATGTTCAAAAGGGAATTATTATTTTTGAAAACTTAACAAAACCTCATTATGTTTTTCACTTGTTAAAAAGATATTTTCGTCCTTATATTTATAAAACATATTGGGCGATTGCACCTAAACGATTACGTGTTTGCAGAAGAGGAACTGCTATTTACGAATTCTTACCTTGGATTAACAACTCGCACCTTTATAAAGACAACACAGGTCGTATTGGTCGTGCATATGGTGGAGATCCTACATACGTATACTCTTGGAAAAAAGCTCATGAAAGTATGATGAAATATAAAAAAGAAGAAGATCAGAAGCGTCTTCAATTTCAATTAGATATGTCTCTTAGAAGAATAAATGGAGGTAAATAATATGAGCGAAGCTATGTTTACAGTAGAAGAAGTAAAAACAAAATGCCAGGAGAATAGTTGGTTAAAGATTGGTGGTTGTGACTTTGAAGATGATTTCATGATGGAACTCGACTATGATTATGGTCTTTATACTTGTCAAAGCCTTGAAGAATTAGAGCAGAAGATGAAGCAAGGGAATTGGTCTATTCGTTCTGCTTTTGCATATGACCGATTATTATTTGTGAATCAAGTGAATGGCGGAGATGAATGGTGGACATGCTATAAACATGAGGACGGTAGTATCGAAAGTTTCGAATCTATTACCTTCAGAAGCTTTATTAATCGGGGCGAGTTTAAACAATTATTGGAAAGATTGCTACAGGGCCCCGATGCCTACTGGGGAAGAAACGAAGAAAAAGAGGGAGCTTAGTCCCTCTCAGTTACGTTATCTAGCCAACTTTCTATTGTCTGCTTGATGTGTTTTGAATGTCCTTTAAAACCATCTAAGATGTAGCTAATTAGCTGAGCTAATGTAATTTCGTTTGTTTCATAAGGATTTTCTTTTCTTATGTAGGTAAGAACTTTCTTAAGTTGGTCTTTTCTATTGTCATCTAAGGTTTCTTCAACAAATCTAGTTACGTATTCGTTTACGATATCCGTATTCCTAACAGCAGCATCGAGTAAAATAGCTGTAGCTGTCGAAACAGTTGTATCTAATGCATATGCTAAATCAGCTAAATGATCATACGTTTCTTGTCTAAAACGCATTGTAATTCTTGTTGTTGATTTCGAATGTTTTCTAACTCGTTCAGACATTAATTCTCTATTACCCATATGTAGAGTATCTTTAAATTTGTAACTTCTTCTGAACTTTTTGGACAAGTAATCAATTACTTTTTTAGAATATAAACCGTGAGTACAAAATATTTCACCGACATCTTTCATTGGTGTATTAGTAATGTATGAGATTCGAGCAACGCAATCATACAAACTGAGTTCAACAGTTGGCTTAACGTCCTTACGTTTGTCACTCCTAATCTTCCTCTCTTTTACTTTACTCATCCTATTTCACTCCTAAAATCGTATTTTAAGTTTGGGACACATTCTTTTTGTGCTAGATATAAAAATCATATGTTGGGGGATGGGGGAGTAGTACAACATGTATAAAATTTCTGCAGTTGGGCAGACTGAGGAATTAAGGAGGCGGTAACGATGGGCGTAAAAGTTAAAATATCTTCAGCTGAAGCAAAGAAAATTGCAAAAGGTTGCCTAAGCCAAAGTACGAAATATGGATTACCACGTAAAAAGAAATAGTCATATTAAATATAGAAAAATAATTAAGTGGGGGTTTTTAGATGTATAGAATGTGGCGGGAATATGCTTCAAAACCTACTGATTTACCGACTGACGATTTATTAGAAGCGGTAAAAATGTCTATAAATTGTGAAGCCGATTTTTATATATACGGAAGAATGATAGCTAGCTGGATGGGTCTTAGTATGGAAGAGAATATTCGTCGATTAGATAAAGAAGGAATCGAAACATATGTTGTAGACGGAGATTATCGTTTCAGGTACAAAGATCCTGAAAAAAATATTAAACGTATCTTCTTTGAATTTATAAATATAGGTGAAGGAAAAGGCGAAGTCCATTTGAACAGTTATCGTTCAAGAAAGGATCAGCCTTTTTATTCGTCTATTGAGGAAATTTATGAACTGCTAAAAGAAGATTGTCCTCACGTTCATACATTGAATGTTGTAGATTTTTCAGGGGATAAGTATGAAGGTTCATATCAGTATAATTTACAAAATCATGTTAAAAATAAATTGTCTGAAAATTGTTGATAAATATATAAAATACCCTACTCGATTTTACTAAATATGGTATTCTTACTATAAATAAATAAAAGGGGTTGAGGGTGGCGTATGCAAGATTACAAAGTTAGTAATGAAAAAGTAACAAAGCTTCTTAATGAGTGGTATCAAGAGATGAGGGCTCAACAAATTTTAAAAGCCACTCAGTTAAAAAAAAGAGATAGATACCCAAATTAATGCTTTAGCTGAGCAAGATCAAAACCTATTGTTGTATTACTCTTTATTAGATTTTAGATATAAGTTACTAACTGATGACTTTGGAATTGGGAAAGACAGTTTTGACAGAATCGAAGAATTAAATACTCCAAGTGATCAAATGTTGAATTACTATTATCATTTCTTTAAAGCAATACATTCTACTGTCCTTACAAATTTTTCTGAAGCAAAAGAACATTATACAAAAGCTGAAGAGATGCTGAATCATATTCCGGACATATTAGAACGCGCAGAATTTTACTACAGATTCTCAACTTTTAATTATCAGACGTATCAACCTTTAGTAGCGATTAAATATGCTGATAAAGCTAAAGAAATCTTTGCTAAGCATAAAGGATATGATATAAATGTTGCGTCCTGTGAGAATGTGTATGGTCTAGCTTGTGTAGATTTAAAACAATACGAACTAGCTGAAGAAAGTTTTAACTCATCTATTAATATTTTAAATAAAATGGACGAGAAAAAATTAATCCTGCGAGTAAGAAGTAATTTAGGATGGCTATATGCAAGTCAAAATTTATCTACTTTAGCAATTAGACATCTTTCTGAGGTTACTCATAATATCCCTAATCATTTCAAAGCTTTATTCTCAGAAGCAGAAGAGAACTATAAGTTAGGGAATAATGAACAAGCTAAAGAGTTGATTACCAGAGGATTAGATATTAGCCATAAAATTAATAATGTAGAATATCTACATAGATTTAGAATCCTGCAGAAGTTAAATGAAAATGTACCAGCTACTGATCTAGAGGTAGTTGTTAAAGAAGGACTTTCTTACTTTGAGAAAGAAAACTTATTAGAGTGTATGCAAGAATATACCGAAAAGCTAGCTTCAAAATATTATGAAGAAAATAATACGGTTAAAGCAAGTGAATATTATTACCGAAGTGTTAATGTTAAAAAACAATACTTTGAAAAAGGAGCATTAAAATAATGAAAAAATTAAAAGCATTGGTATTAGGTATCGCATTAACCGGTACATTCGCATTTGGATTAAGTCTTGTTCATACTGAAAATAGTAATTTATCCGAAGAAAAATCTTATGAGTATGTTCAGTACATGAACAGGGGAGACACTTGGTAATTCTGTTTGGTTTTCAGTGGAATTTAGTGAATTCTAGGGGAATCCCATTTAAAACACTTCAAGAGTAATTTCTTTAACATATATAGGTCTACGAGTAAATGAATTATCAAGCGATCCGTAAACTGGGTCGCTTTTTTGTTTGTATTCACTTTTAGAAACAATATTTATTAATTCCAGAAATTACCCTTGAATTTATATAGATAACTGCTTATTTTACAACAAAGATCAAATCAAGCATCAAAGAGTGATTAGAGTATAGAAGAACATATATATGTGATTTATCTTCAACTAGATTTATATTGTTCTTCTCAAAATATTGGTTGGGGCTAACGCCCCTTCTCATTTTAAATAAAGGGTGATTTAAAATGGTTTCGCTTAGTGAATTAAAAATTACTCCTCCCAGACCTTATGTAAATACAGGACCAAGGTATTTTGAGATGGAGTATATGGCTGAGCCGTATCAACCGATTGAAACAACATGTGTGAATCATAGTTTGCGTTCGCCTTACATGAGAGAACCAGACAGCATAATGGAGTATATGGTTATGGAAAGAGAAAATGAACGCAGCAGAGATACTATGAATAGACTCACGGAATTGCACCATGATTTTGTTCGTAGTCACAGAATGCGACCAAATGCCATATTTCTTAATCGTGACGACCATCATTATGTAAGAAGATATAGCGATATCCAATACAACGGTATTGAAGAAACCTTTCAGGGGCTTAAAGTAGTGCCAACTATAGCTAATAGGTCTTATGTAGGTATCGTAAATTTTGAACATTAAGAAGGCTCTTAGAGTCTTCTTTTTTCTAAGTATAAAATTGAATAATTAGATTTCAAATGTTTAATATGATGTGAATTCTAATTAGGAGGAATAATCATGAAGGAAGAAGAGATTATGGAGTCATTAAAAATACAAATGGAGACTCACATAAAACAACTCCGGGATCAGGGTGTTCGACCTCAAAATATTGAAATCGAATTGCTTCACTTTGCAAAAAAAATAATTTACAAAGAAAAACATTAGGTTGTTAATGGGAGGAGTCTATGAAATTCACAGGCATTATTCAATATGTGGATAGTAAAGGGCGTATAGGTATCCCTAGAGAATTAGCTAACATATTGGAAATTCAAGCAGTGCCTGTAGATTTTACTGTAGAAAATGGACTGCTTGTTTTGCAACGGCATAGAGAGGCTTGTATCATAACTGGGAAAGTATCAAGACGTAATATTTCATTGGCAAATGGAAAAATAAAAGTACATCCCAAGGAAGTAAATCAATTAATAGAAGAGCTAAAAGAATATCTAGAAAAAATAGATTGATACCAGTAGACAGAAATAATTATTTATTGGAGGGTTGTTTATGAAACCGACTTTACATGGAATAAATCAGTTAAGCAATGTTATTGTAACTAGGATTCCGTCGGATAAAATTAATGTAAATGCTCTTATTGAAACATTTGAAAGTAATCAGGATAAAGCTACTCCTACGGAATGGCTGCAACAATACGATGAAATTGCTTCTATATATAAGATTTTATTCACAGAAGGTGAACTTCCACAAGAAATGATAGATAAGACATCTCATGAAGTATTAGAGATGGCTTGTGAACACATTTCTCATGACCTTGAAGAACTCATTGAAGAACCAACGACTAGCAATGGTCGTGATTATTATTATGAATTTGGTAGAAGTTTAGGAGTGGAGGAGCAAGCTTCGAAATTAAAAGAGCATTTAGCTGAGGATTGTGATTTTATATGATTAATCATCTTGAAGCAGGATATTACAGAGATACACTTCGTTATTATTCCTATGTTAAAACTCAAACACATATAAATAAATTTGTTGAATACCCAAGAGACATTGTAGAGCCCACTTATATTAGTTTGGGTGAACAGATGTCTTTTTGTAATTATATACCCGAAGTATTAGAAGGTCTAACGAGTTCAACGTGTTTAGATTATCCTAATGAAGATTTCGGCCGTTGTATCGGAAACATTCAATCAAATGTTCAAGATCATTGTCCAATTGAGGTAGCTGGTATTTTTCATTTTGGTTTATTGTTAGATCATCTTCATTTATTTACAGAAGCTGAGGAAACTGAACTAAAGGCTCGAATAGATGATATGTTTCATAATTTAGGTGACGTATGTATGAGTTTTAAAGAGTTTTACGAAACGTATTTTGCAAGTCAGTTTTTCGGAGGATATTCAGCTAGATATACACAATTTGAAAAATATATGGAATATACCTATATAATTTGGTGCGATTTTGAATTCCATACCACTGAAGAATTCGGACCTAGATTTATGGGTGCTTATTCAAAATTTGCTGAAGAATATTATGAATTCTATAAAGAATTAGTAGATGAAATACAAAGGAGAAAGCAGGTGGACGCATGTTAAAGTTTCCTGTATTAGAAGCTAAACGAAACCTGTTCGTTCAAACTCTAATTAAAGCATATGACATTACAGATGATGGATTAATTCAGTTCTTAAAACAATGTACTTCAGAGGAATGCGATTTATACATACATGAGTTACAAGAGGCATTACCTTACATATTCGATTTTGATTTTGATTGGATTGATGTACCTCATGAAGTTTCTGAAGACCATGCAGAAGGATGGAATTATTTTATAGTTGGGGCTATAAGCGTTCCTTCATTATTACCTTACGCTGATCAACCGACCTTTATTGAATTCACAAGGAATATTGAAGTACTTACAAATACAAGTTGTGGAAACTTAATTGAGTTTGTTTACTTACCAGATTCTAAAATTGCATCTAGTGATGACCCTGTTCATTCTACTTTCGCAAACCAACCTGGTACTTTCATGATAGGCATGCAAGACAATGGAGGTCTTGATATAAACGATACAATTGAATTTTTAACAGAACTTAGAGATGTTAACGATTCTATTAATTCATTAGTTGAAGGGAGAGAATTATAAAATGATTAAAATTACAATTGGAAATGAGAAATTACCACTTGTCGAATACGAAAAGAATGGGGCACAACGCTCATTCCATATAGACCACAATACACTATTTGAATTTGTACAGAAGAACTGCTACGAAACAAAGACAAATACTAAAAAGTTGGATATACCTGTTTTTGAAACACCTGCATTACCACCTGGCACTGTTAAATACATGGCTTTACCAGACGGAAAGATTGTTTTATTCATGGAGAAGAAAGAATTCAAACACAACTTAACATATCATTCAACAAAATATAAACAAATTCCATTCCCGAACTTATTGTTTGTTTTCGTATTTAGACCGAATGGAGATAAATATATTCTTGAGAATAAGAGATGCTATGCATTCCGAGATAAAGTATTTCGTGACACAACTAAGCTATATCGTTTTCCTTTTTCACATGTACAGAAAGATGGAGAAATGTGTTTCTTCTTTTTAACAGAAATGCAGGATTTAGCTCAGATGTCATCCTTTATTCATAACTGGCTTTCTGCAGCGTTTACAGATCATTACTATAACTTAGAGAATAAAAATAAATGGGGTTGGCCTTTGCGACAAATCTTTAGTGAGACGCAGGGACAACCTCATTTTAATTATGACAAATTAATTGAAGAGGATTATACATCAGTGGACTTAGTTCAAAGATTCGTTAATGTGTATTTCCCAGTAAAATAGACCGCCAATATTAATTCATTAGGAAGAGGGTATTTATATGACAGAGAAAAAAGACTTATTCGGTAGTATTGATTTATCACAAAACGACTTCTTAGATCCAGCAGAATCAAAAAAAGTTTGATGGGCTATTTCAAACAACAGCAGGCACAAATTTATTTGATAATCCTAGTAGTAACAATCCATTTGATAATGTAATACAGACTGAACCACCTGTAGTAGTTCAAGTGAAAGAAGAAGAGAAACCACCTGTAGTTCAGGTTAATAAGGAAGAAAAGAAACCAGCAGCAGGTAAGGCAAAGGGAAAAGATAAGAAGACTACTAAAGTAGATACAACTTGGAATATCGCCTATGCTGCACAGCAATATAATCCACCAGAAAACGATATGACTTTAGAACAAGTTCGTGAATGGCTGGAACTAGATTACCCTGAACTGTCTAAAGAACGTTGTCATATGGATGTTGATGCAGACAAAAAACTAATTGTGCCTATCGTAAAAGGCGCAAAGAATGGGTGATTGAATGAGAGCGCTAGAATTTTATCCAAGTAGAACAATGCATTTTGATATTGTACAAGTTGGTTGTGGAGGAAATGGGGGATATATAACGCAGCGATTAGCCAAGTTAATATCCTCTTTAACTAAAAATTCAAGTCATACAACATTTGATTATACATTGGTTGATTTAGATAGGGTTGAAGAAAAGAACTTGCAAAGACAACCATTCTTACCTAGAGATTTAGATAAGAATAAAGCGAAGGTCTTGGCAGAGAGATATGGAATGTCGTATCAGTTTCCTATCTATCATCGTGAAGAATATGTAGAGTCAGTCGAAGAATTATCGAATTGTTTCCGTTCTAATCAGGAGACATACGTTCTTGATTCTTCTCGTGTTTTGTTCCGTGTATTAATTGGCGCAGTTGATAACCATGCTTCGAGAAAAATTATGCACGAATACTTTCTGAAAGACCCTAACATCATCTACATAGATTGTGGAGTTGACGGTGTATTATTTGAAGGAACAGATGAAGAAAAAATTCGTTCAGGGTACGCAGGTCATTGCGTAGTTGGATTACATCATAACGATACGATGCTTACACCGGTTGCTGGAGTTTATCCGGATATATTAGAAGACAGTGAGAGTCTTTTACCTTCACAAAGTTGTGGCCAGAATATTGTTTCTCAACCACAAAGAATGCAATCAAATGAAATGGCTGCATTGATTACAATGGGATACCTAAATCAAATCTTTGCAGAAAGAAGACTATATCATCACTATACAAACTTTAACGCTCTTACTCATTCATCAAGAGCTACATTATTACCAGTTAGACCTAAAACGGAAAGAGATGCTAAAAATGTGTAAAAGGTGACGTCAGTTGTTTGTAAGTTTAGAAATAATCACAAAGTAGATTATTGTTCTGATGTATTACCTGTAAAAGAAAAGTAAGAAAACATCCTTAAGAGGGAGGGGCTAACGCCCTCTCCTTTTTTAAAATTAGTTAAACGAAAGAGTCCTTTTGCCGAAGGGCCTTTTCTTTTGCCTAATTTATTGCCGAAAAAACTATTGCCCTGTTATTGCATTTTTAGAAACAACTGCTTACGTTCATCTAAGTCAATCAGATCGTGAGAGGAGTAAGTAGATTATGAAAACAGTAAATTCAATTCAAAAACAAATCGATTCATATGAAAAGGAGAGAATATTAATGAACGTACAACAATTTGATCACTTATTAAAGCGAGTAAACATCGAAGAGGACAATGCTGTTAAGCAACGCATGTTAACAGTTATTGAACAATACTTAAGTGCATTATCATCTAACACTGTAGTAGTGCCAGATGTAGAAAAAACAGTAGCACCAGTTGAAACAGTTACAGAGGATGTTGTTCTTCCTGTAACAGAGGAAACAGTATTAGGGTCAAGCGAAGAAGTAGAAATGAATCAAAATAACGCAGCTATTCTGTACAATCAACAAATGGAACAAAGATCCAAAGAAGAAGATGCTAAATTAGCAGAAGAACTTCTTCAAGCTAAAGAACAAGAAGAGGCAGATGCAAAATATGAAGCAGCTGTTATGAATACTAAAGAAGTTCAAACTGTTGAAGATATGGAAGACGAAGCTAAAGCAAGATTAGAAGAAGCTGAGCAAGTAGAACTACCAATCGACACACCAATTGAAGAACCAATAGTAAAAGTAGAACCAGTAACGGAAGAAGTAGTAGAAACACCAGTAGATTCAATTGAGTATGTAGAAGAGTTTGGTCTTATTTCTACAGCTAAAGAAGAAGAGCACATGAGTCAAATCATTGAGCGTGGTGGTGTTATTTTCCGTGAGAAGCGTTCATTCATGTTAATGCTTTGCTTAGATGATGAAGTAGTTGCTATTGCTAAGACAATTAAGTTAGAGCAATTCCCAGAGCATGTACAGAAACATCTTAAGAGCGATGGATTCATTACTTGTGATGTAGTTTCATTTGGAGAAGTAACTAAGCGTTCTCGTGCTCGTTACACAAATGTTACATATAAAAACCTTCAATTATTAGAGAAGGATCATTGGGTTGTAAAGAACGTTACAAACCTTTTAGAAAAAGGAGAAGTTCCAGAACACGTTAAAGAAGAAGCTAAAGAAGTTGTAGCTGAAGAAAAACCTGTTCAAGTAGTAGCTCCAGAAACACAAGAAGAAGTGGAAGAAAAACCATTTATCGTAGCTAGCTTTATGCTTCACCCAAGCTTTGTAGGAACGTTTGCAAATCAAAAAGAAGCTGTTATGGCTCAAAAATATGGAATTAGTTCTGCAGATGGAATCGCTAGATTATTTACGCAGAATGCTAACGGTACAGTTGTAGTTGGTGTTGATGAGAAAACAGCTCTTAAACCAAACAACTATATGGCTACCATCCTTGATTACACAATGAAAGAGCAAGATGGAAAAACATTTGCTCAATTTAAATTAGATGCTAGTGTTATTGAACCGACTGTGCAGCCGGCGCCAGTTGCTCAAACACCTGCAGTAGAAACACAAACTGAACAAGCACCAGTAGAAGTAGTAGCTAAAGGAGAAGTCCCATCTGATTTCCCTTTAACTAATGAAATTGCATTACCATTACATCCGATGGCAGAATCTATGTTTAGCTTAGAAGCTGCTAAAGCAATGGTTGGACAAGTTGTTCACTTAGGATTATTCACTCGTCCAGAAGAACAGCTGAAACGTGTTTCATTAATGTACGATGTATTTGAAATGGCAACAGCATCTAATACATTAACAAAAGAAACAATTCGCAATTCTAAATGGTTAGCTCGTATTACAGATGTTAGCTTAATAAAAGATGAGGTAAAACAACGCACATCACTATTCTTAGTCTTTGATCGATTAGAAGAAGTAACAGTATTCCCTTATGAAAAAGAAGGGGAAGCTCGTGAAGTAACAAGTTTCTTACCAATCAATGAAGAAGTATATACTGAAAGACAACAAGAGTTAGCCAATGCACATGCAGTTGTTAAGACAGAAGCTACTCCTGTAGAAACTCAAACAACTCCAGTAGTTGAAAATGCACCAGTAGTAAACGCTCCAAAAGAAACGGTATCTGCGGAAGCGTTAATGAATAAAGAATACAATCCTGTAGAAGCGAAACAATTAATCAATCCTACTGCAGGTACTAACTATACACAAGGATATCAAGAACTAGTTCAATCTCAAGCGAAAGATATGAGTGGAGCGGTTCAAGAAATTCGTAATCAAACGCAAGTATTACCAACTTCTCGTCAAGAGTTGACAGAAGCGGCAAATGGATTAGTTACAGGTGTTATTAATCAAACACTGAAAGAAACAGGAATCCATACACAAACTGAGCAAAAACAAACTGTTCAAGTAATGGGCAATTTACAAGACGGTGCAGGCAATTTAACTCAGACTGAAACAGTTATTCGATTTGCGACGGGCTACTCACCGCAATCTTGGGCACAATCCGTCGGCAAACGAATTGACCTAAAGAGTGAGTTACAATTAGGAAACGGCCCTGTAACAAATAAACTAGTAACAATGGTAGGTAAAAACGGAGCAGTTGTAGCACAAGGGCAAGTGCCTATGACTGAAGCTCTATTGTTGGACGGCAACCAACATTCAGCAACTCTATTAGGCATTGAAGGAGCAACACAAGAGCAACATGGATATGTTATCTCTCTTCGTTTAGGAGAGTTCAATAAAATAGCTTAAGTTTAACCTTGAGCCAAATTTAGGAAGTGGTTAATTTAGTCGTGCATTCCAATCTATACGGAGGTGTACGACTATGGCCATTTCAGTTAAACAAAATCTTGTGGCTACAAGCAAATACCCAATCAAGTGTCCTTATTCTATGAAAGCAGAGTACATTACAGTGCATAACACTTATAATGATGCGCCTGCTAAGAACGAGGTAAATTACATGATCGGAAATACTAACGAGGTTTCATTCCACTTCGCAGTAGATGATATCGAAGTTATTCAAGGTATTCCGGTTGATCGTAATGCTTGGCATTGTGGTGATGGTGGTGGTAACGGAAACCGAAAATCTATCGGTGTTGAAATCTGTTACTCATTATCTGGTGGTCCAAGATATGAAAAAGCTGAAGCTTTATCTATTAAATTCGTTGCTCAATTACTAAGAGAGCGCGGATGGGGAATTGATCGTGTTCGTACTCATAAGAGTTGGACAGAGATTGGTGTTAAAAACGGTAATTCTAGAGCAGTTAAGAATTGTCCGCACCGTATCCTAGATGCAGGACGTTGGAATAGTTTCTTAGCAGCAGTACAAGCTGAACTTAATGGTTCAACTGTAGCGCCGCCAGTAACTCCACCACCTTCTACAGATGGTATTGGTGTTGTTGAGATTCTTGTTGCTGAATTAAACGTTCGTGAATCTGCTAGCTTTGATTCAAGAGTTGTTAAAACTGTGAAGAAAGGCGAAACATACCAGACTTGGGGATTATCTAACGGTCTGTACAATGTTGGAGGAAACCAATGGGTATCAGCAGGTCCTGCTTATGTTAAGTTTACACCTGCAGGAAGTTCTTCTAATGGAACACCTGAAGACTTAGCAGGAAAACGTAATCCAATCGGAAAAATCACAACTACTGCAAACTTAAACGTCCGCACTAAACCTTCGACAGACGGAGATATTATTCGAACTATCTCTAGTGGAGACACATGGAACATCTACGATATTAGTGGTGGATGGGCGAGAGTGCATGATGGTTGGGTTTCTCTAACTTATGCTAATCTAACAAGATACTAATTCCCGAAAAGGTAGGCACATTTTTGTGTCTGCTTTTTTATTTTTAAAAATTTAAAATAGGTATTGACTTTCTTTGACTATAGGGTTGTATTAGTAATCTAGTAACTACATCAAACATTATTTAAATATAAAAAGTTAATGTTGACAAATTAAAAAGAAGTGCTTATGTTATGAAAACAAAATTACAGTATAAGTACTTATGTTGTTAAATATTATTATTCTGGCGTAGCACAGTGGTAGTGCGCTCGGCTGTTAACCGAAAGGTCGTAGGTTCGAATCCTACCGTCAGAGCCAAATTATGCGGACGTGGTGGAATTGGCAGACACGCTAGACTTAGGATCTAGTGCTTCGGCGTGAGAGTTCGAGTCTCTCCGTCCGTATCTAATGTGGAGGGTTACTCTAATTGGTAAGAGATCAGTCTTGAAAACTGACGTAGGGTAAAACCGATGGGGGTTCGAGTCCCTCACCCTCCGCCATTATTATGTGTAGCTCAGGTAGAAACGAATCTTTCTCGAAAGCTTATTGGGCCCTATGTATTCTGAAACATAGATGAGTGATAAGTTATTACGGTTAGATTGGTGAGGAGATTGACTATGGTAAACCACTGTATCAGAGCAGGAGGTCATAGTCCAGAAGGGTGGTTCGATTCCAACCATGCACGCCATATTATTATGCAGATGTGGCGAAGTGGCTTAACGCGATTGGCTGCAACCCAATTATCTCGCAGGTTCAAATCCTGTCTTCTGCTTTACATGCGCTTTTGGTCTAATGGCTATGATTTCTGACTTCCAATCAGACGGTACGAGTTCGATTCTCGTAAGGCGCTTATAATGGACATGTAGCTCAGTGGTAGAGCAGATCTTAGTCGACAAAGTGCAGGGGTTCAATTCCTCTCATGTCCACCTTTATATTATAGCTGGCGGGAGGTTGGCAATCTCACTTGGGCTCATAACCCTTGAAAATCTGGTTCGATTCCAGAGCGTTAGCAACCGTAATTAGAATCCGGCATCCATGATTCATATCATTTCACTCACTCCTTTATTTTATGTTACTGAATGCCCGTTCGGTACTGTTTCTGATATGGGTGTCGGATTGTAATTATATCGTGGCGTATTCGACAAGAGGCCTAAGTCATCGGACTTTCTATCCGATATTCGCCGGTTCGAATCCGGCATACGCTACCACTTTTATCATGCTAGGATTTGGGAGGGTCCAAGCCGAATCTTGGTTCAGAGAAATCTGATTTTCCCTTCTAGCACCATACCGAAGTAAGTTCAACAGGCAGACTCAACGATGTAACAATCGGTGGCGTGTAGGTTCGACTCCTGCCTTCGGTACCTGGCTCTTTAGCTCAGTTGGTTAGAGCGTTCCCCTCATAAGGGAGAGGTCGATTGTTCGATTCAATCAAGAGCCATTAATTATATTGGGAATTAGCCAAGCGGTAAGGCAAGAGACTTTGACTCTCTGATGCGGTAGTTCGAATCTATCATTCCCAGCCAATTATATTATGGGTTTTAAAGCAAGAAGAGGTTGGTGCACTGAATGGCCACAGAATTCCTAGGTTCGAATCCTAGTAAAACCCGTCCTTAGCACCATATGCGCCCGTAGCTCAATTGGAT